TTATTGTTGTTGATCTTTTTGTTCCAAAGCTGATCTTACCCATTTGTAATACTCCTCTCTTATATCTTCAGGTTCATATATCTTCATACTCCCAGGAAATTGTAGCATCCACCCCCATAGAGTCGGACTGATTTGCACAAGCACCGTGGTTTTGCAAATATCGCCATTGCGGCGAATTATTATGTCATGACCAAATTTATCATAGACCACTTCTATAAGATTAGGTGAAAACTGAAGGGTCACCTTTCGTATACTGCCTCCATACATCTTGAAAGACTGTAAACGATATGTGCTAACATTTTTCAGTACCTCAACAGCATTTTGACTTATTGGTTCAGAAACTATCTCAGGATCTTCTATTCTGTCAAGTCTGAATGCTTTTACCTTATTGACATATTCAGGGTCGGCACGATAACATAAAAGATAATAGTTACCGTCCTCAAATATCAATCCCAATGGTTCTTCTTGATATATAACTCCGTCATGTGCAAAGACCTTTTCGTCATATTCATTAAGGTGAAAATATTGAAAGCGTATTCTCATCTGCTTTTCAATAGCATTTTCAACTATCTCTATATTCTGAAAAATGCTGTCATTCTTATGTTTTACAGTCATAAACTGCACGGTATGACGCTTGAGCAGTTCCACTCTATATTTACAACTCAAGTATGCCAACTTATCGAGAAGTATTTCCGTCTTATCGGCAGGAATAAAAGCAGCACTCTGAACTGCATCCATAATTATCTTAATTTCCGAAACACTGAAACGGCGTTCATTCACATAATATGTGTTGTCATGAAATGAACGTCCTTTCAGTATCTCATAACCGTTAGAACGTAGAGTTTCTATATCACGGTATATAAACTTTCTTTCACTTGAGATATTGCACTTAGCAAGCTCATCTATCAGTTGTTGTGTCGTCATCTGATGCTCAGAGTCAGTCATCATATTCAATATTTCCCATATTTTTAAAAGTTTAAGTTTATTTGGTGCATTTGACTCCATTGCTAAGTTCCTTTCATCATGAAATGTTCATAAAATAAGTATAGCATATTTAAAAACTCCAAGTCAATATTTACAAGTACCAATTTTGGAACTTAAAAGAAAATTTAAAAAAATATTTTATTTTGTTAATCATCGTCGATTTATAATATAATGCCATAACAGCACCATTCACTAAAGCCTTTCAAGAATGAACGGTGCTGTTCTTTGGTACCCGTCAAACCCTCCGCATCTACCCCACCGATGTCTAAAGAAGTATAATAAACTTTGGTTTTGTCAATATTACTTGACACATTTTATTCGAACAAGAATTATGCAACGAGAAAGATATGATCATAGTAGAGCTTTCTTCTGGCTGCCGGAGGCAGCCCACCGTTGGCGGTGCAGATTCTTCTGTTGGCCCAGTAACTCATATAATATCTCCAGATCATAGTCTTCAACTCTTTCATAGTGTAGTTCTCCGGCTTGTCTTCACGGTTGTAGAACAGCTCTTCTTTCATTCTTGCCCACATACTTTCACAGCGTGCATTGTGCATTATCATGACATCTTCCGTTGGTACTGTTCATGCTTTGAATGATCCCATATTTCTTTACAGCAGCATCCCGGCATCTTTTCTCTGTGCAATGCAAGGGTCGAATATAAGTTTAATGCATTTAAGGAATACGCCAAGAAGCACAACCTTCATTGTGGCTTTGTGCGCGACATTGATGAGGATTTGTACATAAATAATACAATCTACACTGAAGATATGTCAGGAGATAATTGGATTCCACTGGATGATGTGCTGAAATAAATTCTCAGCCATGAATAATTGAATTAAATTAAAAATGAGCTACTGCACATAATGCAATAGCTCATTTTCGTATATTCCAAATCAACCTAATTGTTCTACAAATCTTGCAAATGCTTCTTTTCCTTGTTTATCTCTCTTAAATACTCCGGCATCTTCAAGTACCTGTTCAAAAACTCTGCCGACTTCATAACGAATAATATCCATTGCATTATCAGCGTTAAAATCAGAATATTTTTTTAGAATTTCACTTGCCCAAATTGCATGAGATGCAATTTTATCATCTGTAGCAATCTCTTTGCCGGACAGCATTGCATCTTTTAAAAGTGTCAGTTCATCTGCTAAACGCGCCGGAAGAACAGCAAGTCCCATCACTTCAATCAATCCGATGTTTTCTTTTTTGATATGATGTAAGGTAGGATTCGGATGCAACACACCTAACGGTCTTTCTTTCGTTGTAGTATTGTTTCTCAATACCAAGTCGCATTCAAATCCAGAAGAAGTTGCTCTTGCAATTGGAGTAATTGTATTATGCAGAATTCCGTCTGTTTCTGCAAAAATTCCAACCACTTCATCCGTATACGTTCTCCATTTTGATAAAATATCAGCACACGCAGCTGCCAAAGCCGTCCTGTTTTTTGAAGAAAGACGTATCACAGACATCGGCCATTTTACAATGCCGGCACTAACATTCATATAATTTTTCAAAAGAAATGTTCTTTCAATCGGTGCTTTTGCCATTGCAAAATTATAATTGCCGCCTTGAAAGTGTTCATGCGTTAGAATTGAACCGCCTACAATAGGAAGGTCTGCATTTGAACCGATAAAATAGTGTGGAAATTGCTCAACAAAATCAAACAGTTTATTGAATACCTGTGCATTGATTGTCATAGGAATATGCTGTTTATTAAAGACGATGCAGTGTTCATTATAATATCCATAAGGAGAATACTGCATGAACCAATCTTGGCTGTTGATATTCAACTTTACCGGACGAAGATTTTGTCTTGCAGGGTGTGTCTGGTGACCTGCGAATCCCATATTCTCAACACAAAGCTGACATTGAGGATAGGCTGATTTTTTTTGCAATTTAGCAGCAGCAATATCACGAGGATCTTTCTCTGGCTTAGAACGGTTTATAGTAATGTCAAGTGTTCCATATTCTGATTCATATGTCCACTTTAAATCTTTCGCAATTCTTTCAGCACGAACATAGTTCAGGCTTTTACTAAAAGCATAATACCATTCTGTAGCTGCTGATGGCGAAGCAGAATATTTTCTTTGAAATGTGGCATTAACTTCTCTCGGCATAGGTGTGAAAACACCCATAACTCTTGTATCGAATAGATCACGTTGTACAGAAGTGTCTTCAATGATTCCTGTCTTTACTGCATAGTCGATCAGGGGTTCAAGAAGTTCTTCAATATTTCCCGTGAGTGGTTCTTTATCATTCCAGTCAGTCAGTTTTAGTATATCCATGAGCTGATTTCTAACAACAAAAATATCGTCATTTGTAATCAAATCAGCTTCTATTGCATGACGGATTAATCCGTTTATTGCCCTGTATATCATGATAACACCTCTTTTCAAAAACCATCTGGATGATTCTTATGCCAATTCCATGCGTCAGATATAATTTCTTCAAGGCTATTGTGTACAGGATTCCAGCCAAGAATTTTTCTTGCCTTTTCACTGGAAGCCACCAGTCGTGCAGGATCTCCGGCACGTTTTGGCGTTTCAATTGCCGGAATCGGGTGTCCTGTCACTTTTCTTGCTTTATCAATTACTTCTTTTACGGAATAGCCGACACCATTTCCAAGATTGAAAATATTGCTTTCGTTTCCGTTTTTCAAGTACTTTACAGCGAGAATATGTGCCTGAGCCAAATCGGTAACATGGATGTAGTCTCTGATACAAGTTCCATCAGGAGTATCATAATCTGTTCCATAGATGGAGATACTTTCTCTCTTTCCATTTGGGACTTGAAGAATCAAAGGGATCAAATGACTTTCCGGATTATGAGCCTCGCCGATTTTACCTGATTTGTCTGCTCCGCAAGCATTGAAATAGCGGAGAGAAACGTATCTTAGGCCATGAGCTTTTGAAGTCCAATAGAACATCTTCTCCATAGCAAGTTTGGTTTCACCATATGGATTGGTTGGCTGTGTTCTGTCTGTTTCAAGAATCGGAATATTTTCCGGTTCACCATAGGTGGCAGCGGTTGAGGAAAATACAATTTTATCAATATGGTGTTCAACCATGGAATCCAAAAGGATTTTTGTTCCGCAGAGATTATTATCGTAATACTTGAGTGGATTGACAACGCTTTCTCCAACAAGAGAATATGCTGCAAAGTGAATCACTGCATCTATCTGTTCATTTTCAAAAATATTATCAAGAAACGCCTTGTCATGCAAATCACCCAGATAAAATTTCGCATCTTTCGGAACAGCTTCGATGTGTCCGGTTGCAAGATTGTCTGCAATAATAACGCTTTCTCCGGTGCGAATCAACTCTAAAGCTGTGTGAGAACCGATATATCCTGCACCGCCTAAAACAAGTATACTCATTATTTTTTCCTTCCTATTATTTAATTTCAATACTGCCAAACGGTCTGATTGTCATAATGTAGCACGAATTTTGTCCAAATATTCTGTCCATTTCCGATCTATATGCATTGACAAGATCATTTGGTACAAATGCCTGAACAGTCCCTGCGAAACCACCTCCGTGAACTCTTACAGCACCATTGCCTTTTAATATTCGTTTCCCCGCCATAATTGCAAGTGGAATACCTTGTTCCGTTGGCTTTCTGCATGAGTATAAATTTTGCAGATAGTTCATGGAGGAATCTCCCGATTCGTTTACAAGCGTGAGAAAATCCTTAAATCTGTTGTTTTTGAGAGCTTCCGTTTCTGCCTTTGCACGATAATTGTCGCCAAAAAAGTGAATTGCACGCAAGACAGCTCTGTCAGAAATCTTCTTTTTAATATCAGGTAGATTATCCCAAAATTGATTTTCATCAACTTCACGAAGAACCTTTTTGCCGAAATATTCTGCAACTTCGTCCATTTCTGTACGAACGGCTACATAATCATCTGTCAAATCAGAATGATCTCCTTTGGTGTCTGTGATGATCAATGCATAACCGGTTTTTGAAAGGTCAAAATCAATTTTTTGGATACTTGGATTTTGAATGTTTTGAAAATCAAGAAAAACAAATCCACCAACGGAGCAAACCATCTGATCCATCAATCCGCTTTTCTTGCCAAAATAAAAGTTTTCTGCATATTGTCCGATTTTTGCGATTTCTACTGCACCGATCTGATTGTTATTGTAATAGCTGTCAATTGCCGTTGCAATCAATGTTTCAAATGCGGCAGAAGAAGAAATACCGCTTCCACCAAGTACATTTGAAGTTGTATACATATCAAATCCGGAAATTTCTACACCTAAATCCTTAAAGCGAGCTGCAATCCCTCTGACAATTTCAGAAGAACCTTTTTCACCCATATGAACATCCAAATCGTCAAGTGAAACTGCAAATTCATCGTATCCCTCTGATTTAATTCTGATGATGTTTTCGTCATGAAATGCTGCAACACCGATAACATCTAAGTCAACTGCTCCTGCAATGACACAGCCATGTTGATGATCGGTATGATTACCGCCGATTTCTGTTCTACCCGGAGCAGAATAAACGTGTATATCATTTCTATTCGGATACAGTGCTGTGAATTTCTCCACAGCACTCATATATCGTGATTTCTGACTTTCTATATCCTGTGGCTTATAAATATTTACGAAGATATTATCAAATCCACCACAAGTAACATTGTCTTGAAAATCCTGTATTTTCATTGTTTTCCTTTCTTCTTACGATCTTAAGGGCATAATTACAAATTCCAATTTCATCGGCTGATCTGCATGGATCCTGTACTCCTCATGCACCGGTGCACCCCAGGAATCATCGCCGCCGACACCCATTTGCTTTGCAGCGATTCTGACCCATGTGTAGCGAACACTTGGAAGTTCATCCAGATGCATTGCGTTTTCGAGTTCATAGGCACTGTATGGCAGTACGCTCATTTCAAACGGAGCAGATGCCTTTTGGAACGTCAGACCATGCTGCATATCATCATGGACAGAGAGCGTTCTTACACCGGTACGATTGCCGCATTCCTGCGAATTGAGATAGCCGGAAAGATTTTCTTTTGCCGTAGATTTCCACGATCCCAGTCTTGCCCCTTTGCATCGGTCACTGTAATTTTCATCAGGGCCGAGTCCGTAATACTGAAAATTGCAAAGCTGTTTCTTCATCTTGAAGTCCAATGCAAGAACCGGCATATCGGACATACCGCTTACTCCTACATAATTTACACTTACGCCCAGCTTTCCGTCAAAGTGTGCGGTATAGGTTACAGTAAACTCAAAAGTCGGAATACAGGCAGCCTGATATGTGAATGTGATTTTCAGAGCATCTTCCTGTTCCAGCCATGAAACGGTTCTATACTTTGCAAATTTACCTGCGGAATACCACTGTGCAAGATTGTACGGCTCGGAAGCACCGGTGTCATTGTCTGTCATCGCTCTCCAGAAGCTGACCTTTGGTGTGCGTGTGATATATTCAAAACCATTGTATTTCAGAGAACTGATGCCGCCCTCTTTTTTGTCGAACATCATGGAGAAGTTTTCTCCATGAACGCCAATGATAACATCGCCGTATACAATCGTTGGCTTTTGCAATGTGGTTTCCGGAATCTGATTATCTTTCACTTCAAACACTTCCTGTGCAAAGGCGATTTCGTGCCCTGCATCTGCCCATAGTGTCTGATCTGCGGTAACGGCGGAAACATGATAAACATATTCCCCTGCACTGTCTATTTTGTGAAGTGTCAGTTTCAGTGTCTTGCTTTCTCCGGCAGGAACATTCAGAGAAAATGTATCGGATTTCAGAACAACGCCATTCTTTTCCAATCGTACAACAAATGACAAGTTGTTTGTATCTGCAAAGAGATTTCGGTTTTCTACGGTAAGCATTCCGTTTTGAATAGACATTCTGATGTTGGAGTAAAGAGCCTTCATTTCCTGAACCTTTGGAGAGTAGGTTCTGTCAGCATAGATCACACCGTTGGTGCAGAATCCGTAATCGCTTGGTCTGTCCTCAAAATCTCCGCCATAAGCCAAAACCGTTTTTCCATCGTCATTTTTGGTTTCGATTGCCTGATCGATGTAGTCCCAGATGAAACCACCCTGATAAGCCTCATATTTGTCCTCAAGGTCAGTGTAAAGGCTCAAACCGCCAAGAGAATTACCCATAGCGTGCATATACTCACAGCTGATATACGGTCTGCCGTTATTCTGTTTCAGGTATTCTTCCACTTCCTGCGGTTTTGCGTACATACGGCTTTCCATATCCGTGATAGAATCATACTGATGATTCGGAACTCTTGTAACACCCTCATAGTGCACCAATCTTGTCGGGTCTACGCTTCTGAAATATTCCGACATAGCAGCAATATCTTCTCCGCAGTAGGATTCGTTTCCGCAAGACCAGATGAGAACACTTGCGTGATTCTTGTCACGTTCATACATCGATTTCGCTCTGTCAAGCACAGCTTCTTTCCATTCTGGAAGTGAACCCGGTACATTCCAAGACGGATCTGTTGCACCAAGCTTCTGCCATGTACCGTGTGTTTCCAGATTGGTTTCATCAATCAGATAAATGCCATATGCATCACAAAGCTGATACCAAAGAGAATTGTTCGGATAATGACAGGTACGAACGGCATTAATATTGTTTTTCTTCATGAACTGAATGTCAAACAACATATCTTCCTTTGTGATTGCTCTGCCTGTTTTCGCATCAAATTCGTGTCGATTGATGCCCTTGAAAATGATACGTTTTCCATTCAGGCACATGATTCCGTTTTTCAGTTCAAATCGGCGGAAACCGACTTCGGTTCTGCTGACCTCGATTTCATTTCCGCTTTTGTCTGTCAGAATCACTGTAAACGTGTAGAGATTCGGTATTTCGGCACTCCAAGGCTTGCTATTTTCAATTGTCCAGTTTACAGATTCCTTTTCATTGGATTGTGCAATGACCGTTCCATTTTCATCTGTCAAGATCGATCTCACAGAACACTTGCCCGCAATATCCAGCGTTGCAGAGAAGATACCATTTGTACCGTCATAATCTGCAATCACTCTCATATCACGAACATGGGCAGACGGTGCCGCATAAAGGAATACGTCACGGAAAATGCCGGAGAATCTCCAGAAATCCTGATCTTCCAGCCAGCTGGCAGAACTTCTTTTGAACACTGCAACAGCAAGTTTGTTGTCCTTTTCACGGATATATGGTGTCAGTTCAAATTCAGACGGTGTAAAAGAATCCTCGCTGTAGCCGATAAATTCGCCGTTCAGCCAGACATACATAGCAGTTTCCACACCCTGAAAAGAAATGAATACACGCTTGTTTTTCAGAGCATCGTTCAAGTCAAAATATCTGACGTAGCTGCCGACAGGGTTGTCCTTTTCAGAGATAAACGGCGGACGGAGATGCTCCTGTCCCTCCCAAGGATAAATGGTATTGACGTACTGCAGTTTGCCGTATCCCTGCAATTCCATGTGTCCCGGAACCTGAATGTTGTCAAAATTGTCAGTGCTGTCGCTTTCTTCATAGAACTTTTGCTGCCATTCAGACGGATTCTTTGCCCACACAAATTTCCATGTGCCGTTCAAATTCTGTATCAGAGAGGAATTGTCTGCATCGGCTTCCAAATGGTTTGCATAGATTCTGTGGTCGGAATGTGCTGCGATTCTGTTGACTGCAAACACTTCCGGATCGGTCAGCCAGTCGAGTGTATATTTCATATTATTCCCTCCATTTTAGATTTGTGATTCCATCACAACTTCATTTTCGGATATTCCAAGTTTTTCTTTGATTTCCGCATTTGCCTTTTCAACATTCATCTTAGAAAGAATAAATGTGATGATCAGATCCAGTGCAAACGGAACGATCAGATACATAATGTGAAGCATATTGATAGCAGAATCAGGCTGTACTGTCAAAGTGCCCTTGAATCCGCTAAAGTCGAGCAAAAGACCGACAATTGCTGTTCCAAGTCCACCACCAATTTTTACACCAAGTGATGTGCAGGAGTACATGATCCCATCAACGTGCTTGTGTTTGGTAAGCCAGCTATATTCAGAGCATGATGCGATGACTGCATTCATATCACCTTGCCATGGGCCTTGACCGAGTGCTGCGAGTGCTGTAAATGCAAGCATCAGCGGAATGTTTCCCATGTATCCGGCAACTGCTACCAGAAGTCTGCCAACTGTTGCTACCATGTAGCTGTATTTGTTCAGCTTATACATTCCGTTCCATTTTTGTACGATGGTAGGAGTGAAGATCAAGGCGATAATCAAAGGAATATTGATAAACCACGCAAATGTGCCGAACATATTCTCATCTGCGAGAATATATTTTGCATAGTATGTTCCAACACCGATCATTGCACCATAGAACTGCTGCAAAATATAGGTTACTGTGATCATCACATAATATTTGTTGTGTACGAGAATTTTGAATGCTTCGCCAAAACTGTATTTGGTTTCTTCTATTTTTGTTTCACTGTCTGCAAGTTCCTCATCAGAAAGTTCCTTTACAGAAAGAGCTGAAATTGTATTTACAATAAGACCGATAACCGCATAAATAATTGCGACTGTTCTCCAGCCATTTGCACCGCCGCCCATTGCTTCAACAAATTGGAATGTAACAGCCTGAATCAGGAGGCTTGTTCCAAATGCGAAGATAAAGCGATACGAACCCATCTGAACTCTTTCCTTGCTGTTCTTTGTAACAAGAGCGGTCAGAGCAGAATATGCGATGTTGTTTGCCGTATAAAATACACTGTTAAGAAGAGTGTAGCAGATAAAGAACCATGCGTACTGAGCAAAATTATCCATGTTCATCGGAATTGCAAATACACCAATCAAGGTAATTGCACAGCCGATAAAACCATAAAGCATCCACGGTTTTGCCTTGCCCATTTTCGTATGTGTCTTATCAATCAACGTACCAAAAATGATGTCTGTTATTCCATCAAAAATCTTCGATACAGCAATGAGAACGCCAATAACACCTGCGTTTAATCCAATCGTGTCGGTAAGATAGATCATTACGAATGATGTCAGCAATGCATAGACAACGTTCCCTGCAACATCGCCGGAACCATAACCGACTTTGTTATACCACTTTAAGTATGTTTTTTCTTTGCTCATAATAGAGCTCCTTTCATTGTTTGTATGCCCACATGGACAGAATTATACCATAATGAATGATACGAACTGCTTTTCATCTTGCAAAAAACGAAATAATGTCATCGTCAGAATAGATGATTATTCTTTTGAGCATAAAGAATTTTTACTGAATTCAACATGGAATTACAATGAAAGACGTCTTTTTTTAATTCTTTCCTCTCATTTCTTAACTCTATTATACCACACAAAAGGGCTCAAAAAATACACAAAGTTATAAAATATATGCACAAAGTTTAGGATTTTTCTTGTAATCAGTGCTCAGGTGTGATATACTATAGTTATAGAAGCAAGGAGGTGTTATTTTATGTTTATGAATGTTGCCTATTTAAACAACTCTACATCTACTGTAGTGGATAATACGAAACCTTTGATTGTAACAAGCTGTGGAAATTATCGTGTGAAAAATCGTTCTGAAGTTGTAACACATCGTCCGAAGGGAAGAAAAGATTATCAGCTTTTATATATCGCCTCCGGAAAAGGACATTTTTTCATTCATGGAGAAGAAAAAACGGTTTCAGCCGGAAATATTATTATATATTTGCCGGATCAACCACAGGAATATGTTTATTATCGTGCAGATCAAACCGATGTTTATTGGGTGCATTTTACCGGAAATGAAGTAGAAGAAATTTTAAAGTATTACAATATCAACCTGCAAAATAATATTCTCTATATTGGAACATCTCCCGATTATCAGTGGTTATTTGGTCAGATGATTCAGGAATTGCAGCTTTGCAGACCACGGTATGATGAATTGATCTCTTTGCAGCTGCGAAATATTTTTGTTTTGATAAGCCGTGCAATCATGAGTGCAAAGAAATTCAGCAGCACCAGTGAAAAAGAAGTTGCTTTTGCGATGCACTATTTTCGTAAGAATTACAACACAGAAATCAGCATTGAGGAGTACTCCGAATCCAGAGGGCTTAGCAACTGTTGGTTTATTCAGTGCTTTAAAGAAATCACAGGTTCCAGCCCGCTGCAATATATCTTAAAGCTGCGAATCTCCAATGCACAAAATTTGTTAGAAAATACGGACTACACCATTACTGAAATTGCAAATATGGTTGGATACACCAATTCGCTTTATTTCAGCAGACTGTTTCATAAATACATTGGTATGTCACCAAAAGAATATCGAAAAGTAAAACTCAAAGAAAATCTAAGGGAGTAAAAAACAAAACTCGTTTGGCTAAAGCTAAACCAAACGAGTTTTTTGATTTTTGATAAGAAATAAGGAATGGCTACATTACCAAACACGTCTGAATTGCAATCTCCTCAGCCTGCAGCTCGAAGAGATTTTCAAGCTGCCAAACCTTAGCGGTATCAGCATTTTTCATGGCAAATGCATATTCAGGATCAGTAGTACGCATTTTGTTCCAGATCTTCCATAATCAGCAGAGAAGATTTTGAAAAGGTACAGGAAAAGCTGAATTAACTTCTTTGTTTTCCTAATAGTGTTTAATGTATTTAGTGATAGTATCGATTAATTCCTCCATGTTAATCGGTTTGGAAATATGGTCATTCATGCCTGAATCCAGGGATTCCTGAATATCATCTATAAAAGCATTTGCAGACAAAGCTATAATTGGAATCGTAACTGCATCGGACCGCTCTATACCCAAGGCTCGAATGGCTTTTGCTGCTTGGTGTCCATCCATGTTTGGCATCATAATATCCATCAAAATAAGATCGTATGTGCCTCGTGGATGATTTTTAAACAAATCCACAACTTCTTTTCCGTCTGATGCGCGTGTTACAGTTATGCCAGCATCTTCCAGTATCATCGTAGCAAGTTCAGCATTTAGATCATTATCCTCAGCCATAAGAACATGAATACCCGTCAAATCTCTATGTTGATGTTGTTTTTGTTCTGATTGAATAACCTGTTCTGACAACTCCAGTGGGATCTCCACTGTGAATGTAGAACCTACACCTTTTTTACTCTCAACAGCGATCGAACCGCCCATCATATCCACATATTTTTTTGTGATGGCCATACCAAGACCGGTTCCCTTATATTGAGTTCTGGCATTAGCATCATCTTCTTGTGAAAACGGATCGAATAATTTTTTCTGGAACTCTTCGCTCATGCCAATACCGTTATCTCGAACAACATAACGAGTTATGATATGTTTCTCATCCGCTCCTGGGTAACTGCTGATATCCAAAGTAATCTTTCCGCCGTCCTTTGTGAATTTCACAGCATTGCCAAGAAGATTCACCAAAACTTCTCGGATACGCGCAACATCCGCAAGGACATATGGGTTCTTTGGGATTTCTCGATGTACTTCAAACTTAAGATCTCGATTATAAAGAAGTCCATTCATAATCGCCTGGACGTTATCAGTCAATTGAGTAATGTCCACCGGCTCGGGCGAAATAGTAACTTTTCCACTTTCAATGCGAGTAAAATCCAGAACGTCATTCAACAAAGAGAGAAGATGATTCGAACTTTTTTGAACTTTCTCCAAGCTATCATGAATATCTGAAACCGTGTTCTGGTGAAGCGCAATGTTTGTAAATCCAATAATGGCATTCATCGGCGTTCTGATGTCATGGCTAATACTAAGCAAAAACGCAGATTTTGCTTTGTTGGCAGCATCTGCTTCCTCAGCGGCGGTCATTAATAATTGTTTTTGTTTTTGCTCTTCTGCCTTGCTTTTCTGATAAACATAATAGGTATATAGACAAATTAAAAGCAATACAGCTCCTGCGACTAAACCGCAGATGATGGAAATATGATTCGTCTCTTCAACCATTCCATAAGCTGATTGCATATCCATTTCAATGCAAAATGCGCCAATGATTTCTCCTGTCCCATCATGATTTGCTCTTACAGGATAGCAAGCCGTAAAAATCGGACCCCATGTTGTATCAATGATATCCTGAGAGTACACAATCTCCCCAGAAATAGCCTTATCAATATACGGAACCATTTCTTCCTCAATATAATCTCCAGGGTGTCTTACATCATCCGCATCCGAATCCAAACCGTCTACCACATAAACGAGTTTTCCTTCTTCATTTTTTGTAGCGGTATAAATATATCGAGTAGAATTCAGTGTTCTGATTTCATTGAAATATGAAGAAATATCCTTATATAATTGATTCTTTTCATCAGATTGATCTTTGATTTGATCAAAATCTTCTTTGCCGATTCTTCCATCCACGAGTTTGTGTACTGCATCTGCACTCGCAGTGTCACGTGTGATTTCTGTTTCAAGGGCGGTCTTAGTGTAAGAACTTTGCAGAATAAATGTGTACAACGCTATTACAAAAATTGTCAAAAGCCCCGCAATCACAAAGATACTGCCTGTATTCTTCAGCCTAAGGAATTTTTTCAAATTAATTTCTTCTTTTATTTTCTTCATGCTGCTCATTCACATCCTCTAAATCCCAATTATCGCTCATCCCTAACCTCTATAATTTCATCTACAAAAACAATATGTGGTTGCCAGCCTCCATTGAAATCGGGATATACTTTGGGCATGGAAGCATAATACTCCTGAACTTCAGTTGTAATATCCTCTTTGGAAAATTGAGCTGATACAACTTTTGCAAAGAAATGTTAATTTTGTCTCTTTATAGGTTACTCCCTGACCGATTTCAATAGGAGTCAGTCCTGCCGGATTGGTTGTCACCCTTTTTCATTTTCCAAAAATCATCCCAAAATGCCTGACATCTAATCCACTGTCTCAAATTGTGACATCTAATCCGAGGTTACAAGCTGACACATATTTTGCAGTAGATATGTTTCAATATAAGAAAACTGAGCTTTTTTCAGAAGTCTGGCTTTAAATCCAAACCTCCGAAAAAGCCCGGAAATACGCCACTTTTTGGCCTTTATTTATCTTTTCTTGACAGCAAACAGACCGTCTCCACGTGGCTCGAGACACCACTATTGATGTCCTGCGTTAATGGGAACTTGTCGTTCATTTTTTGACGTTAATGGAAACATATCATTTACTGTCCCTTCTTGTAAAGCTACTCAGCTTAAATTAGCCTTGATATAGTTTTTGAGAAGTGTGATTCGATCTTCAGTATCAATTCCATCCTCATTCTGCGGAATGACTATGGTGTCTACAATCTCATCTCCAACGTTCTTTCTTCTCAAATATGAATTGTTTGTACAAATAATATGCTCATCTCCAAAGATCAACCTCTGTCCCATATTGTCCTTAGACAAGTGCACTTCTGAAGCAACCTTCAAATAAGGATAATATGAGTTCTGTGACAGCTGAGTCCTTGTCTGCATAACCAAGAACATATATGGATTTGCTGAAGCTGAATTGTTATGCATCTTTCCATATGCGCCTGGGCGGTATTCACGATACTTGATGTAGTAGTATCTGAATGGATACAGGTTGTTACTCTCGCACTCCTGTAAGTAATCATCTGCTATCTTCTTAAGTACCTCATTTGTGAATTCTTCATTGGTATCCAACAACGAAATCAGAATACTCTTTGTGTTATCAAATCCAGAATTCGCACTCTTATGGAATAAACCGTCCCATGCAAATTGATATGTCGATCCATACTGGTAACGCCACTTATTTCTCTCAACCTGTCCATAATCTCCTAATGCCATCATTGCACAGTCAATTCTATCAAGGCTGCACTTAAACAGAGATTCAAATCGCTTCGTGTATGCAAGGTTCTCAAGACCGACGATACTGATCTGTCCGTTAAGCAAGAAATGATCTTCCAGTTCAAACATGGTTTCTTGCATAGCTGGATTGGCATCGATAAATGTAATCTTCTCTTTTTCTTCTGAGAGCTGACTTACATTAAAGTTATTCTCGATTGAATCATCAATAGCACCATTGATGATGATAGCATCTGCTTCCGCCAAAATAGCTGGCATTCTATTTCTATCTGTTCTGTCTGAAACCTCATCCTCAGAATTCCGGATCAGGTTATTTACAATACGAATTCTTCTTCTGAAATCCGCCTCTGTAACCTTATCAACGTTCTGCAGATATGTAGTAATTGCATATAATAGCACAATTCTATTTAACGGGAACTGTCTGATACGGCCGGTTTTATCGGAATATGCATGTAAGCAATCCTCAAATATATTCAAGTTAAATCGGTTCTCAACAAGAATTTTACCACTCTCATGTTTGTTAGCCATGAAGGACTTCAAGAAGTCTGTCGGAGAATCATATCCAGGAATATTGCACCAGCAATCGAAGAAGCTCTCCATTGTTTCAATGTTCTTAATTGCATCAGGACACTTAGCTGAGAAGTATTGTTGCAAAAGATCAAACGCATCATTGCTTCTACCCAGTGGTGACTCATTCTGGCGATAGCAAATTACATCACAAATAAACTTGAAGTAACGCAGAAATTCATCATCGATAATATTATCGTCAGAAGAACCACTGCCGCTATTACGATATTCCCATAATAGGTCTGTCCAATCACGGTCAATCTTACCCATGATACGATTTGCTCTTTGTTCATCTATACTGCGAATTTCACGCTCAAGCTCTGCTTTGAAATGCTCAAATAAAGTAAGTGGCTTACCACGTGAATTCATTTTTATGTAGAGTTCATCAGTCAGTCCCATATCCTTAATAGGAAGGAAGTAGAATGTAACGCAGTTTTCTTTGAGCTTATCCCAGAGATCAGTAACATTCTTGAATTTGTCATCAATTGCATCAAGCATTACAAGCATTGAGCTAATTGTAGGATCATTCTCCCAATTGAGCGGGAACCATGCCTGGTTTACAATTTCCTTTGAGATTGCTGTTTTGAATTCAGGTTTATAATCTACCAGATCAATACAGAAATATCTCGCACTGTATCTGGTCTCATAGCTAAACTTCTTCAAAAACTCGTAATTCTCTTCCGATATGTTACCTTTTTTTGCTGCATACCAGTGAAGCAAAAATAATGTAGTCAGGCGCTGCTGGCCATCCAGCGGTGTCATATTTCCTTCATCATCTATATCGCCATAAACGAAATCGAGCGTAATTGGTTTCTCTGTTACTGCCTTATATAAAGACTCAAGAAATCTACCTCTTACGCGAGTTACATCAGATCCTTTTCTGCCCTGTGCATAATCTCTTTGGATAATTGGAATGATGATCTTTTTAAGCTGCACAGCCTCCGGGCCTTCTCCAAATGTTGTATCAAAAATGTCTATAAAGGAGTGAAGTGTAGTCGCCATATTATTCTTCCTCCTTTTCTAGAACGATTGGCTCTTCGAGATAATTTACCAGCACTGTATTCATTGCATCAACGTAAGCAACCCTATCTGCGTGTCCCCAGAAATGGAGCTGATTATCTGCGGACGGCGTGTAATATTTCAGGAACACCATTCTTGTACAGAATGGAATATACTGACCAGCCTTGTCCATTTTAATAATTTCATTTCTTTTTACGTCAAACGTCGAGTTATTCAACGCAGCATTGTCCGTCGAACTCAGCAGTGCCATATTAGCAATTGAATGCAAATACTCTGTATTACCCTTAACCGAAAGTAAGTCTACAACTCTCTGCTGAATTGCATCAAACTCCTGACGTTCCAGTTTATCCTTAGCAATAGCGCTATTCATGAGTTCAATCAATTCTTCAAAATCATCACTTACAGACTTTACAGACGGAATATGAAGTGTGAGCCACTCTTTCCACATTTCCTGTGTTCGTAAACCTTCTGACTGTTGCGCATGAATATGCTCCAGGCTCCAGGTCACTTTGCCACCTCTGCCAAATTTGTATTTATCAAATGGGAACCACTGAGAATGCTCACCATTTCTTCGGACTGATTCAACATTAAATAATAGAAGCAATGTGGCAATCTTTTTCTGATCTAATGGTTTCTCGTAACTTAAATCTGAGTAGTTACCCTTAATTTTTATGCTGTCTCGAATATAGCCATCAAGGGAGTCCCTAAAATCATCCTTAGTCTTATCCTTCGAGAGGTCGAAAATCTTCTGAAGTGTCAGTATTCCGGACGCAATAAGATAACCAATCTTATGATATAGTTCATGGTTTCCATGCCAATCCTTCAACACTAAGAACGTCTGCTGGATGCTCCGCCAGATGCTGTCTAATGACTTGGTCTGACGCATTTCATCAAATTTAAAGAATGTATAATACTTCTCCCTATTATCAGCTGGCTTTCCTGATATAAGATCCAACACGAGATCTATTCTTGTCTGATAGTCAGCATTTGCTTTATTCGTCAAGAAGTACCACAGAGAATTGTTGTGGAGTTCCTTCTCCATGTTATCCCACTGAAGAGATATCTCTTCTTGTTTTTCCTTATCGACATCTTCGTCAGTATCTTTGCTAAGAAACATAGCTTTTACCAGTTCTGCATTTGTAAGTGGTATCTTACCAATATTCAAACGTGTAAAGAGACCAATCGCGTCCTCAGCTTCTCCAACCTCATACCAGATAATTTTTACGATTTCATCAAAGTACTTATTTACATTTGTCAGAGTAGATTTTCTGTCCCTTGCAGAAAACCATTTCTTGATACTTTCATAAGCAGCACAAAGGAACCAGAAATCAATGTTTTCTTCCTTGCGGGATTCGTCGATTGATTTTAAGAACTCCTCAGACTTCTCTCTGGTTTCGTATGAAAGGGTAAATCTCGGCTCATCTATAAAGCCAAAACTCTCTTCATTCATAAAACGGTATATAAGATAGATAGTTGTTAGACGCTGCTGCCCATCAATCAATTCATATCTATCACCATTTTTTCTTACTACAACCGGCTGTAAACAGTAGTTGCGTTTGCCCTCAGTAGAATAAATATCATCGAGCAGACGAACTACTTCTGTTTCTCCCCAACGATAACCACGCTGGTAAGAAGGAACATAAAAGTCTCCTGTTATATCCCCGACAAGCTTTGTGTCGAGTTTAATCTCATTATTCATATAGCTACAATTCCTTTACTTGGTCTTTTTCACGTAAGTAAGCTCAATGTCATAGCCGAGCTGTTCCATCATCTGGACAAATGTCTTATTCACAATCTTTTCTGGACTCTTGATAAGACGGTTCACATATGACGGAGATGTGCCTACCTTCTCAGCGAGTTCTGCTTGAGTGGTCTGTTCTTCTACGCACTTAACTTTTACATCTATTTCAATATTATTTCTAAGCATCTAACTCACCGTAGCACTTTCTGTACAACTAGATTTCACTATCAGTTCAATTTATTATACCACACGAATGTGAACATTTCATCATGGTACAACAAAAAAAAGACAGCCAGATCATTTCGACTGACACGCCCCCTGTCAAGTAGACAGCGCAAAAAAAAACATTCCATGTATTGACCAAAAGCAGTCTGTGCAATTTGTGCTTGCCACAGCGACCGCCATCCGGTCAAGCAGCATACGTTTCATGGTATTCCATCGGGTCATACAATTCAGCTTGAGCTGGTAACGCCTTGTATTGTAGTACCTGATGTATTCTTCTATCGCCAAAATCAGTTCATCCTTATCTGTAAACTTGCGGAGATAGTACATCTCGGATTTAAGGATTCCCCACCAGCCTTCCATTGGACCATTATCAATGCATCTTCCGACACGTGACATACTCTGTATCATTCCAGCATCAACAATTTTTTGATGAAAAACCTTGTTGGTGTATTGAAATCCTCGGTCACTGTGGAAGATTGGATGTGCGTCAGGATTCAGATGAACTGCTTCATCAAAAGTGGAAAACACAAGATCGTTGTTATTACTGTTGCCAATTTTGTAAGCTACGATACGCCTGTCATAAAGGTCGAGAATTGCGCCAAGATACAGCTTTTTCACGGTCATGCCAATATAGGTAAATAGCCGTCATTAACTGTCACACCTACTGTCATCAGTCCTCTTCAATAAAGTCAGATTTCAGTTTTAACCCCTTGATATACCTGCCTTTACGGTCACGGAAACGTTCAAATCCTATTGATTCCAAAGCAGTGTAGAAATCTGTTGTGCTGCGAGTAAACTCCCCCACTTGTGCACAGAAAATTCGATACTCGTTATATACCTCGCTCGACTTTGCCACATAAGCATGGTCAAGTTCGCAGCGTTCACTTAAGAAGTAGGAAAGCCAGTCGTTGCTTTCCTTATAATGTTCAATGGCATCACGCACCTTCTTGGGCGGATCAATCTTGTAATTGTCTGCAATAACCTTTCGTGCACCCTCAATTACCCACTAAAGTATCGCCCCTCCTGCATTTTCATACAGGTAGTCAGCATAATTCTTAATGTCAGCACTCCCCTCGATCTTTGCATCAAACGGAATAACGATAAGCCTTCTCCACGTATCCTTATCAATAGCACCTACTTTTGGCAGGTGATTGGTATAAAAAACAAGTGTGTGTCGGAATATATGAAAACGGATCTTTGTACTTTTTCTCAGCATAGATCTCATCTGTAGAACAGAGCTGCTTTACATTGGCTGTATTTAATCTCATGCCTTCTTCAAGTTCTGCGGCGATAAGCATTCTCTTCCCTTTTGCCTCCGCTAGTTCAGGTTTCACATTTCTTCTGCAGCCAACGGTCAGCATATCTGCTGAGATGTTTCCTGAATATGTACCAAGAACTCTTGCGATAACGTTCCAGAAGGTAGACTTACCATTACGGCCTTCTCCATATGCGATAATAAGAGCCTCCACATACACCTTGCCGATTGCAGAAAGACCAACCATTCTCTGAACATAATCGATAAGGTCGGGATCATTTAAGAAGAAGGGAGCAAGTGCAGCTGCCCAAATATCTGCTCCATCACTTGATGGGTCAACGGTCGTCTGCTTAGTGATAAGATGCTCTGGCCTGTGTTCCATTGGAAATTTCAACCCTTGTCTTAAATCGTAGGTTAGAGATGGTGTGTTCAGCATAAACTCATCAGCATCAAGATTTCGCTGTTCCACTTCAAGCATCGGACGGGCTTCTTTTAATGTGGCGGAGATATTTTTGGTATATCTTCTTTTAATGGCATACTTCTTGTAAGCTGCCTTTCTGTCAAGTCTTTGGAAACGCCCTGCGACTTTGGCTTGGACTCTTCCCAAAAACTTCCGTTGTAAACCATGTAATCGGTAGATGGGGAATATCGAAGAATGTTCTTATATTCCTGGCAAGAACCATAGCCTGTCCAACATCAGAAAAATCATCGGGCTTTAATCTGCAGTCCGAATTGTATTGTTCCGGTGGGATATACCCTTCTTGCTTTGACACCTTACTGCCAAACTTCCCTGCACTATGCCATATTGTATTCAATTCACTTTCGAGAAGTGGCGGGTTACAGAGTTCAGCTTTCTTAAGAAAAATCTGATAAGCCTCTTCTGTATTTCCGTACCTCTTGATGATTTTCCCCGCGATATGACTCATGGTACTGTTGCGTTGTCCCTCCGGTACTTGCTCAAGACTCGCATCAAAATCCGCAAATTTGTCTTCTCCTAAGAAATCCACAATGATTTTATCACCCTCATAGAACTCCACTTCATCAGAGTCATTGCCATAAAGGAATCTTGCAGAGTCTAAAGCACTGGTATCGTAATAAGGAAATGCAGATGCAATTCTCTTTTTTAGTTCTGCATACTTCTGCTCATCCGATACAATTTCAATAGGGAAAAAGATATGAAATCTTGGTCGTGCATACTTATCTCCCTTTGGAAGATTGTTGTGTCTGCTATATGATACAGCAAAAGCAACACCCGGTATTTCAAGTGCTATATCAAGAGGAGTTACCCATTCATACGGGTTATCTGAATGGTCATTATCACAGTCAAGTGGAATACAGTCGGAGAACTCGAAATTATCCTTACTTCGATAATTTCCTTTATACTTTGCAGTTACATGGTCCATCTTCGTTGCTTTGATAAAGGAGTCCTTGTTGGTAACAATCATCTTATTGGGATACATACAGTTCCCGCTGTTGCCGACACAATCTGCTGTGTATATAGTGAAATTAAGCATATTCGTTTACCTTCTTCATCGCATGGTCAAACCATTTGATTTTCATTCTTCTTTTCTTGGCAACACCGATTTCACGAGTCATACCGCGGCTAACCACTCCGTCGAATACCCAAAGTTCCGTGCATTTGCCAAGAAGCACATAGTTAAAGTGCATAGCCATTGCTCTTTCTCTTTCATTGCCGTCATCCATGAACTGTAGATAGAGAAGATGAGGTGTTATCGGGATAGCATTCTTATCAACGAGAAATCTGCTGTATACTTTTGCGTTCTTGACATTATTCTTGATGTCGCCTGCATACGGACTGCAAACATATACCATATACCAAAGGAAGATAGGCAGCCATTTTATTAGCTGCCTTTTCTTCACGCTGGATATTGGTAATAGCCTCATATGTAGTATGGTCACAATAGCCTTCGGCGTTGTACTTATCAATACCAATATCTTTAGCCCTCCTGTTCCATTATCGGGAAAATTTCATCTTTCTTCAGCAGGTCATAGATAAATAAGCGACCTTTCTGCGTCCAGTAAGTATATGGTTTAGAGTGCGGCAAACCATCTGATCCGTTGTATGTATGGGTCTTAGTAGATGTAAGTCCCATCTCGGCGTATTCCTTCATATAGCAGCCATATTTTATTCCCCTACTTAAACTGGATACCCTTTTCATGGAGATACTGGTTCATGCGATTAGCCGTCCAGCCATATTCTTTTGCAATGACGGAAATCGCAACTAAGTCCTTACAGTTCAGCACAACATCACAATAACTTGCTTTCGGTTTCATCTCAGTGATCTGCTGGTTCTGAACTGCGACCGTTTCAAGTAATTTTCTATTCTGTTTTTGAACAAGTACCAACTGCTCGTTTGCAAACTGCAGTGCCCTTGCCATAACAGACTCAGGAGAATTCCAAGCTTCTTCGATCTTGATAAAATACTGACGGAACTTTCTGCCTTTCTCCGAACGCTGGATCATACAAAGTTCCTTAGCCATTGCTATTGTGAGTTGATGATCCACTGCAGGTCTTCCACCTGTACTTTCGCTCATAAATGAGCTAAAGTCCGCCCCCTCTGCGAACCCATAATCGCACATCCTTGGAAACCAATCTTTATACGCAGTCTTAATTTCCAATGCAGCGTGAAGATCTCGACCACTCACAGTAGGTCGGTCACTGTCAAAATTAACTTTGATTAAATCAGTCATCTAAAATGCCTCCTTATGAATATTATTGGAGAAATCACCCTCCTACCTATTAGCCTTTGTAGGAGAGTGAAAAGGACGTTATTTTTTAAAAACTTTTTTTAATTTGCTGATTGATCTTCTATAGCGGTGACTTACATTGTTTGGTTCGTCACCGATCGATGCTGCATATTCACCGACTGTTAAGCCATCAAGTGCAACGGCAATGACCATATCTGCCGCTGATGGTTTTAAAGTTTCACGAATTTTTGACAGAGAGCCTCATACTCCCACTGATTGCTGCGATCGATTTCCTGCTCGTAATACACGGACGGATCCCGCACTTCTTCGATGAGTGGTTCAAATTCGTCAACCGCATTGATTTTTTCATCAAGCTTTTTCCTAGTAAACCCTCTGTGGCGATTGAATTTGTGCCAGTTGTTGTAGTCGGGTCTGTTGTACTGCTTGTCCCACGCATTTTGAATCGCCTGCTCCTTTTCTTCCTGGGTCATGTTGTCATCACAATCAAGTGATAAGCTTACCCACATTTCATCAGTTGCCTTTGCATCCAGCTCAATAGTCTGGAATTCGTTCTCATAACGAATCTTTAATTTCATAGTTTCCTGCCTTTCTGCCTGGTTCTCGCAGAAGGGCATAGGAAACAAATAGGGTCGGTGCTTATAGAAGTACCGACCCATCAAGCCTGAAAAAGGGCATAAGGAAATAAGGGTACTTCTATCGCACCTTTCACAGGTTGTCCTGTGATCGATGCCGATATCTGTATCCCAATGCCCTTATAGCTAATCAGGCCTTGTGATGTTATTTTTTTGAGTGCCTCTAGCACTTAGTTGAATTCACGTAATGAACTCAACTAAGCATCAGAGAAAATTACAATTTCCGTAAAAATGTAGTAGGCTTATGGGGCGAACTCGTCTTCAGTAGCTTTGATGCCTAAAAAGCGGTATAGCAAACAAAGAATACACATTATCGTTTTTGCTGATAAAACAGTTTTAGCGAACATATGTATCCAGTATTGTCTATACATACTCAGGCTCGTTGTGAAACTTTGACCTATGGGAGAAATACCCTCACTATATTACGGACATTTTTCTCCCTATTTTATAACGAAATAATCAATCTCACTGAATTTTTGTAAAAAAATAGACAGCCGAGAAAGAGTACTCCAATAAAAGTACTCTTACATCTCGGCCGTCTAGCAGCTCTGTGTTATTTCTTATATATCCTGTAATCTAAAATTAGCTCTTTATGCTTTTACATATCTCAGATATGAATTGTAATGATTGCTTACAGTTGCAAACGAATTTTCAGTTGTTCTTGTAAGTATCGTGATGGTGTCTTTACGCTGTATTTTGATGCTCGTATTTACAGGCATATGTACAGTTGTCATGCTGTCTTTATATTTTACGTAAACATTACCCGTTCTTTCGTCCGCTTTGCAAACAATATGTCCTTGATAATCATAATAATTTTTCACGTTTTCTCTCTCCTACTATAATAAATTTAGACGTTAAATCCACAGCGAACCAGCTATGGTTTACACGTACTTGTTACATAAGCTATAATGGAAGCAGTGACTGGATCAACGACTTTCTCCTTGGGACACCATGCCCGTAATAAAGACTGTTGACCATGCTTTCATTACAGCATTCGTTTTTGCAGGTAGAGCCAACCTTTGTGCGCTCGCATCACTCAGTAGACAGAATAGGTAATGAGTAAAGCGTGGAGCTATCGTCACTAATTCTATCATTAGGAGAGATATTATGAACGCAGTAGGTATCGACGTTTCCAAAGGCAAAAGCACTGTTGCTGTCATACAGCCATTTGGAGTTGTCATAGCTGAACCATTTGATGTGTCTCACACAGAAAGTGATCTCAATAAGCTTGTGCAGCTCATCAAATCACTTTCAGGTGAAACAAAGGTTGTTATGGAATACACAAGTGCATATTATGAACCGATCGCCAATGCACTCCACAACCAGGGAATATTTGTATCCGTAGTCAATCCTTTGTTGATCGATGACTATGGCACAAATCGTGTTAGAAAGGTCAAGACCGATAAGAAAGATTCTCTAAAAATAGCATCGTTTGCTATCGATAATGGCTTGACCTTCGTGAGTACATACCTGCCAATGATATTCGCAAAACGCTTAAGATCCTTAACAGGCAGTATGTTCAATACAATAAAATTCTTGTTATGCAGAAAAACAATCTTATCAGCCTGCTTGATTCCTGCTTTCCAAATGTCAACACATTATTCACTTCACCTCGCAGAGAGTCTGACGGTCACGAAAAATGGGTCGATTTCGTGCTGAAGTTTCCTCATATTCATTCTATTTCAAAGCTTTCCTTATCAGCTTTTAAGGTAAAGTATCAAAGCTGGTGCAGAAAGAACAATTACAACTATAGTGATAAAAAAGCTGCTGATATCCACTCATATTGCAAAACACAGATAAGCGTATTACCTATGACGGATTCCGTCATTAAGATTATTACAGAAGCGGCTGTGATGCTTAATTCCACTCTTGAAACGCTGTGCATGTTCCGTGATGAAATGGACAGGCTTTCATCAACGCTCCCTGAATACAATGCTGTTATGGGCATTTATGGTGTTGGAAAAGTGCTCTGTTCGCAATTGATTGCTGAGATTGGGGACGTAAGAAAACTGAATAATTCCAAATCTCTTGTAGCAATGGCTGGTATTGACCCACCGCCTAACCAATCAGGAAAAGTTGACACAAAATCAAGAAGCATTTCCAAGCGTGGTTCTCCCGTTCTTCGCAAGACACTTTTTCAGATAATGACGATCATTATCTGAAAAAGCCTGTTGATGACCCTGTTTATCAATTTCTTAACAAGAAACGTTCCGAAGGCAAGCCTTACAGAGTTTACATGATCGCTGCTGCACACAAGTTCCTGCGCATTTACTATGCTCGGGTCATGCAGGCTCTGAACTGATCTCTAAACAAATATTTTTTAATCAGACTGCTTCAAAAAAAAGATTTTGATGCGGTCTTTTAGTTATGCACTTTTTATCTTTGTGAATTGTTTGTAAATTCACTTAATTGGGGCTTGACTTTTATTTGCAGGTCTTTATAATTTATGTCACGTTAGCATACTAGCTAACACTATGGCTAAAATAAAACAGCGGGCGGTAAGACCCGCTGTAATTAAGCTTGTGTGTGCATTTATGCAGAAGGTTTCTGCTGCAGTAAGTACTCCAAATATCCTAGTGTTTTCAGCCTATGTTTTGCTGCTTCCTCGGATACATTAAAAGTTTCTGAAATACAATAAATCAAATTAAACAGCTTGAGTACATTGGTAGGTATTCCACCCTGTCTTTCAACACATATTTCAACTGAACTCTTTGGCATTAGAGTTGCAGCTGAAAAGCTGTTTGCGTGCCACTCCATCCAATCATCATCAAGCCATTCGTGAGTATTTGTTCTTCCAGTGCTTCTTTTTTCTAAACGGCAAGGTATTCCGCCGCTATTAGCATAAACAGCTGAATGAAATACTGCGTGCCCGCACTCGTGTCCCATGGTGTATCTGTATCGGTGTTCCTGATTAGCCTCTAACAGACGAGAATCGATCATAATCGTATTTGCACATTCCTCGATATATTCCGCACGATTTGTTTCAGGGTCGAAAATCGGTATTTTGTTAGTGTCTTTGAATACCATCATTCCTAGATACACACCATTGTGCGATAAATACTTATAGTCTACATTAAGTCCGAGAAACATTTCTGCGAAAGCATCAATGTCTAGGGGTGCTGGATCTACAAGTATATCGGACTGAAATGCTCTGACATATGTCTCGCCGATATCATCTATTTGTTATCTGCTTAGAATAGGTACACCGTTTGCTTTTGTTATATAGCTGGGACTTTCCATTCCTTACCCTTTCCTCTGTTTAAGCTCCTCTACAAATTTCAGCCAATCATCCTCATCAGCGTCAAGGTCACGAGCAGTGCGCAGTGCGGCTGCAACATAATCTCTCTTCATGATATAGTCCGGCAAGTCAGGAGCAACAGAATTTCTTTGCTTGCCGGCGAGGTCAAACATGACGGCCTTTTCTTCCTCTGTAAGTGACAGGATCTCAGCGATCTTATCAAGCTTTTGAATCTCCGGGGGATTTCGCCTATCTTTTTCAATGTCAGTAAGATACGGTGCAGTAATCCCGATAAGCTCTGCCATCTTCCGCAGTGTTATCTCGTTCTCAAGCCGTTTCTTTTGAAGGAATTCCCCAAAACTCTCATATTGTGCTTTCATTCTTTTCACCTTTTTTTAATTATTCAAACCCTATTCAAACGCTTTATCCACTTTTTAATTCAATTCACTTTAAATATTACAGCGTTAATGGGCAAATTTTATTTTGTCTAGGTGGATAGTTAACGCACGTCTACGTGTTAGCATTTAAGCTAACAATGATATTATATCACGCTTTTTCTGTCTTGTCAAGGGGGTTAGTTAGATTTTTTGAATTTTTCAGTAGTTTCATTGATCCTATACACATTAACAAAATGGACGGATACGTAGTAATACATTTGATGTTCACTCCGTTTTGATTGCACCAATCTGAAACGCTTAGTCCACTTTCATTTCTGTCCACTGTTTTAGCTTGACTTTTTTTCACCTTTGCTATCTCGTTCATTATGATCAACTACAATTAGACTTTTTTGCTTACTTCTAGTTTAGTCTATTGGGTGTTCGTTGGAAAGGTGGGAGGTTATTAGGCGTGTACAATTTAATAACCACATTAGAGTATCGACCTAATCCAGTGTGGTCATTTTGTTATCTCGAGTACCGAAATGATATGTGTGGTTATTTTATAGAATGTTCCCAATATGCGTGCCCCACTAGAGTATCGATTCACTCACATGTGATTTTTTTATTTTGCTTGTTTGTTTTTCGAATGGTTTTTTATAAATTCTTTTACTTCAAATTTCAATTTGTCGCAGTCTGATGCATAAAGAGCAAATTCATCTTGAAGATGTTTTGGTGGAAGTGGAACTTTAATTTTTTTCATTGGTGTATTCATCAGCTTATCATTTCCAACATGATTTACGTGTTTGTACGCAATTTTTCCAAGTATGTATGCAAGGTATTTCATATTCACTATAGAATGATCTTTTGCTTTTAGAGTTCCGCATACATTTGTGCAGCTAAATTTCCCATTTCTATAAAACACAGTTCCTGCATTTACACCGTCAGTGGTCCAAGTAATATACTCTCCTTCAAAATCATAGGTGTTAATATATCCAAAAATTCCTTCGTTTGTTGTTTGGGATGAATACACAGGAAACTCCCCGTGATTTGCTACAATATAGTCATTACTAATAACTCTACCTCGTCCATCCTCGCAAATTGATTCAATTGCCATAAGTTTATACTTAGAAGTAGTTTCATCTAAAATAAAATTTTCTAAATCAAACATTTCGGCAAATTTGGATTTGAATCAGCCTATATACTTATGATGAGATGCTTTGACATTATTTTGATTAACCATGGCGTACCTAAGTGTAGTATCAATTTGAGAATGTCCTAACAATACTTGTACCTGCTCTATAGGCATCCCTTTATCGATAGCTTTCGTAGCTAGTGTTCGTCTGAATTTATGTGGATGTACTTTGGTTGATTTTAAGTTAGAACCAATCTTATGCAGTATAATCTCTATGCCACGTATAGATAACCTATCGTGAGGTTTATTCAATGACACAAACAGAGCCTCACATTCATCATGTCTATCGGTAATATAATCATGTAAATGTATTTTAGTCCTCGCATCGAAATATACTTTTCGTTGTTTGTTGCCCTTACCCAATACTATACATTCTCGTTTTTCCAAATCAATATCAGATATATTTAGATTAACTAATTCTCCTACACGAATCCCTGTAGATGAAAGGATATCAATAATAGCAAGGTCACGTGAATTATTACAACTGTCTCTCATTCGCTCCAATTCTTCATCAGAATATACGTCTTTAACAGTTTTGCCAACTCTTATTTTATGAATCCTCCTTGCAGGACTTTTTATAATATAATTTTCATCCTCAAGCCATGCAAAAAAGCTCGAAATAATTCTTCTGATGTTATCAAGTGTTATTTTTCCGGCATTGCTTTCATTTTCATAATTTGAAATGTATGTTCTGATATCATTAGTTTCGACTTGTCGTACAGATTTATTTATTTTCTCATTCATCTTAGAAAGAGTGGTTTTGTAATATTTTAATGATCTTTCAGAACAACCTTCTACCTGCTTTGCAGATAGAAATAGTTTTAAGAGTTCATCGTTAGAATGTTGTGTTTCTTCATAGTTTTCGGCAAACATAGTAAAGCTGCATTCCAATACTTCATGCAATTTTGCAAGCTGTTCATTATTTAAAATGCCTAACATTCTCTGTTCAATAGTATTTATCAATTCCTTTTTCATAGTAAAATCTCCTTGTAGTTAATTTATTTTGAAGAGGAATACAGGTAATGTCAGGCATTCATTTTTATCTAAAGTATTTATCTATAAGTTCTTCACGTGCAGTATTTAATTCTCCTAATTTTTTTTGTGCTTCAAATTTCAATTTGTCGCAAGAATTAACATACAAAACAAAGTCTTTTTGTAAATCTATGTTAGCATTTGGAATCAAGTAATTTTGAATTAAATTCTTATCTCCACGAGGCATTTTTAAGCCTTTCTTTCCTTCCATCATAAAATCAAAAAAAGTATCTTGATATAATGTGTAATACACATACACTGGTAAAAACTTGCTTGTATCTTTTATTCTGAATACTAAGATATCTGTGGAACATCCACCATCTCGATCTGATAACCATATTTTTTTTAGATATGGCCGAATGTTTGAAACTAGAATATCATTACAATGGTATTCTACTGCCCCAGCAATGTTTTCAAGAGTCCCCATATAAGGTATAATACCTCTTTTATTTTGTAACATATTGTCTGTTGTGATGTAGGAATCGATAGATAACATATCTATATCAGCTCTACCTGTATAAAGTGGAGCAACGAGTGCTAATTTTGTTCTATCTTCGATATTACCAAACATTTCGGCAAATTTGGATTTAACCTTCTCAGATTGCTCGCTGATTATTGCTTGCTCATCGGCAATTTTCTTATCAATAGCTTCAATTGCATCTACTACTTTCTGTTGATCTGCCACAGAAGGAATTTGAATAACTAAATTAGAAATTCTCTGTGTAGATGCTCTGTTGCTACGTGAAAATCTTTCAAATTCACCCTCTGCCTGAAGTGCTAAAGCCATATACTTAGGTATAATATCATCTGTTTTTATACGTAAAACGCCGCAATGGTCAGTCGGATAAAATGGTTTGTTAGCAGGTATAATATTTACCATCCAATCGCCATCAATTCCCCACAGAATAGAAGGTACAGAAAAATCAGTGATATTCTGCTTATCAATTCTTCCAAACTCCTCAAATACATTTGCGCTATATATAGGAATACTGCCATTCTCAACTACTTCATCTGAAAGAACACGATTTCCTATACTTAATTCAAAGATGTTTTTATCGGATAATCTGTAATTTGTAAGCCCCGGAATATCTTTTAGTACTCTCGTCGGAGTGGTTTTGATAGACTTATTAAACGCAGTTCCGGAAAAATCAAGCATATCCTGTAACCTCAAACGATAATAGTAGGAATCCAACTCTTTGACATCAAACTCATCCTCATCAGAAAAAGCATTCCTAATTAGTCCTGCAATGGAATTGTTGTCTCTACGATTGGATACATTATATAAACATCCTCCAGCCTTTATTATCTGAATTCCTTCTTGTCCTTTTCTATTACTCCATTTATATCCAAGAAACTTCTCCTGTTCTTTATTTTCATCCGGAGCAGAAATTATCAATGTATCTTGGTTGTAAACTAGTGAATAGTAGAATAATTTTTCTTGCTCGACCGAAAAAGCATATTCGTAAAATCTCTGAGTGAACCATTTTTTCTTTTCTGAATCAGATAGTTTTTGGAAAGTTTTCTGCTTACTTTTCTTGTTGTATTCTGTTGAGTTTACAAATTCATTATAGTGCTGACCGAAATAATTATCATTTATCCAAAAGTCAAAGTCTTCACTTTTCGATAAAAATTTGTTGTAAATGTCCTTTTTAACACCTATTTTCTTTAGATATCCTCTCAAAATGGATTCGTCTTCCCAACCATCTATATCCGCTTTAGAAAGTATAGCATCAACACTATCAATAACCATATCAGTGCGTTTTGGCGGTTCATTGAATTTTTGCAAGAAAAGAATGACCGTATTTGTCCCCGTGGCACCGAAGGTTTTGCTTCCCAAGGTTGCAATGGCTATAATATTAAAATTTTTCAGAAGAGATTCTCGTGCAGTAACAAAGCTTTCGTTTTCTTTGTTTAAAATGCTGCTTGGTAGAATTACTGCAGCAACACCATTCGGTTTTAACAATTGTGATATTCTTTCCACGAACAGCGTTTCAATTTCTGAACCGTCATTTGAGATCTTATCTAAAATATTTAACTGATTGTTCGTTAACTTCAAATGAGGTTTGAAGGCCTTTACCGAATATGGAGGATTGGCTACAAGAATATCAAATGATCTAGGTATTATTTCTTTATCCGGATAGTTTTCAAGTCCATCACCGAAAATTATATTTCCATTTCCTGCACCGTGCATGAATAGCGAAATTTTAGAAACTCTTGCTAATCTATAATCTTTTTCGATGCCGAATATTTTTTTCTCTACCCATTGGTTAGATGGTTCCGTATTACTGTCTATTGCATTAGCACAAATTTCTACAGCCTCAAATCCTTCCGTTAAGAAATGCCCTGCTCCACAGGCATAATCTATAATCTTGGGATATTCAATACCATCTGTCTTTGTCATTATTTGTTTTAAAGGAAGGCTATCCCATATAAAGCGCGTAATAGGAGTGGGAGTGAAAAATTGACCTTCATTCTGCTTAAATCCTTTATTCAGTAATTGTTCAAACAAATCACCAAGCATCTGTACATCTGCTGAACCAATTATTCTATAGTCCTGAAAGAGCTGTACCATCTCAACTAATATTTTACCATTTTGATAGAATAACTCTTCATTATGAACATCTTTAAAAGCAAAGTCATTATTTGTATAGAATTTGAGTATACGAAGTGTATTTCTCAATTCTTCAATCATTTTTACTCTTTTTTGCTTTGTGTACTGTTTTACAAGGTTTTCTGCATAGTCATCAGACACATAGAAAATCTCTTCACGCATGAATTTTTCCATGCCTTCCTTATGAAGCCTTTGCAGCCTGTCTTGAAGAGATTCGTATGTATCAGTGCCAACTTTATATTGAAATTCAACAATATCATTATCTGATTTTTGTATTTCATCTACTAATTTACAGATAAATAATGCTATCAATCGATTGAATGCATTCTCCTTATCTGAAACATTATTATGCCGCAAAATCTCTTCAAAACGATTTACTATCTTGTCATTTTCAGAGAAGTCTTTTAAATCTTTTTTTCTAAGTGGTTTTACGCCGATATCATAAGCGACCGAATCATCTCTGAAAATAACGTCACCACTAAATCTTTGTTCATATGTTTCTTTCCACGCCTCATAAAGTTCTGAAACCGTGTGAGCATTTTCATAAAGGAGAATAGTGGTATCTTTTCTGGCAAGATTTAGAATATTCTCATCATCTGAGCAGTCGATACTGTCGGTTGTGTATTCAATTTCATTATTGTCATTAATATTTGATGCATATAAGACTAGCCATCTACAGCCACGCTCTTGCTGCCAGTAGGAAATTAATTGTCCACCATCAGAACGTATATTTTTCATTTCTTTTGTATATTCAGAACCATATGTCTTACATTCAACTATAAATAGCATTTTCCCATTTTGATCAGATACGCAAATATCGGCTCGACCACTTTTTTGTTCATGGCCAAGTGTCCAAGTACGTTCAAGTTCAATATTCTCTGGTCTATACCCTTTATCAAGAAGCCTATTAATACATTCTAATACGACAAAATTTTCCAGTTCAGAAAAATTAGTTGTAGTCGCTATATTAACTTTAAACCCTTTATCTTCAGGATAAATTATCTTTTCATTTCTAAAATCCACAACAATAGAGCAATCGGAAAGTGGATAGTTTTTTTCATATTTATCGTTATAAGTATCGCTAAAACCCGCTGAGCTTAACATATTCTTTAAATTAGACTTTGTTATCATTACTTATTTCCTCCAATTTTATAGTTTAGCCATGCTTCTTCCACGTCTTCATAAGGAAGAGTATTCTTTTCACAGTATGTTTTAATATTCCTCATGACTTTAACTTGGGGTCTAGCTTTTCCCGATTTCCTTCGATTAACGTTCGAAAATGCTACACTAACAATTTCAGCGAACTCACTTTGTGTTAACAACGCACTTTCTCTGAGCTTTTTTATTCCTTCAGGAAAACTCATAGGCATCCCCTTAATCTACTATTTCAACGGTTTAATTCTAGTTAAACTTAATCTTATCGTTTTATTATATTACGTCAAAATTTTGCTTTTCCAAGATAATCTATCGTTTTACAATTTTGTGGATATATATATTCTGTAAGCCAATATGAGAGTAAATACCTATTGAATCCCCTGGAGTTTAAATCCTTGCTATACATTTCCTAGGCCAACCCGAACGAGTAGACCTGTTTCCGCACGGCTATTTTCAAGCGCCCCAAAAATAGCCTTCAAAATGACTTCATGCCTCCATTTAACAATAATCATTGAGAAGTCCTTTATTTAATATGCTTTATTTACCTGTTATGGTTCTCCTTTGACATCAAAACAACAGTCTCCACATGAAATTATTTGGCTATTTCATACATAATCGGTTATAGCCATATTTTTCAATAGTTATAGAGTCTTTCATTTTCCAGTTGTTATGCCCGGATACAAACTTGGTCAGTCCAAAAATCTGTGCTTTAAGGCTCTCAAGCTGATCCATAGTATTTGAACTAACACGAGCATAGATGACAACGTGTTTCATCGGCTCATTTGTATTAGCCGGAATCAATCTCACTTTACCAGGCATAAACACCTTCACTTTCTAAAATAGCCTAATTATTATTCGGCATATTTTCAAATGATTATTAGCCTATTTTCACCCTCGTTTTCCACAAATCACGAATAAACACTTCTGTATAATCGACCCAACCTCAATAGTTCTGTCTGCCCAACTATAAAAAAATCAAGTTTTTATGTGATTTTTTAGCCGTTTTAGGTGGTTTGATTTCCAATACATAAAACGCTCTAAACTCCTCATTTTACGGCATTTACTAGTACCTTGTATTAAATCTTAGTCAACATTACTACGCACTCAACATGCCCCGTCCTCCCAAACAGATCCACGCCTTTGACCTTGACCGTCTTATACCCCAATTCTTCCAGCACAGCACAGTCCCTAGCAGCAGTAGCGTGATTGCAGGATATCATAACTATCCTGTCAGGGGACATTTTTGCCATGTACTCCAGTGCGTCCCTAGTGCAGCCCTTTCTTGCAGGGTCAGCTATTATCACATCTGGTCGCTCGCCACGGCTGTAAAGTATCTCTGCTATCTTTCCTGCGTCACCACATATAAATTCCGCATTTGTAACATTGTTTGCTGCGGCATTTCGTTTTGCATTGTCTATTGCAGATTGTATTATCTCAACACCTATGAGCTTTTTCACCTTTTTGCTCATTGACAAACCGATCGTTCCTGCACCGCAGTATAGATCAAGAAGAGTTTCCTTTCCTGTCAGCTGAGCATAATCTGCGGCAATTTCATAAAGCCGCTCCGCCTGAATTGTATTTACCTGATAAAATGACAGCGGTGATATCTCTATATCATTTCCACACATGGTATCGTGTATCGTGTCGCTTCCATACGCAGTAACAAGCTTCTGTCCGAGTATACAGTTGGTCTTTAGGCTATTCTCATTGAAAACTATACTCTTTATATCAGCATATTTTTTGCAAAGCTCACCCACAAGCGCATCAAATACGCCACACTTTTTAAGGTCGGTAATAACAAGACAGACCATTATCTCGCCTGAGTGTTCGCCACGCCTGAGATAAATATGCCTGAGCAGACCGCTTCCCGTTTCCTCGTTGTATGCCTTTATCTTACGCTCGTTTACATATGCCATTATTTCATCGGCTATTGCCTTGAATACAGCAGGCTGTAACGCACAATCAGTGTGATCGCATACACGATGAGAACGCCTTGAATAGAATCCACAAACTGCCTTGCCGTCCTGCTCTGCTACAGGGTACTGCGCCTTGTTGCGATAGCCGACAAGCTGTTTACAACCCTCAAAGCTGTCATATTCAGGATAAAGCTTACCAATACGCTCAAATGAATCCTTTATGAACTGCTCTTTTACACGGCATTCTTCCTCATAGCTCATGTGACGAAAACAACAACCGCCACACCTTGAATAAACAGGGCAATCGTTCTTCGTTCTTTCAACCGAACCACTTACAATATTTTCGATAATACCATAGCAATACGTTTTGCAGACCTTGACTATCCTGCATTCGATAACGTCGCCAATAACAGTAAAAGGCACGAAAACAGCAATGCCCTCGTGCTTTCCTACTCCGTTGCCCTCATTTGTCATACCGCTTATTTCAAGCCTGATAATCTCATTTTTCTTTAGCATAAAATTCCTCTATCTCATTTTTTCGCTTAAGCATAAGCTCAAAATGCTTATTGTATTCCAGCGGAAATTTGTAATTGAACACACGCTCCAAACGTCCGCCCTCTTTGTCAACAAGCTTTGTCGAGCCACCTGCACCCATTGCAAGTATGGTTTGAACCTCTTCCATTATATAGATATTATACAAACTCTCGTGACCCCGCTTTGTCCAGCCTATATTTTCAAGATTTTCAAGCATATTCTTCTGTCTGTAGAGATAATAAGGCAGATAGCCGCTTTCAAGAAGTCTTTTTGTGGCATACTCTACCATTTTATCAGCTGGATTTTTCAGCACTTCCCTGTCACCGCTGTGATTTAGCCTAGCCGCACGCTTTATGGAAAGTGTGTGTACAGTGATATTCTTAGGAGCAAGCTCGATAAGCTTATCAATAGTATTCTCAAAGCTCTCCACTGTGTCTGTTGGCAGACCTGCGATTATATCAGTATTTATAGAGTCAAAACCAACTTTTCTTGCAAGGTCAAAGCTGTCAAAAAACTGTGCAGTTGTGTGCTTTCTGCCAATAGCCTCAAGAACGCTGTCATTCAAAGTCTGTGGATTTATAGATACTCTGCCACAGCCGTTTGCTTTAAGCACCTTCAGCTTTTCTTCAGTTATGGTGTCAGGTCTTCCCGCTTCAACAGTGTATTCACGGACAGTTGACATATCAAAGCTGTTTGCAATGACTTTCATAACTCTGTCAAGCTGAGCAGCAGTGAGCGTGGTAGGAGTGCCGCCGCCAAAATATACGGTGTCAAGCTTCAAACCAAGCTTTTCCGTTATCTTCGCAGTATAAACTATCTCCTCACACAGCTTGTTCACATACTCAGGGATAAGCTTCATACAGCCCTCAATAGATTGCGAAACGAAAGAACAGTAGGAGCATCTTGTGGGACAAAACGGCACTGACACATAAAGACTAAAGCTGTCCTTTTCAAGCTCATCGAGGACAGGCTTCTGGGTTATAGCAGTTTTGTATGCAATATCGCACTTTTCTTCGCTGCAAAGATATCTGCTCTCCATGGCTTTAAATATCTCCGCCTTGTTCATGCCCTCACTGAGCATATCATTCACACGCTTCACAGGTCTTATTCCCGTTATAACGCCCCATTTCGGCACAATGCCTGTTATTTCGCTCATTACCTTAAAAAGAAGTCTTGACAGTGAAAGTTCCATGTCGCTTTCAAAATGCACAAACTCCTCTTTTTCGCAGGTCTTGCCGTCATATCTCACCTTAACGCTCAAACAAACATTGTCAGCGTTATCCTTTTTCTGAGCGAACACATAATCGTCCTCTGTATCTATGCTGTCAGAAAAAACGTGGGTAAAGAGCGTTGCAGGGATAAAAAGCTTCATTACTCCCTCAAGCTCATATTTATAATCGTTGCCGCTGAATATCAGAGTCATTTCAAAGCCTCCGCAGCCTGCCTGAGATATGGGTTATACTTTCTCTCAGCGTCAAGTGTCGTGACATTCATGTGACCTGGGTAAACAGTGAGATTTCCACCAAGGTCAGCTATTTTCATAAGCGACTTCATAAGGGCTGTGCTGCTTCCATCAGGCATATCAGTTCTGCCAACACTTCTTGAAAATAGGGTATCTCCCGAAAACATATTCATACCGCATATAAAACAAACAGAACCGCTTGTATGTCCCGGCGTTTCCAACACGTCAAATTCAAGCTCGTCAAGCTTTAGTATATCGTCCTCTGTAAACACATTGACCTTGCCTGTGTAATTTCTGTGTCCTCTTATTCTGAAAAGATTAGCAAGCATTCCTGCGTCATCTGTAAGCTTAGGCTTATCCATAATGTGGATATGCACCTCGCAGCCTGTCCTGTCTACAAGGTCAGCCACAGCACCGATATGGTCAAAATGACCGTGGGTAAGAAAGATCTTTTTAAGCGTAAGACCGTGACTCTCTATCTCACCGAGAATATAATCAGGGTCGGCAGGTGCATCGATAAGAACGCAGTTATTTTCTTCGCTTGCAACAATATAACTGTTCGTTTCACAAACACTCAATGGTTTGAGCCTATATATTTTCATTATCTGTCCTTTCTTATTTACCGCTTCTTTCAACAGAAATAACGTTCTTTATTTTCTGAAGCTTGTTTATAACATTGTTGAGCTGTTCCATTCCTGCAATGCTGACAGTTACGGAAAGCATTGCATTGCCGTTTTTCAGTTCCCTTGAGGTTGACTCATAGATAAAAATATTGATCATTGCAAGCGCTGACGAAACGTCTGCCAGCAGACCTATTCTGTCAACTGCTACAATATCCAAAGTACACTTGAAATAGCCAGTATGCTTTTCAGAACTTTCCCACTTAACATTTATCCAACGTGCGGCATTTTCAGGATCATCTTTCTGCGAAAGATAGTTCACGCAATCCTTTTTATGCACGGATATGCCGTGACCTCTCGTGATAAAGCCGACTATTTCGTCACCTGGAAGCGGATTACAGCACTGTGCAAACTTGATAGCGCAGTTGTCGATGCCGTCAACGATAACACCAGTGGAATTTTTGGAAGTCTTTATCTTATTTTCAAGGTCAGAAGTATCAGGCTGAGCCTTTTCACCATATTTCTTATTATACTCAGATTTCAGCCTTTGCATCACCTTTGAAAGCTGAACACCACCGTAACCTATGGCTGCAAAGAAATCATCAAGAGTATCACAACTGTGTCTGTGCATATCCATCTTAAGAAAGTCCTCAAGTTCTTCCTCAGGCACTCTTATATTATTTCTGCGGAACTCTCTTTCAAGAGCATTTCTGCCCTCAAAGATATTTTCCTCTCGTCTTTCCTTTTTGAACCATGAACGTATCTTGGATTTGGCTTCATTGGTCTTGCAGATATTAAGCCATGAACGGCTTGGACCATGACCTTCAACGTTGGTAGTAAGTATCTCGATTATCTCGCCTGTTTTTATCTGATAATCATAAGACACCATTTTCTTGTCTACCTTTGCGCCGCACATCTTATGACCCACCTGTGTGTGGATAGCGTAAGCAAAGTCGATAACAGTTGAGCCAACAGGTAGTGTTATCATATCTCCCTTTGGAGTGAAAGCAAAGACGTCCTCAGGGGCAAGGTCATTTTTGATAGCCCTTACTATCTCCTCAACGTCGTTTGACTCCTGCTGTGACTCGATTATCTGTCTTATCCATGCAAGGCGCTGATCGTCCTTTGAGCTACCCCTTACGCCCTCTTTATATTTCCAGTGAGCGGCGATACCATATTCAGCCGTTCTGTGCATTTCCCATGTTCTTATCTGAACCTCGAAAGGTATTCCCTCTCTGCCGATAACAGTTGTGTGAAGAGATTGATACATATTAGCCTTAGGCGTGGAAATATAATCCTTAAATCTGTTTGGGATAGGTCTGAACATATCGTGGATTATGCCAAGTACGTTATAGCACTCGGTAACTGTATTGACGATAATTCTTACGGCATAGCGATCATATATCTGGTCTATCTCCTTGCCGTCACGATATACTTTTTTATAAATACCATAATTGCTTTTAACTCGACCCTCGATAAGGGGAACAGGGTCAAAATCCTTTTCAAGCCTGTCATGTATCTTGTGCTTGATGTTTTCAACAAGCTGTTCACGGCTGCCCTTTCTGAGCTGCATTTGCTCGTCTATCTCGGCATAAGCATATGGATCAAGATAGTAAAAAGCAAGATCTTCAAATTCATCTTTAATTGAGCGTATTCCAAGGCGGTGAGCTATCGGTGCATAGATGTTCATTGTTTCATGGGCGATAGTTCTGCGTTTTGAATCTTTGCAATAATTAAGAGTACGCATATTGTGAAGTCTATCTGCAAGTTTTATGATAATAACACGAATATCCTCGCTCATTGCAAGAAGAATTTTTCTGATATTCTCAGCTTTCTGCTCGTCTTTGGTGAAAGTTTCTACCTTTTTCAGCTTTGTAACGCCATTTACAAGCATTGCAACGTCTGAGCCAAAATTCTTCTGTAATTCTTCAAGAGTGCATGGAGTGTCCTCCACAACGTCATGAAGAAGTGCTGCACAAATAGTATCAGTATCCATGCCAAGCTCCAAAAGAATATATGCAACAGACAGAGGGTGGGTTATATACGGCTCGCCAGACTCTCTTTTCTGATTGTGATGATACTTTTCAGCAAGTTCATAGGCGGAAACGATTTTTGACAGATCGTACTGCCTCTCGCCATCAAGTATTTTCTGAATAAGTGCATCAATGGAACACACCGACCTCTCACCTATATGCTCAGGCTTTGAAGCTTCAGGCACAGCGTCGGTATAGTCAGGCGAAGCCGTAGGAGCAGGCTTTTCTTCAAACTGCTCTTTAACCTCGGATTCGGCAGGAAGATCTTCTTCACTGACAGTTTTTATCTCAGGCATATTTTCTATCTTATCCATTTCAGCAGGATCAAGCAAAATATTCTCTTTATCTGACATTTTAGTTACCTGCCTTTCCAAGCATTTCATTCAGCTTAACAAGAGTTTCAGAGTCCTCAAGATTTACCTTTTGTTTCGGCACAACGTAGCTTATTTTCATAGTTGCGGGTCTGAACTCAATAAGACCCTTATCACGGAAAATATCAACGCAAATATGCAGTTTGCAATAATTCATGCTGTCACCTGATATTTTCATGAAAAGATTATCCAACGTAATATTCTTAACTGCACTTATGTATTTATATACGCCGATAAGCTCCTGCCTTGTCGGGATTATTTTTCGTATAAAACTTGCAGGAAGCTGTTCCCCGCGCATGAGCTTTTCATAACAATCCTTTGCCGCAAAATATCTTTCCTGCTTTACTCCACTCAATCTATGGTCGATAACTCTTATGGATATGGACTCACGGTTATTGAACACATTTATTCCAAGCTCCACGAGCATATCAAGTTTATCGCCAACTGCGAAACAAGCTTTTTCAGGTGCAAGGGAGAAAATAAGAGCCTGTCCTCTATAGCTTCCGTATGAAAACTCGATCTTTGTATGCTTGCCCTGTGACAGCGGTATTATCTTATCTACTCTTACTCCAAGCATTGCAAAAACTGGAACAGGGTTCTCTGCACCAAAAGGCTCCATTGCGGCAAGACCCTTTACATTATCAAGGTTGATATCCTGCGGCATAAGAAGCTTATCCGCTATAAGCTCAACGCTAGGGAATTTCTCCATAGGATCGCTGTATTCATACACCATTTGAGTGAACTTTTCAATGTTCTCAGCCTTCAGCGACAGACCTCCTGCACACTCATGTCCACCAAATTTATCAAGCAGCTCTCCGCAATGCTGAAAACACTTGAATATATTGAAGCCCTTTACGCTTCTCGCAGAGCCTCGTGCGTTTCCATCATCATCAATGGAGATTATAACATTCGGCTTTCCGTAAAATTCCAAAATGCGTGAAGAAACAATGCCAATAACTCCGTGATGCCAGCCCTTGCCTGAAAGCACAAGCACTCTATGGTCAAGAGTTTCAGGGTGAGCGTTTATATGGTTTACTATTTCTGTCATTATCTCTGTTTCCGTCTGCTTGCGCTGGGCGTTAAGATTTAAAAGAGTGTCAACATAATTCTCAGCGTCCTCTGGGTCTTCGCTGAGAAGTGTTTTTACCGCTGTAAGAGGTGAGCCAAATCTGCCCGAAGCATTTATAACAGGGGCAATCCTAAAAGCAATGCCTGTTGAGTCAAGAGCATTTCTATCAAGCTTTGCTTTATCTATAAGATAGTTTAGTCCCAATATTTCGGTGTTTGCAAGATATTCAAGACCACGCTTGACAATAGTTCTGTTTTCCCCTGTGAGTGGCACAACGTCCGCAACTGTACCGATAGCACAAATGTCAGCATACTGTTCCATAACAGTGTCATAACTGCCGCCGTCAAGTGCAGCACAAAGCTTGAAAGCTACACCAACTCCTGCAAGGTCTTTGTATGAAGAAGGACAATCTGCACGATGCGGATTAACGATAGCCCTTGCCCTCGGAAGCTTCTCAGGCGGCTGGTGGTGATCTGTGATAACAAGTTCCATATCAAGTTCAGCAATACGATCAGCTTCCTCAACCGCAGAAATGCCGTTATCCACAGTGACGATAAGCTTAACACCCTTTTCTGCAAGCATTTCAATAGCTTCCATGTTCATGCCATATCCAGCCTCACGCTCAGGAATATAGTACATAATGTTTGCGCCCATGCTTTCAAGATAGTTGTAAAGTATAGTGGTGGACGTAACTCCATCGCAGTCATAATCACCGTAAATACAAATAAGGTCATACTGATCAACCGCCTTGTTTATCACCTCGGCGGCTATAGCCATATCCTTTATAAGAAAAGGATCACTAAGTTCTTCGCCTTTAAAAAAATCAGCAAGGCTGTCAAAGTCAGTGAAACCCCTTGAAGTCATAACGTCTAGGGTAAGGCTTTTCAAGTCACACTTGTTCATAAACTCTGCAGTTTTCACAGGGTCAGGTCTGTTTATTCTCCATTTTTTCATATAGAAATAGTCCTTTACGCAAATTTACATTCATTATTCATTATACCACATAAGCTGCCTTTTTTCAAGTAGCATCAAGAAAAAGTGTGAAATTTTAGGCATAAAAACAGCACCGCAGAAATCCCCGCAGTGCTGAAATATGGATCTTTTATTATTTCGCCGCAGAAACTGCAACAGCGTTTCTGCCATATTTTTCATTACCTGTTGGTTTATCACCTACAGGACTGAATGTTGGAACGATCTTTTCGACCATTTCAACGATATTTTCGTCATTGTTATAGCTTGCACGAGCAAGCTCTCCAAGCTGACCAAGGAACGTTTCTGTGTCAAACGATATAGGCTTTCCGATATGGATAAGCTCATTATCCGTTTTCATCATGCCCTCCTCTGCCATAAGCTTCTCCTCAAAAAGCTTCTCGCCAGGACGCAGACCTGAGTAAACTATCTTGATATCTACATCAGGCTTATATCCTGAAAGTCTGATAAGATTTCTCGCAAGTGTGTCTATCTTCACAGGCGCACCCATATCAAGGACAAATATCTCGCCGCCCCATGCGTATGTGCCTGCCTGAAGAACAAGGCTCACAGCCTCAGGTATAGTCATGAAATATCTTATGATATCAGGATGAGTAACAGTAACAGGACCGCCTGCTTCTATCTGCTTTTTGAACAGTGGGATTACAGAGCCGTTGCTTCCAAGAACGTTTCCAAAACGAACTGCAACAAACTGGGTGCCATTTCTGTCCTTATTGCCAACGCTTTCGATCTTAACCGCTTCACTGCTCTCTATATTATCAACAGCTATCTCGTCTATCGGATCGTTCTCAAGCATACCGTCTGTCATTTCATCAACGTGTGCATGGAGCATAGGTAGAAGATCTGTTCTGCCTGCCTTGCTGATAGCGTCCATGCTCTGGATGACCATTTCGCAGAGTCTTTTACTTGCACCCATAATATTAGTAGGGTTTACAGCCTTATCAGTGCTTATAAGCACAAACCTCTTTGTGCCATGCTTCAAAGCGGCATAGGCTGTCTTGTATGTACCAACAACATTGTTTTTGATAGCTTCATTAGGGCTTGTTTCCATAAGCGGAACGTGCTTATGTGCTGCAGAGTGATAAACGATATCAGGCTTGTATTTTTCAAAAACGTCATTGATACGTCTGCTGTCACGAACAGAGCCGATAAGCGTCACAAGATTGAGTTTACTGCCATATTTACGTTTAAGCTCCTGCTCTATTTCATAAGCATTGTTTTCATAAATGTCAAATATGATAAGCTGTTTAGGCTCATGACCTGCTATCTGTCGGCAAAGCTCGCTTCCGATAGAGCCACCGCCACCTGTTACCAAAATGGTCTTACCCTTAAGGTGCTGGAATATCTCGTCCATGTTTACTCTGATAGGCTCTCTTCCAAGCAGATCCTCGACTGCAACAGGCTTCATCTTGCTGAGAAGCACCTCACCATTTGTTATCTGATAAACGCCCGGAAGCTGTTTCATCTCACAGCCTGTTTCCTTACAAATATTAAGGATATCCCTTTTGTTCTCAGGTGATGCAGTTGGAATTGCAAAAAGGATCTGATCAATATTATACTTTTTGACGCTTTCCATAATGCAATCACGGCCACCGACGATAGGAACTCCTCCGATATTTCTTCCCCACTTATTTGGGTTATCATCGATTATGCAGAGTGGTCTTGCATTTGCACGTTCTGACATCGTAAGCTCTTTAAGGATCATCTGACCCGAAGCACCTGCACCAATGACCATTGCATTATGCACTGCCACCTGATTTGTTACCTGTTTTGCTCTTAAAAGGGTAACATATCTATAGGCAAAACGCACTGCTGTTATAAGCACGAACTGAGTTCCCGCTCCTACTATATAGTAAGCCACAGGCATTCTCATGAAGAGTAATGTTATACCCACAGCCTGGAATATGGTAGTAACTATCGAGACCAAAAATATCCTTGACAGTTCGCCAATGCTAGCAAATCTCCACAAACTATTATAAAGCTTGAACACAAAAAACACCACAACACAGAAAGCTGTATATATTGGAGCAAACTTTACATAGGCAAGCATATACTCCTTCGGTATTGCAGAAAAAGTAAGGTCAAATCTGATGAAAAGTCCGAAAATGTAGGATAGATTTACGGCAACAATATCATAGAAACACAGAAAGAATGCAATAAGCATCCAATGTTTTATCTTTTTGTTTTTCCACACCTGAACTGTGTTTTCACTTGTTTTCTCCATAAATAAAACATACCTCCGCTCAATTAAAGCAATGAATAAGATCACACCATGGCCACCCCTCAATGGCACAGTGCAGGCTATTTATAATATCATCAATATTTTTTCTATACTTAAAAAGCAAACATTCTTTCTTCGTCAGCCATAGCAGACATGAGTACTTTATCAGAACGTCTTATATTTTCACTTCCAGATCTTTTAGCTATAAGATCAAAATTAGGTTTTCTATCATCAAGATTATGAGCATCGCTTCCAAAGACAAAATCTCTGCCACTTGAAATAAGCTTATTAACAAAACGTCTTGTGGAAAAATGCTCAAAAGCTTCTGCATTTATCTGAAAAACTGCATCCACAGACATCAGACTTTTAAGATCTGACTTTGAATAAACGCCCATATATCTATGTACATGGGCGATTATCGGAATAAGCCTTCGAGAATTTGCTATCTCGTCTATCTCCTCGACGATCCAACTGTTATACTGAGTGAATGGTGGTTCAAGAAGAATAAGTCTTGTTCCGCTGATACACAGCTTTTCAAGTTCTCCTAATACGCTGATGCCTTTTTCTATAGCCACCTCAGCACCAATATGTATATCCTTCACGGCAGGGTCAGATGCCATGAGCTTCTCATAAGCATTTTGCCGTTTGACAAGATAACTGTCTAAAGAAGCTTCCCTGTGCATATAAAAATGCGGTGTTGCCACAATTATACCTATGCCCTGCTGTTTCATCATTTTTATCATTTTAAGTGATGTTTTGATGCTGTCAGAGCCGTCATCAATATTCGGCAGTATGTGGCTGTGATAATCGGTAGTCAATCTAACATCTCCATGTCATTTAACTTTCGGCAGAAGTATCCTTCCCACCGTATTTATAGCTGTAGTCATATTTATACTTGTAGTTATACTTGTATCCGTAATGAGAACCGTTCTTTGCGGAAATATCATTAAGAACAAACCCAAGCAGATTGCAATCGCCTATCTCAAGCTTCTTCATAGACTCCTCTATCTCCTGATATGTAGTTCTTCCATATCTCGCCACAAGAAGAACGCCTGCGACCTCGTCTGCAAGGCTCATTACGTCAGTTACAGGAAGCAGCGGGGTTCCGTCGACAATAACATAATCATACTTATGCTGAACATATTCAAGCAATTCACGCATTTTCTCAGAAGCAAGAAGCTCTGACGGGTTTGGAGGCAAAACGCCTGATGTAAGAACAGCAAAATTGCCATTCTTGGTTTCATGCACACACTTATCAAATGTGCTTTCACCACTCAGTATTGTTGAAAGTCCAACATTGTTTTTTAACTTGAAGTTTCTGTGCTGAACAGGTCTTCTCATATCAGCGTCAATAAGAAGAACCTTATTTTCTGTTTCAGCCATTGAAGCTGCAAGGTTTGCAACTGTTACAGACTTACCCTCACTTGGATTAGGGCTAGAAACGACAACTATCTTATTTCGTGTTGTAGAAAGTGTAAACATAAGGTTTGTACGCATTGTTTTGTAGTTCTCTACAATATTAAACGGTATATCCTTATTATTGAACAGAAGCTGTTTTTTTCTGTCAGCAGAAGAACCTTCATCCTTTTTAGAAGTCTTTCCACCAATATTCATTATCTCACCAACGATAGGCTTCTGATAAATTTCGCCAAGCTCATCAGAATTCTTTACAGTGTTGTCGAAGAAGTCGATAACAAGTATCACTAGAACAGCCACCATCAAGCCACCAACAAAGCCAAGGGCAACATTTTTAGTGGTGTTAGGAGAAACAGGTGTATTGTAAACTTCAGCATCACCTATCTTTTCAACTGAGCCTGCACCGATAACTCTTATAAGAAAGCTCGGAGCGACGTCAGCCATGATGTTACAAAGGTCAGAAGAAAGCTTTGCATTGGTTGTTGTGGCAGTTATCTGAAGTACCTCTGTCTGATTTACAGCGGTCATGCTATAAGCATTTCTCAGGCCGTCATTTGAAACCCTGCCGCTTGTTACAGTAAAATAAGGAGCAAGCTGTTCAGGAGTATACATTTCAAGAAGCTTATCGCTTACCTCGTTCATTACCGGGTCATCAGTAAGTATAACAATATAGGTCTGTACCAATGACTTTGAAGCGTTAATATCCTGTAAGTCAACATTAGTCTTATCTTGACCCGTTGACTGATTATCAGCACTTTTAACATACATTGAAACGTGTGACTGATACTGCTTACTCATAACAAATTTTGATACGAAAAGGGCCAGTATCGCACACACTATTGAAGCGGCAACGATATACCAAACCTTTCCGAGAAGTAGTACCAGAAGATCCTTGATAGTGTAATTTTTTTTCATTTGTATTATTCACCCTATTGTTGATATTTTCGTTATTTTTCCAAAAAATAAACCGTACAATAATAATTTTATCACATTCTATTCAAAAAGTCAACTTTAAACGATACGTTTTTTTGTATTTCAACAAAAAAATGGTTTTTTGTTATAACATACAATAAGATAAACAAAATCAGCCAAGTATTTGTTGGAAAATCATATAAGCTGACAGCTTAATTTAACAATTATGAATGGCTACTGTAAAAGCCGCCATTACAGTCGTTCCAAAACTATTTACCAGTCCCTGTATCATAAGTATGCCGAAATTCATGACAGATTGCTGAACTGAGGCAGCGGTCGACATTCGCACCACTTCACCAAAACTGCAATCCTTCCAAGATTTTTTCTTGAAGTATAGTCGCAAAAGAGGTTCTTTGGCAAGAGTGTAAAATCAAAGTCCCACACCTGACAGGATAATTATAACATAATCAGATGTCAACAACATTATTTTCATTGGAGTATGCAAAAGTTTCAAAATCTCATTGGAAAAGCACAATGTGATAGGCTCTGTCACCAAAGTAACAGAGCCTATGATCAGAAATGATATGTTCAGACAGCCTTTCAGGCGGCGTTCATTTCTTTCACCGAAACAATAAGAAACAAGCGAGCCACAGCCCATGCACAGACCTATTATGATCGAATAAAGAAAAGTAATGAGGTGTATGTCCCGCCCACAGCCGCAAGGGCGTTTTAGCCAAGAAATCTGCCAACAATAAATGTGTCGGCAATGTTATACACCTGTTGGAGCAGATTTCACAGTATCATCGGGCTTAAAAAAGCAAGAAGCAAGCTTGTGATACTGCCGTTTGTAAGATCTCTTTTCACTATCGTTCTATCTCGATACTCATACAGTTTGTACCACTAAGCTGACAACTAAGTTCATCAGGCTGATGCGTACCAACATAGAGGGTGAATTCTTTTGCAAACTGTTTTCTCTCGCCGATATCTGACACTGTTGTGAAAGCTTTGTCAGGTACTTCGATTTCAACATCAAGCTTTTCACCTTTTTTGGCAAAAATTCTCTTGAAGCCGCACAGCACAGGATAAGCCGGAGCATTATCACAATGTGATTTAATGTAAAGTTCGATAACATCACATGTATCGGCACCGTTATTTTCTACCTCTACATTGACTTTGCCATCGTCATAACTAAGCGATGTAACAACAACATCTCCATAAGTAAGACCATAGCCGAATGGATAAAGAATGTTATCTCTCGTATACCTATATGTTCTATCAGACATAGCATAATCAGTAAAGCAAGGTAGCTTGTCGGCGCTATTATAGAATGTAACAGGCAGTTTTCCTGATGGCGACACTTTACCAAAAATAATATCCGCAATAGCCTTGCCGCCCTCTGAGCCCGGATACCATGCGTGAATAAGAGCGTCACAATCATGCTCGATATTTATTGAGCTTCCTGCCGCACATACCACTATCATAGGCTTGCCGATCTTTGCGACACGCTTTATAAGCTCACGCTGACTTTCAGGAAGTCTTAGATCGTTCTTGTCACCTGATGAAAACTCATTACCTGTGTCGCCCTCCTCGCCCTCGATAGTGGCGTCAAGACCAACGCAAAGTATCACAACATCAGAATTTGCCGCTGCCGCCTCAGCTTCGGCGTATCTATCTCCTGCCTGTGCAAGACCCGATACTCTGTCCTTATACAAGTGACAGCCTTCAGCATAAAGCACCCTGCCATCAAATGCGTCCTCGATACCCTCAAGGAAAGTAACATACCTGTCGGCTGTGCCGTTATAATTGCCCTCGAGAGCCGCTCTGCTGTCCGCATTTGGACCTATTACAGCGATAGTTGATATTGATTTTTTGTCAAGCGGAAGAATACCCTTGTTTTTGAGCAACACCATGGACTTCACTGCACACTGGTAGGATACAGCTTTATGCTCAGGACAAGAAACAACGCTGTATGGTATGTTGTCATATTCCGTTGACTTGTCAAACATGCCAAGTCTTATGCGAGTTCTCATAAGAGCAACACAGGAAGCCCGGATTTCATCTTCTGTCACAAGCCCCTTGTCAAGAGCAGAAAGCAGGTGTACATACGTACAACCGCAGTTCACATTACAACCTGCTTTAAGTGCCATTGCGGCCGACTCTACAGGAGAAGACGTCACCAAATGGTGTTCGTGGAAATCCCTTATTGCCCAGCAATCAGAAACAAAATAGCCATCAAAACCCCATTTGTCGAGCTTGCCCATTAGAAACTCACTAGCACATGACGGCTCGCCATTCACACGATTATAAGCACCCATTACACCCTCGACCTTTGCTTTTTTCACAAGCTCCTCAAAGGCGTAAAGATAGGTCTCTTCAAGGTCTTTCCAATTAACCTCTGCATTAAATTCATGGCGAACAGCCTCAGGTCCGCTATGTACTGCAAAATGCTTTGCACAAGCGGCAGTTTTCAGTACCTTGCCACTGCCCTGCAAGCCTTTTACATATGCCTTGCCGCACTCTGCGGTAAGATAAGGGTCTTCACCGTAAGTCTCATGACCTCTGCCCCAGCGTGGATCTCTGAATATATTTATATTAGGTGCCCAAAGGGTAAGACCTTTGTATATATCCCTGTCATCACGCTTTGAATACTCATTATACTTGGCACGAGCTTCTGTAGAGGTTATATCTGCCACTTTGAACACAAGGTCGGTGTCAAACATAGCCGCAAGACCTATTGCCTGTGGAAACATGGTGGCAACACCGCTTCGTGCAAGCCCATGGATACCCTCATTCCACCAGTTATAGGCAGGAATGCCGAGCCGCTCAACAGCAGGAGCGTCATATCTAAGCTGTGAAGCCGCCTCCTCTACGGTCATTTCATTTACAAGTGCTTCAGCTCTTTCCTGAGCCGAAAGGCTTTCATTGAGATAATTTTTCATATATCCTCCTTGCACATTATATCAATTATATCATACACAAGAATTATACACCATGGCATGATATCGTGTCAAGGCGTATAATTATAATAAATAATGTAGAAATTATATCTAAATGCTTTGAGATCAGCTTTGACAAAAATCATAAAAGCACCAATACAGTAATGTTATAAGTCTTTTATTTGAGAATGCTGAAAATCTTTTGTATTTTCCAGTAATATACAATTATATGAAACAGCGCATATACGCACTTATACATAACTATTTCAAATTATCGTAAAAACATTTGCTTTTTTCTGAAAAAAATACCAATAAAAATATTGACAATCGAATTTTAATAGTGTATAATATTGTTATACGAAATTATTACGAAAGGTGATAGGTGTTATGAAAAAGATATTTAAGTCAATTTCGGCTTCTGTTACTGCGTTCATCATTGCTTCAACAATGGTTGTAAGCGCATCAGCAGCTTCTTCTGCCGATGTTGTTTCTGCAGCTAAATCAGCAGGTGTTCCTTCTAACCATGTATCAGAGCTTAAGAACTACCTTGATTCCCACGCTTCAAAGTTCAGCTCTGCTGACTATGATTACATGGTAAAGGCTCTCTCAGATTGTGGTGCTAAATATGTTCAGCCTGTTGCTGACAAGCTTTTTGGTGCAGGAACAGATCTTGCTTCACTAACAAACGATCAGCTTAGACAGGTGTTTAAGGAAATGGGCGAGGATAGCAGAAAGGCTATTGCTGATGCTTGCGTAGCTACAGGTAAACACTTTGGTGTTACTATCAAGGTAGACGAGCTTACAAGCAAGGATTGGAACGTTCAGGTTGTTGATTCAGATGGCAATACAAACATTGGAACAAACACAGGTAACGGTTCACTTAATACTGGTGCAAACAGCATGACAGCTGTTCAGGTTGCTGCGGTTCTTACACTTGCTCTTAGTGCATTTGGTATTACAGTAGCTGTTAAGAAGAACAAAGAGTGCTAAGATATGGTCAGGAAAGAAGATAAAGCTTCCTCGTCTGACGCAGACAAACTGAAAAAAAATAAGAGGACGTCAGTGGCTGTAATGGTCTTGACGCCTCTTTTAGTTTTGGCTCTTTGTTTGTCTATCATGACGCTGGTAAGTTATAAAAAATTCATAGAGCTGCAAGGATATGCAGCAATAGCGTTCAATGAGAACGCTCATTTGAAAAACCCATCAGAGGATAATAAATACAGAAATGCAGACGTACTGCCTATGAAGGGATTAACAAAAGTCACAGTGCCAGATTCTGAAAATAAGACGGAACAGCATGAGATAATCTATCCGTATTACGGCGACAAATATGCCGAGCTGACCGTAAAGAATGATAAGGCAGGCATTGACAAAGAGCCTGTTTACTGGGGAGACTCTGATGATCTCCTAGCAAAAGGGGTTGTGCAATCTAACTATTCTGCATATATAGGTGCTACAGGCAGAGTTGTCCTTGCGGCACATAACCACACTTATTTCAGATATTTACCTAATATTCTAGTGGGTGATCAAGTGATACTAAAAACAGATTATGGCAAATTTACTTATGAGGTCACAGAAACTAAGGTACTTCCAGATACAGATACTTCCCTTTTGTATTATGACGTGACCGCAGATCCACCTGTAGATGATCTGATACTCTACACTTGCTGGAACAATGGATATATGGGTCTTTCAGATCAGAGGCTATATGTTATCTGCAAAGTCGTAAGCAAAGAATATAAGAATTAGGAGGGAAAGATCTGTGAAAAACAAAAAACTATACAACTACCTGCCTAATCTGATAATCTCGCTGTTTTTGGCATTTATATTCCTTGCGCTGTCACTTCTGTTTGCGGCAGATAATATTTTCTTTGAACCGACAACCTATACGAACAGTATGCACAAGATAAAAATTGAGGACACGGCTTTCCAGGAGATACAGACATATTCTGAACAACAATATGCCTACACTGGTGTTGAAGCTGATACCCTGAAGAAGTCGATTAACAAAACTGATGTATCAAACGCTATTTATAGCTATGTTGAAGATACTTTCAGTTATATTCTTGGCGAAAAGAGCGAACTTCCTGAGTTTAAGGCAGACTTTACGCTTCTTGAAAAGAATATCTCAGACGATTATACAAAATGGGCTAAAAAAGAAGGCGTTGAATATACTCAGGAACTTGAAGACATAAAGCAGAAGACAATAAAAAATGTGGAACAGGCAATTGAATCCGACCTTGACGTTATGCTTTTGAGCCATATAAATAAACCTAATGGCATTTCCACAAAGCTTAAAGATCTGCTTGTGCTTGCGAGAAAAATAAGGATAGCTCTTATTGCAACGGCTGTTATATTTATAGGCGTTATGGCAGCAGTAAACAGAAAGCATATAGGCGGTTTGCTTTATTGGGTAGGCACTTCACTTTTCTGTTCCTCAATGCTCATTCTTGTTCCGTGTGCTATCCTAAAGGGTACAAAATATTATGACGGACTTGCGATACATAATGACACTGTGTATAATGCACTCACAAGATCCATGTATGGCTTAACTGACAGCCTTATTAAATTATCGACAGTTACTCTCATAGTGGCAGTTCTTTTTATGGCACTTTTTGCATTGATAATCAATCTGACAAAGTTCAAAAAGAAAGAAAAATGCTAAATTTATGGGGCTGTAAAAAAAAGTTCCCAAGAAAAAAGGCTGCGATCTTGCCAAAAAGCAAGACAGCAGTCTTTTTTTGTGGTATAATTAAAGTATCATGAATAACCAACCACAAGAATATTATACACCATATCAATTAAAATTTCCAATAGAAATTGAAAAAATAATTGAAACAACTGACCCGGTATATGCATTTTGTGAAGTGATGAATCATATTGACCTGAGTAAATACCTGACGACTGAGGACCGCAGGACAGGCCGTCCAAGATATGAAGAAGAAACTTTGCTGAAAGTAATACTGTTTGCATTTATGGAAAACGGATACGAATCATTGCGAAAAATAGAAAAACTCTGCAAAACCGATATTCGCTTTATGTGGCTGCTGCAGGATAATCCTCCGCCAAGCCACTCGACAATAGGCAATTTTATGAACAATGTCCTAAATAGAAAAATAGATGAGATCTTTGCGGATATCAACAGTTACATTTTTACGGTGGAAAATGTTGACCTCAACCACGTTTACATAGACGGAACAAAGATAGAAGCCAACGCAAACAAATACAGCTGGGTATGGAAAAAAAGCTGTGAGAAAAACCGTCTGAAGGTATTTGCAAGGATAACAGAATTGCTTGGTGAAATGAATGAAAAGATCTCTTCATTCTGCGTAAAATTCGGCATTCGTGAAGAATATGCTATTGAATATTTAGAACAAATACAGCAGCAATATGTAAAGCTTTGCGGCTTTGACCCGGAAACTGCAATTCGGGGACGGGGACATCATAAAACAATTGAACAGAGGCATTATGACAAGCTTTCGGAATACATTTCAAGGCTAAAAAAGTATGCAGAGCACATAAAAATATGCGGCAATGAACGAAACAGTTATTCCAAAACAGACCATGATGCAACATTTATGCGTATGAAAAAAGACTATATGGGTAACGATCAGCTTCTTCCGGGCTACAATATCCAATTAGGTGTCTGTGATGAATATATCGCAGTATTCGACGTAAAACAATATGCGTCTGATATGGAATGTTTCAAGCCTTTGATAGAAAAGTTCAATCAGATATACGAAAAATATCCTGAATATCCGGTAGCAGACGCAGGATACGGCAGCTTTAATAATTATCTGTATTGTGAAGAACACGGCATGAAAAAATACATGAAATTTACTATGTATGAAAAGGAAAGCAAGGACAAAAAATATCGTGATGATCCGTACAGAGCAGTAAATTTTCCGATAGATACAGATGGCGATCCAATGTGTCCTAACGGAAAAAAGTTTCATTATCTTTACAGCAGACCTGTAAGAGGAAACAAATATGGCAGAACAGAAGAATTTTATCAATGTGAAGATTGCAGTAATTGTCTGCAAAAAGAAAAATGCTGTAAGTGCAAAGGGAATCGTAAAATTCGCTTGAATGAAGAACTGACAAAGTTTCACAAGGAAGTGCTCTGCAATCTGAACAGCATTCACGGAGCACTGCTGCGTATGAACCGAAGTATCCAGTCGGAAGGTGCAAACGGCATTATCAAGTGGAACAGGTCATATACCAGAGCTCGCAGAAGAGGATCAAAAGCCTTGAATTTAGAAATTGCGATGATTTGCTGTGGTTTTAATCTTCATAAATTCCACTTGAAAAAGCCTGCAATAAAAAAAGCGGCATAAATTAAAAATATTTTCCACATTTTCAACACGGCAAAAACGCAGTTTTTTTGCCGCTGTGTTTGCTGTACCAAAAATTCAGCCAAAATAGTTATTTTTGCGATCTGGCATAAAAAAGAGTCGAGGTTTCCCAAAAGCAGGAAATCTCGACTCCTTGAGCGCTGTTTTTTTACAACGCCTTTCCATTTATAAAACCCATATACATAATATCAATTTCTGATATCCTCAAGATATTTCTGCTCATCTTCCTCAAAAATATCCTTATCCCCCAGGCCGAACACCTTCTGCACAACTTGTCGCAACGCCATTTCTGCGGTGTATATCTTGCTCTTATCCATTGTATCAAGTCCTTTCTTTTTGTGTTGCTCTTATCATACCACCCACCATGGGTAAAATTTCGGATATTAAAAAACTTCTGCTATGTCCACATTTTTGAACATTCCAGGTGCTATAATGCAGATACAGACGAAAAACAAGAATGAGAAAAGACCACGGAGGCGGACTTTTATGCGTTGTTACAGAGCAAGATGTATACTCGAAGAGTCTATTATCAGAAGAACAAGAGATAATGAAGAAGAGTACGATGCATTCTTTGATGAGAAAAACCAGCTTATAAACGAGTTCAATGAAATGGCACGCACCATGCCCAACAGAAACTGTGCCTTTATATCAAGCGCCGTAAAAGATCAGGCGACCATAGGGGTAATGATGACAGACATTGAAGCCGACGTGAAAGCCTATGTAAAGAACTTCTTTTCATTTATAAAGCTTGAGTGCGTGGATATAAGCTTCGAGGAAATAACAGTGGAAACGTTCAAAAGAATGATCCCCAACGGCTATCATGATAATTTCAAGTTCGATGAAGACCTGTTGAATGACTATGAACTGGACGACCTGTTCAGTAACTATAGAAGATCGTACATAAACGAAAATATCACAAAGTCCATTGATAAAAAAGACGCTCTCGCCGTAGCAAAAAAATATCTCTGCTCAGATACCTTTGAGCCTGAGCTTAAGAGAATATTCAGAAAGAACAGCGTCGGTGTAACAAAAGGCATACCGGTACATTATTTGGTCCAAAGCGATAATGCCCATAGGCTTGCCGATACCCTTGTAAGCTCCCTGTATTCAAATAACAGACTAGGCTGTGCAAGATATACCGTTCTCGACCTTTATAATTTATCAGCCCGAAGCTCAGATATCCGTGAACTGTTCCGTGTTTGCAGCGGCTCTACTATCATAATGAATTGTTGTGGTTTAAAGTGTACCAACAGCGATAATTGTACAGCCGATGAAACTATCCCCGATATTATATTTGACCTCATCAATGCCTACAAAAACGAGATACAGTTTATTTTTACCTTTTCAAATGACGGACCTTCTCTCCCTGACGCTGTGGAAGAAAAGCTCGGCGCTATCACATTCGTGAAGCTTGCGGACGATACTGTAGAAAACGAAGATGCACATAAATATCTCAGAAAGCTTTGCAGAGAAGAGAATACCTCCTGCGATAAAGACCTCCTTTCCCTGTGCGCAAAGGATACCCCATATAGAGCAAGCGAGCTTATGGGTATGTACGATACTTGGTATTCAAATGTCCTGAAAACAAAAATCTATCCCCAGTATTCAAACTTCAAAAAGCTCTATGACAGGGAAGAAGCCAAGGAGATAAAAGGCTCTGCCTACAGCGAGCTTCAGGAGCTTATCGGACTTGATTCCGCCAAGAGCGTTATCGAAAAGGCGATAACATATTCAAAGGCGCAGAAAATTTTTGCCGATAAGGGCATGAAAGAAAGCCGAACAGCCATGCATATGGTGTTCACAGGCAACCCCGGCACAGCAAAGACCACAGTTGCAAGGCTGTTTGCAAGAATACTCAAAGAAAATGGCGTGCTTTCTAAAGGCGACCTTATCGAGTGCGGACGTTCCGACCTTGTTGGAAAATATGTTGGCTGGACAGCCGTTCAGGTGAAGAATATGTTCAAGAAAGCTAAAGGCTCAGTGCTTTTTATCGACGAAGCCTATTCCCTTTGCGATGACCGCTCTGGCTCTTATGGCGACGAAGCCATAAACACTATCGTGCAGGAAATGGAGAACAACCGTGACGATATGGTAGTCATTTTCGCAGGCTATCCAAAGGAAATGAACGACTTCCTCGACCGCAACCCTGGCCTGAGATCAAGAATTGCGTTCCATGTCAATTTTGAGGACTATACCGCCGAGGATCTTCTTAGTATCGTCCATCTTATGGCTAAAAACAATGAACATAAGCTTGCCGACGACGTTGATGAAACGCTCCTGCCTTTTCTTGAAAGGGTCTGCAAGAAGCCGAATTTCGGCAACGGCAGATTTGCAAGAAATCTTATAGAGGGAGCACTGTTCGGTCAGGCACTCAGGCTCACAAGACAGAATTTCAGTACCATGACAATGGACGATATCGTGACCCTAAAAGCCCGTGACTTTGACCTCACCGAGGACGATACCCTCGAAGAAGAGCCAAAGCATATAGGCTTTAACAGATAAAGATATGAGTATAGACCAACAGACCGCTATATCCCTGACCTGAACACCGCCAAGTGCTTCAAACGGCATTATGATAACGAAAAGTTTCTTTCCAAAATAAGAAATAAGCTAGTCTATGAAATGTGGCTCTGCGGACATTTCCATTTAGATCGTACTGTGGGCAACGTGAGATTTCTCTATGACGATATCTATGAGATAAAATAAAGCGCAGGCACTATGGAGCATACGCTCTGTAGTGCCTGCTTCCGTCATTTTTGACCCTCACAAAATCAAGCTCATCAAGCCCGAACAGCCTTGTAAGCTCCGCCAACATCTCCTCACTGTTCAGCGCAGGATTAAGATATATCACAGCCTTGCCACCCTTTATTTCCACTCTGCCCCGAGGATAATAATTGTACTCTTTCCCATGTGTTACGTTTTTCGGCAGTCCCTCCCAAGTCAGCCTGTGATTGAAATTATCCCCCGACTTTGAGTTAAGTCCACTGCCGTCACCAATAACATTTCCCGATTTGTCGCACTCTAACTTCTTTGTATATAATTCACCCTCGATAAGCCAGAATATTCCCTTGTATATCATATTATTCACCTCAATATGATAATACTGTTTCCTATGTCCAAAATTGCACACATAGCCTGTGGTATGATTATATCAGACAAAGGAGGTGAAAGTTATGGCACAATACAATGTACAGTTTTCCATTGACGGTCGCAGAACGCAGGAAATCGTGTCAGCATACAACACCAATGATGCGAGAAAAATAAGCGAAGCACGATACATCGGCGCAAAGATCGTTATATGGGGTGTAACAAAGCTCTGATTTGTTCGGTCAATCAGGGGCAGAGTGTAAAACACTCCGCTCTTGCTTGACCGAATAACGAAAGGAAGTGTCTATGGTAACATCAAAATCAGTTGAAAAGAACAATGAAGAATGGTACAACAAAACCGTGCAGATATTTGAACGCTCGTACCGCACAGACGCAAGCTTTGTGATATCTCACATAAAGTCTGCTGATGTTTGACAAGCAAAATCCAAAAAACTGACAAGCAAAACGCAAAAAAGTGATGAAATGTTTCAACAAAACGAAACACTCATCACTTTTTTTGAATTATCGAGAATTTTTGAAACGTATTTTTTACAGCTCTAAAATGTCATTTAAATCGCATTTTAAAAATCTGCAAATCAGCTCAAGATGTGAAAATTTGAAACCGACAGCGATGTTATTGCAAAGCTGTGAGATTGTGGACGGTCTGATGCCTGTCGCCTGCGCAAGTTCAGCCTGAGTAATGCCCCTGGAATTAAGCAAAGCCCTTAATTTTACTCTCATGATTACCTCCGGTATGTTTTTTACAACATAAATAACGAAATCCGTTATTTATTCTCTAAAAAAAATACTAGAAATTTGTGATTATTACCTCTTTGAAATCACCTGATGAAAGACTGTTATTGCGGGTGACCGCCTGAATATTGTAGTCTTTATACAGGTCTCTCACATACTTGTCATCGTTGTACGACAGTACAAATCTGCCCTTGATCTGGTGAAGAACTCTGCAGAGCCGCTCATGGTCATCCTCGGTAAATTTAACAGTGTAATGTCGCTCTGTCTTGTGGTATGGAGGGTCGCAGTAGAATAAAGCTTTCTCACGGTCGTATACCTTGATAAGATCCTCAAAATCTTTGTTTTCGATCACTACTCCATCCAGTCTTGCCTCGATATCTGCGAAATTATCTGTGTTAAGCCGCTTTTTGTTGCAGCCGAACGTTCTCAGACTTGCTCCGAAGCCTGTCTTGACAAGCACATAGAACATAGCAGCCCGCTGAATGTCTGTAAATCCGGTTACAGATATGCGCTCACGGCAGTCAAGGAACATTTCCCGGCTGTTTAAATAGTATTTTATCTCCTTTTTAAGCTCATCAGAATGATATTTTAAGCATCTGAAAAAGTTGACCAAATCACTGTTGGCGTCATTATAGATCTCTAGATCAGCGTGTTTGCCTTTTGCAAAAAGTATAGACCCGCCTCCGCCGAATACATCGATAAATCTGTTGTAGCTTTCAGTAGGCGGGAAAGACTTGATGATCTTACTTTTAAGCTGGCTCTTTCCACCAATCCATGGTATTGGACTTTTCATAAATATGACCTCCTTTTAATATAGTATACAGCTCCGAGCGGATTGCCCGGAGCTGTTACTTTTAAATCTTTTTAAGCCAATCAGCAACAACATAATAATGCTTGCGACCAAGCTTGATTTTTCTCCAGTAGTGACCGTGATGAAATTCATAAAAATCATCAGCGACTTTTACCGGAGTATTATCTTCGAGAACGCCAACGATCGTTCCGGCGGTGAAGTTGCAATCGCTCCTGTAATTAAGCCTAGTGACTGTCACCATTTGGCTGTATGATGTTTCTTTTGTATCCATAAGCTACTCCTTTACTTTATCGTTGCAGACAGCTTTTTAATAAATTTAGTCCCCGCAATACCGTTCTGAGTATAGCCCCACTTTTTCAACAGAGCATTGACCGCCTTTAGGGTACCGTCTCCGAACGTGCCGTTGTTGTCAAGTTTGTACCCTGCCAGCATAAGGAGCTGTTTCAGTGCAAGAACTCCATCGGATTTATCACCTTTCTTAAAGCCCGAACTGTCAAGTACCTTAGACGTGCTTGTGTTAGTAGCCTTAAACCCGTTAAGCCCCTTAGCCTTTATCACAGATGGGTAATCCACATAGCAGTAATCCATGTCTACCGGCACGGAAACACCGCTGACCTTGCCCGTTGAACTGTACTGCCACATACCGTATGTGCCGCCGTAGTTGCACTTGCTGTTGTATTCTGCAATCCACAGTGCATAGCGTCTTGCGACATCATTTGTTATGTAAGTCTGGAGCGGACTGCGGCTGATATACAGACCTGCGAAGTAGCCTGCTTCCTCCAGCGCAGTGCAAAAAGTTTTTACCATGTCGGAGCATACCGTTTTACCGCGTGCAAAAGCTTTCTGCCACTCCAGATCAAAGTAAATTGGGTATTCAAAAGTTTTGCCCTTGATGTAATCGAGACAAAGAACTGCGTCCTGTTTCGCACCGGATACCGTTGTCTGCCATGTATAGTAATATGCACCGACGTCAAGCCCAGCTGCCTTTGCATTTTTGTAATGCGTTTCAAAAAGCGGGTCTTTTACTACACAGTTCTTCGTGTGATCCCAGTTATTGCATCTGATAATAACAAAACTGTAGCCCGCCGCTTTGACCTTTGCGAAATCTACGTTTGTCTGATACATAGAAACATCAATGCCTTTAATTGTCGCTGCCATGATAATTATCCTCCTTGTTATTTTTATAGTTTTTCTGATACTGCGTGCCGAAATAGAACGATATCACCACAGTAAACACCGTGATGAACTGCTCTGCTGAAATCGTGCGGCGCAGTGCCAGCACGCAAAACACCGCTGTCAACAATATCGTCACGATAGACTTGACGTCTATAAGCTTTGCAAATTTCTGTTTCATATCTTGCTCACTCCTTTATCTCAAAAGCAAATCTGCTTAACAGATATTTCTTGCCGTTAAGCAGCACTGTCTGCGTGGGCACTGCATAATCAGGATAGTGGTCGCTGTCATTCTGCCCCGATGTGTGTGAAAGAATGTGATAAAGGTTTGTAAAGCCTTTGTTCAAAGTCGACGATGTCACAGGTGTGAAAGAGGTCAGCCACTTGCGCCGACACACAGGTCTGACAGGCACAGACTTTATCGTCATTCCGTCAGTAAATACAGAACATAACCGTATGTTGTTGTCTGCACAGCTTGTTGCCAAGCCGTACCCCTTTTCCTGCGTTTCATAGTCTGTTACCTCGCCGATAACGATGTTAATGCCTGGGCGGTCATTCTGATTGCCGTCAATGCCTATGGCTGCCAAGCCGTCCTGTTTGTATATGACCCAACGCCTTTTTGGAGAGATGTTGCTATAAGTTCCAACACATGGACAAGTCAAATCTTCCGTTCGCAGGTCAATCCAGCCGTTTGTTCCCGTGTCGCTGAATTGACCACGCAGAAACACCTCATCAGTGACCCACAGATTGAATACAACATCATTCGTGCTGAGTGTTGCACCCTCGCCCTCATAGACTATCTTTTTAAAGTCCCACACCTCGATAAGCTTTGTTATCAGCCCTCTCAGTCCGTCTGTGCCCTCATATATTTTCATCTTCGACCGCCTCCGCTATGCCTGTTATACCTATATTTCCGTACGCTTCTCCCACTGACACTCCCACAAGGCTCTGTCCGCTCGCCATATCGGGTATAGTGTCGATAATATCCATATTGCCGTTGAAGTCCTCGATGCTGAACCTGTCCGACCTGTCGGGCTTTTTAAGTCCGAGATTTTCCGTGAAACTAGCCAACTATACTTCCCCCTTCCGCATTTTTGCCGACTATGAGATAGTATACCTTGAAAGCGTATGTGCCGCCTTGGTCTGAGGTGTGTTCAAGGTATGCCTCCCAGTCGATGTCCCTGCCGTTGCTTGCGACTTTGTATTGAAAACTCTGCGACTTGAAGTGCTTTTTGCCCCAGTCGCACACCATAAACACCGCAGGGTTAGTGACCCCCGAGGGTATCATTCCTGTGCGTGTATTGTATGACCACTGGGAACCGTTGTCAGCGTTGACCTTCATATTCACCGTGAAAGACCCCCACCGTATATACAGTGGGTAGAGCCTGTTCACAAGGCTTACTATCTGCGCCGCTGTCTTTGCACGAAACACCGCTGTACCGCCGTCTAAAAGCTCGTCCGTCTGTTCGCCCGAGTACCGCAGCTCATACTCCTCCTCGCCGACTATTTCTTCAAGTGCCGCCACTCTCGCCGTAAGCTGCTGGATAAGCTCCTCGGTGGTGGGCGTTGTCTGACCTGTGTCTGCTGTATCGGCAGTTTTCTCCGCCTGCGTATCAGCTACAGTTGTTATCTCGTTCTCGTCCATAATCTCGCCTCCTAAAGCTGTTCTTCCACAGACAGACCCACCGCAGAAATATCGGCTGAAAGTCCGCCGTCAAAATTGAATCCTATGTTAGTTATTGGTATATCGTAGCTTTCGCCGCTTTCGCTGACGTATGTTATCACGTCCCCGACGTCAAATCGTGGGTCGCCAAGGCGGTGAAAAAGCTCCGTTGTATACCACGAAAAGCCGCCTATCCTATGCCACAATGACCGCAGCAGCGACATTGTCATATATGGATTTTCAAACTCCAGCACACGCCCTGCCGAGCCTGTGGTATTGCCCAGCCGCAGAGTTTCGCTGTCGCTGACCTTACAGACAATGCCTGCCAAAACATTCGGACGTTCTCCCAGTGTTGGCAGGTCGATAGTGTTGTTGTCCAGTATCTTCACGCTCGAGCCGTACCATTTGCGGACGTATCTGCCGTATCGGTCAACAAAACCGAACTCGCCTTGTGCCGAAGCTATGTAACTGAGCATCTGCCGCATTGTGGTGTCTTTGGGTATAGAGCTTATTTTGAAGTCGAAGTTTGCAGTTTTCAGCCTTATGTGACCCTTGCCGTAAAGCCTTGCACCGCCCTTTACACGGAGCTTTGCAGGGATGGTGTAGTCGTTGCCGTTTTGCAGTCCAAGCTGCTTGCATATGTCGTCCTCGACAGCCTTTGACCACGCAGGTAGCTTGACCTTTGGCACATAGGTCTTGTCGGAGAAGTAAAGCCTATCCGCAAAAGTGACCTCAGTATTTCCGCCCGACTTTTTCGATTTCACGCAGGTGAACCGCCCCAGAGGTATTCTCTCTCCGTCAAGCACCTCTCCAAGCTTGCTTATCTGCTCCACTGTCAGCTTTGAAAGTTCTGCGTAGGTGTAGGCTTCTAGGGTGGAGTAGGTGGTCACGCCTGTGAGGTCTGCAAGGTACAGGGACAGGTCATACTCTTTGCCGAGGAAACGTGTTTCAGCATCGTTTATCTGTAATGCCCAAGACTGTGAGCACACTGCACCAAGCTCTATGTCGTCACTGAGGCTCGTTGACTGCACGTCACTGGTAGCGGACATTATGTTGTCCCCCATTATTACGCTCTCGTCGTTTTCAAGCCACATACGCCATGTGCGGCAGTAGCTTTCGATGCGTGAGGAGACGGTTGTACTTGTTGTATACATATATCCGCCTCCTACTGCATGATAAGGTCAACAGCAACGCCTTTGCAAAACTGCCGCTTTTCGTCCCAGCCGAATATTTCATAGCTTGGATCTCCTGCATAGACCCTTATTTTGATTTCATTAAAAGTCTCGTCCAAAAGTGTGGCGTTAAAAAATGGGCTATCAACATTTGAGATATACTTATTTATCTGTGCAGTCTGCTCGCCTGTGAGATGATACCATTTAATAGTGACCGTTTTCTTTATAGCCCTGATGTCTCCGACCATAAGACAATTAGCGGTGCGCCCTGCATTGCCCGACCAGATTTTATTGTTACAAAAAGTAATTTCAGCAGGAGTGGCTACCGTTTCTTCTTCAAATTTCAATCCATTTGATTTCATAGTATCCCTCCTATACTTTTATCGGCGATTTGCCGTTGCGCTTGATAAAATCATTTATATCGTCAATAACGATCTGTGACAGCACTCTGCCCTTTACTTCGATTGGTATCGTTACGCTTATTTTCTGATTGCCTACAGCTCCGCCGTAAACAGCAAGCGCCTCAAACAAAGCCTGCTTGATCGTATCCAGCGGAGCTTCGATGTTTGTGCCGCGTTTCTGGTCGCCGAGAACCGCAAGAAACTCGGAGTTCGGCGGAATTACCGCGCCGGTGGCGAGCATTGGAATCTGAGGAACTGGTATAGGGTCATAGTCCCAAAACTCATCAAATGGTGTAAAGCCTGCTATTTCAATATCACGAATATCATTAAGTATGCCATTAAGAAAATCCAGTGGAGTAGAAATAACTTTATTTATTCCGCCAATTATGCCGTTTACAACCGTTGTGAATACTCCTGTTATACCCTCTTTGATACCGTCAAAAATTTTGCCACCAGTCGAAAATACGTCCTTAACTGCTTGCCAAGCCTTTGAAAATATATCTTTAAACCAATCAGCTACCTTAATAAACGGTGATTTTATTGCAGTCCACAAATCCCTGAAAAATTGTGCTGTAGCCGAAAACGCCGATTTTATATTTGTCCACGCAGTTGTAAATATATCTCCAAACCAACTTCCTACTGCAGAAAAAATGTCTTTGATTCCTGTCCACAGATTTGAGAACCAACCTATAACGGCATTCCAGACAGACAAAATACCGTCCCAAGCTGCTTGGAAAATTCCCGTAAACCATTCTGCCACGACGGCAAATACATCTTTTATGCCTTGCCATATTCCGGCGAAAAAGTCTTTAATTGATGTCCAGACCTCTGTTACCCAGTCTACAAATTGCTGTATGGTCATTTTAAAGCTGTCCCACAAATCAATAAAAAACTGTTTTACTGTTTCCCAATTTTTGTACAGCAATACGCCGATAGCGATAAGCGCACCGATTCCTAGACATACAAGTGTGATTGGACTCGTCAAAAAATTAACTGCTACACCAAGTGCAGTAATTAACGGTGTCAATACACTTGTTCCTGCCGCCAATGCGGCAAATGCACTTACTACGCCTTGAATTATTCCGGATATTGCAAATGCCGATCCCAAAGTCCCAACTACAACAGCAAAATTTTCGACAGCAGTCTGATGATTCTTTATCCAGTCACTAACCCCATTTAAGGCTGATGTAATACCTTTCAACGCGCCTACTATAATACCTCCGGTCCATGTTGCAATAGGCTTCAAAAATTTATCCCACAGCCATTTACCCATAGGTTTTAACGCTGAAATTGCTGAATCAAGAACTTTTATAGCTGCCGCCAGCAAATTAAGAAATGTTGGTATCAAAGTACTTATAGTCCATGATGCCATAGGGAGCAAAATATTATCCCAGAACCATTCGATACCGTCAAATATGTCGGCAGTTAAAGGCTTTAATGCGGATGTTACATTTTCAAATGATGTAATGAGCGGTGAGAAGTCAATGTTCTGCGCCCATTCAACAGTGTCTGCCGTTATGTTTTCAATTGTGTCGAGTATATCATTAAAAATATCAAGAATGTCCTGAATAATTTTTGTACCACTGCTATCAGACCAAGCGGAGGAAAAATTGCGTGACACATATCCGATTGTATTATTAATGTTTGTCCATATACCGAGTAAATGTTCAGAAATTTGTTCGCCCGTTCCGTTACTCCAAACATCGGTGAATGATCCGCCTATGCTTTTGATAACACTCCATACACCCTCGAAAGCAAATCTCATACTATCTGTTACCTTGACTCCATTTTTATCCCAAGCTTGTTTAAATGGCGTAAAAATAGTATTAAAAGATGATTTTACCCAATAAAAAAAATCTTTAAGCTTTTTATCGGCATCAGATGTATCAACATCTACAGTAGTGGAGATCGTATTGCCGCTTAGAGTACCGACCACTGGCGATGCATTTGTATCAGATGAGGAACTGTTGTCCGCCAGCTTATTTATCTGATCAAAGCTTGCAAGTGCATTTTCTTGAGCCTCGACAGTAGCTTCAGCCGATGTTGCCATATCGGAATAATTTTCCGCCGCCTGCGAAGAACTTTCAGCAACTCCATCTGTTGTATTCATCAGTTTAATTCCAAACACCTCAGAAAGTGCTTTAACTGCTGAATTAGCAACAGCTGTCAAACTTTGCAATTCCGCTGTTATGTTTTTTACAACTGTTACAGCACCAGAAAGAACAGGCTGTCCTATTACAGCAAGCAACTGTTTCCAAGACTCTTTCAGATTACCGATGACATTTTCCCAGCCGTCTGCTTCTCGCGCGGCTTGTCCCTCCGCTCCAGAAAGAGCATTTGCATCCTTGACCATTTGCAATAGTGTAAGTTGCTTCTGAGCTTCGGATAATTCCATAAATGATTTTCCATAGAGTTTATTAGCCGCTGTGTTTCGCGTAGTTTCTGTACAACTCAAACCCAAAGCAGCATCGTTTTCAAAGTTGCCTTTCAAGAACGATTTTAGGCTTTCTGCAGTATCTTCAAGGCTTCGATCGTAATATGCCGCACTGTCTGCTGTTACCTGCAACGCTTCTTCCATCATTTTTAGAGCACTAACTGAATCCATACCCGTAGTTTTAGCAAAAGCATAAATAGATGTGCCTACATTTTGAAGTCTTGTCTGAAGAATGCTACTGTTATCAGCTACACTTTTCATAGCATTATCTGCAGCAGATTTTAAAGTTCCAAAAGTCTGTTGCATTTGAGAATTTGCAGCATTTATATCTGCAGCAGCTTCAAGAGCTTCTTTTCCACTGAACACAGTACCAAGTGCTGCACCCATTTTTAAAACTATATTTCGGAGATTATTAAGCTGGTTACCTAAACTGTTTATACCTTTGGAAAATCCTTTTGTATCTATTTTTGTATCGAAATTAAGTCTGCCGTCAATTGCCAATTATATCAGCCTCCTTTCTTGACAAAATCCTCCATACGCTGTATAATGAAAAAAATACATAATGGGAGGAAATGTTATGTTTTGCTTTAAATGCGGCGCAGAAATATCCGATGAATCAGATTTCTGCATGAAATGTGGAACTGAAATTCTGCATCACAATAAAACCGAAATTGAAGAAGTCAACTCGATTTCAACTATACCTATGAATGCCACAATAAAATCGGCTTTTGTGTCAACTATAATAGTTTCGGAAACGGAGATCTCATACAAAAGTGGGCTCAAAAGCGAAACTATAAAAGTATCCGACATATCAGATATTAGATATACAGCCGGAACTCCTTCCGAGAACGGTCGCTTGTTTATAACAGCAAACGGAAAATCATATAACGTAATGTTTTTCTTTAACAATAATAAAAAAATTGCTGAGTTATGTGGTTACTTCTCCGCACTTAGCAATAATACTTTTATACCGATGGAAGTAACCACATCAACTTCATCACAAACAGGCGAAACACAACATGAAGAAAAAACGTTATCAAAACGTCAGCGTATAAAGGAAAACAAGAAAAACGGTATTGCTTGCTGTCCTAAATGTGGAAGTACTTCGCTTACGGCAAACAAAAAAGGCTTTGGAGTCGGAAAAGCAGTCATAGGAACTGCTGTTGCCGGTCCAATAGGTCTTGTTTCCGGAAACAAAGGAGCAAAAAAAGTTCGTATAACTTGCCTTAACTGCGGTAATCAGTGGTGGGCGTAATAAAAAAGTCAGTCCAAACGGGCTGACTTTTTTTATAACAGATTATTTATAAAATCAAGTTCATCCTGTTCCTCTGCTGTAAGCTTCACCTTAATATCAATAAGTTCTTTGTTGTTCCGGTAAAAGTCCTGTTCTCCTTTACTAAGTTTTTTATTGTGTGCAAGCTTATAGCGTATATTTATAACATTACTGTATAAACCCTCACCAATCTCATTAAAAAGGCCTAAAACCGTCCACCAATGCATATAATCAATTTCACGAATTTCCTTTCCTGCTACCTTATTGAGAGCTGGAAAAATAATCCCTTCATCCTGATCCCAGTTTATCAACGGTTTAGGTTGACGTTTAGATTTTGGCATATCTCCGCCGTCAAGAAACCATTTGGCTTGTTCTGCCGCTTCGTAAAGATCCGAGTTAGGTATCTGATCGTGATGCTTGTACAACAGTTGTATACATCCATATGTTTTGGCTTTGTCATTAAGCGTATCGTCATTGCACATAGAAAAAATCAGCAAAGCTACGCGATAATCACTATATATTGAATATATTTTACCGTTGACTGTCAAAGCTTTAGGCAATGCACCTATCATTTTGTTTCACCAACAATGGTATTGCGCTGTGCCGCATAGGAATTAAGTTTCTCCTGTGATTTCTTTCTTTCCTCCACAGAACATTCATTTATGTACGCGAAGATGCACTGCATAAAATTCATAAATATTGGTTGACCTCCGGCAGGCGAAAGACATGAATCAGTTCCGAATACTATTAATGAAATATCATAACCAAAGATCTCATTTATAAGATCCTTCACCGCCATATCAAGTTTGTCCACACTATCAGCGGCAAGTTTCAGCTTTTCAAAGTCCGGATTATTCTCATCAAGATTCTGCAGATCATTGATAGAGTTCATATCGATATCTCCGTATCTACTGCGTATATTCTCATATTTCTCATCAAAGCCTGAAATTCGGTTAATAAACTGAGTATCTGTTGGATTAATACGGATTATTTTATCCGGATTCCCATTTAATTCGATATTTTTGTATCCGTCGTCAAAACTAAGCTTAATTGTTTCTGACATAAAAAACACTCCTTAGAAAAGAGGGGCTTAGTCGCCCCTCAAATTATCCTTCAGCCAGCGGCGTAAATGTCACCACTTTATTTGCGATTGTTACAGTACCCTTAATACGATTGCCGCAGGGTTGGATATTAAACGGTATGTTGACACCGCCCTGCGGTCCGCCATATGACTGCGGCTTAACGATGCAATCTTCCATCCATGCATCGTAAGGACCTTCGGTCTTATCGATAAGCACCTCAAGATATTTGCTCTTGCAGTCGTCGCCAACAAGACGATCCAACGCAATAGATTTGATCTTTTCGTAAATCGCATCTTCTGTATTTGCGTAGTAGGTTTCAACAGACAAACTAGGTTCGTAACCGTTGTCATTTACATCTGTTTCATCAAGGATATTCTTAACAGTCGCGGTATCCGGTCCCAAATCCATAGACATATCCTCAATGTTTTTGCCGATCAGGAACCATGACGGAGTTTCTCCGCCAAAAGTGGAATCCAACAAATGCATAAGATGACTTCTTTTAAGCTTTTTTATTCCTGTAGCTGCCATTTATATTTCCTCCTCAAATGTAAAATGTATCTGTATCTGATACAATCCTCTGTCTCCGTCCTCATCCAGAGCAAGCAGTATGCCATTATCAGCGGATATACTGATAGGTTCAAAATTTCCTGCAAGTTCTGGATAATTCCGGCTACTGTTCTGTTTTTCAATCCAGAAGATAAAATCCTCCGTAAAAGCTGATGCATTGAGCCTTGACAGATCATCGGCTGTGTACTCTCTGCTCTGGAGCAAAGCATTGTACTGCCATGTCTGATTTCCGCACACGTCCTCACTGAGTTTTACAAGACCTGATGTCTGTATACTGTAATTAACAGGTTCAGACTCAGTCTGGTCTATGTGCAGATCAATATCTCCAAGATTGGGATACTGTAACACATATTCTTTCATAGCCTCCAAAAGGCTTTTATTTTGCTCCGGCAATTCGTTTCACTCCTTTGATTATTCCGGACAGATGATCGGGTTTCATACGCTCGAACCATAGTCTGCCTCGCTTGCCCCCAAGGTTAAGCCCCTGCTTGCCCATACCTTTGTTATCGTAATAATTTTTGCGGGCGTATGGTGTGTTGTAATGCACCATGCCTGATCCAACTACCGTTGATGTAATACCGGACTGTTTAAGCTTACCGGTAAGCATTGGCACATAACTATCACAGCAACGTAATACTTCGCTGTCGATATACTTCTGTACTCGGCCGCCTTTTTGCAGACCACGCCTCGCAAACAGTTCATTTTCGGGGGCGACCGTGAGAGTTACTTTAATACTGTTATTACTCATTTAGCCGTCACCTCAGTGTGCCGCATTATGGGACTGCCGTAATCCTTGCGCTCTACAGTACTGATTTTGAGCGGGCTTACAGCCTTAAGCAACTCTGCCACAGAGGCTGTCACGTCAAAATCAATATCGCCCTTTGCAATATAGTCGGACTTATCGACTACAGCCAACAATGGCAGATGTATCAACGCCCGGTCAACATCGGTCTTGCCCGTCTTTGCAATGTTTTCGGCTTCGGTGTCCTGCCACCAGCACGGATAATGCTGTGTAATAAATGCACCGTCGGGCTGTTTGTGCCAGACGGTGCATTTTGTATTATATCTCATTTATATCCACTCCACAGACCTGAGATTAAGGTATCTGGAGGCGGTCTTGATCAGCTCATCGGCGACAGCAGTCTGAGTGGTCGAATAACTTATCGAATAATCTCCGACCTTTTCGGAGGCTATCTGTTTATCCGGCTGTGCGGAGTACATGATCTCTGCACAAGCACAGCAGGCTTTGGCAAGGCTGATCTCGTCGGTCTCGGCAAAGCTCAGACTGTCGAGATATTCCGATGCACGCTCCGCAAAATAAGGATAATCCGTTTCGGAAATCTTATTGCCATGAAAATCAGCAGTGTAAAACGTGTAATCAGCATAAGCCATAGCCTACACCTCCGTTTCGCTTGTCGTATCCTCTACCGCAACTGCATCGACGATTTCCTGAATGATTGCGTCCTTCTTGCTTGCCGACCCGAGGTCAATGCCAAGTTCGGCGGCATAAGCTTTTAGTTCAGGGACTGTCATGCTCTTATAATCAATGACATTTTCATTTTCGCGATAGTCGGCAGGCGGTTCTATTGTTATTGGCTTCTCGTTAAAAGTCAATCCTACTGTCTTTGCCATAAAGACACCTCCTATGCCTTGTGGTGCAGATAAATACCTGCCGCCTTGTTTTCGTACACATCAGCCAGACCATAAGCACGGAAGAAGAACAGCCAGCTGTCATCCGTCTGATTTTCCTCCGGCGTAACGACCTTGTTTACCGTGTGCTTAGGATACTGGATAACCGCCGACTTCTGGATTATCATAAAGTTTATATCCTTTGCGGTTGTCGCCTTAGCAAAACCGCCTGCCGTTTCATCGACGCCCTCTGATTTTGTCGTGCCGTCCTTAAGATCGATCGCAGTGTAAAATCTGCTCTGAGGCACTTTTACGATCTTAGCAAAGCCGTCAAGTACAGCCTTTGACTTTGTGGTGTCCACATTGATAGCAAGGTTATACAGAGTAGGAGTGATGTACAGAATACGGTTTTCCGGCGATACTTCGTCTTCGTCCATTTTGTTCTGTGCAGTGATCAGAGCGGTAAGGACATCATTACCCGATGAAAGTGTTGCTCCTGCAGAAACCTTAGATATGCCTGTTGTACCTGCATAGGTCGCGAACCTGAATGCGTCCTGTTCGGGAGCAACCTTGACGCGGATAAACTCTGAGGACAGTCTGCCGAAAGCAAGTCCTGCAGTCTCCTCATTGTCCATATTGTCAACGCTGAATTTACGACCTCTGTCGTAATTAAAGGTAACAGTCTCGTTTGTAAGAGTAACGTCGCCCTTTACATAGCCACTGTTTCTGGAGTAGTCCGCCAGACCGTCCATAGAGATCTTAGGGATTATGATCTCATTTGCGTTTGCGCCCGCTTTAACAAGAGTAGGATCGCTGTCGAGATCGGCGGTCAAAGATGCCTGCTTGTAAACCTCGTCAAGCAGTGCGATGTAGGTTTTAAATTTTGTAATTGCGTTTGCCATAATATTTTACCTCCGTAAAATTACTTAGTCGCAGGCAGACCCATTACGGCTCTTGCCTGTGCGTCTGATGTTGTTTCTGTTGCCGAACCGTGGTCAAGACCGGTGTCTATCCTTGCGGTAGGCTCATCACCATCCGCAAAGAGAAATGCTTTGTCGGCCTTAAGCTTGTCAAGCTGTTCGGTAAGACCTGTGATCTTGCCGTCATCGTCAAGCTTGAGGAGCGACGAGTCAAGCTGAGACTTGACAATGTCCACATCTCTTGCTTTTGCTCCGGCAAGGGACAGTTCCAGAGCCTTGTCAAGCTTAAGTGCGGCAATATCTGCATTGTACTTGCTTTCCCAGTCGGACGCCGCTTTCTTAAGTCCTTCAATGTCCTCGCCGTCAAATGCTTTGACCTTATCAGTAAGCTCTGAGATCGTGCCTTTTGCCGTTTCCAGTTCTGCGTTAAGGTCTGTGTACTTCTGCTGTTCTGCGGTCAGCTCCGCTGTGTGCTGTTCAAGCACCTTGTTTGCCTGCTCCTCGGTAATACCGAGAGCTGTTAAATCTTTCAGTTCCATAGGGATTTTTCCTCCTTAATTTTGAGTATAAAATTTATCTCCTCGCAAGCGGCTCGGATTTTTGCTCCGCAAAAACGAGGATAAATAAAACGCCCTTGAAAGAGCGTTTTACTATCGTTAAAATGCAGTTTTAATCATCTGATAAATCTACAAGGCATTTAATAACCAAACAAATACCTTTTATTATTGTGAAGACCCATGCGGCTACATAACAGCCAACGGGGATTTGCCCTGTATCGAGGGCGTAAAGCAATATAAGGGTTGAAAGCATAAATTATCAGCTCCTTTTTGCAAAATTAAAAGCCCCCAGTAGCTGGGAGCTTATTCATTATGAATTTGAAAATAAACCTTATCATAAATATCCAATGCTTTATATCCGAAATCTGTCATATTATTCTGATTTTCGTCCATGCCATAAACAACTGATATGTTGCTAATTATGCATTGAAACATAGAAACATCTTTATTATTTATTTCTATCTGACTTGTTTCGGGGAAGAGCTTGTATGGGTATTCCAAATCTTCAAAATCGCCATATTTGACAAGCATTTCATATTCATCTTTTTTGAAATTGAATATCATAATAATACACCTCACTTTGGATTACATTGAATAAGCACGCCCGTTTCAGGATTTATGGATACTGCACATTTATCTGTAACAAATAGCTGAGATATTTTAGGTTTACCATCTTCATCATATAAAATGTTACCGTTTTTATCCCTGCTAATTTTGGGTTTCATTGCTTTACCATTGGTCAAAGCATCCTGAATATCTTGAAGTTCAACGCCAAGACGTTTCTTACCCGTATCAGGATCTTTGATTACACCAATAACACGTTCAATGAAATGATCCGATTGCCCAGTTATTTCAATACCGTTAGTTGTAGTTAAACCAACAAGACTGTTGTTAATCTCATTGTGCAACTTCTTATAATGATCGTAACCTACAAGCGGAGAAATTTTTCCCTTTTTTACAGAAGTAATATATGCATTCATCAATTTGTACTCAGGAGAGTTATTATACTTCATATTTTCAAAAATGTCAAGGCTTTTCGGCGGATTTTCTATGCCGTAGCTTTTCATTTGCTTAACAAAGTAACGATTATTCCCATATACCGCTTTCTGCGAAACACTCTTGTTAAATCCAACAACCCGAACTCTGTCCTTTTCGGGATAAAGATCGTTCGTATCGCAAAACTCAGACAGCCGTTTTTCCTTAGTTTTCAGTATAGCCGAGTGGCGTTCAAACTGATTTTGCAGTCTCCGTTTAAGCACCTCGTCTTCCGTCTCAGAGATAGCACCGTCATATGCAGCTAAACGTCTTTTTGTAGCTCGTATAGACCGCTCCATAGCACGCTGTTTCTGCGATAATTCATACTGTCTGTTGTTTTCGGTCACGTCAACAGGGAGATTAGCACGTTCGGAAATTCCCTCGAAAAACGGATAAAAATCATGTCGGCAGTTCCAGCCTTTCAAGCCGTCACCCGTTCCGTAGCCTGTGGCGGTGCTGAGTTTAGGGTATTTTTTAGATTTGCCCGAAATGCTGTAAACCTTGCCTTGCCATAAAGCGTGTGAGGGACGCGCGCCCATGTGTGCGGTGACCTCAACCAGATCGCAGTCCATTTCTGCGGCAAGATCAAGCTGCATCTGACCTGCAGTCTGACTTATGCCCGTCATTACCGCACGCCGCACTGCAACGTCTGCCCAGTCGGTCTTACCCGATGGATAAGTTACAGTCGCAATACCTTGTTTAGCAAGCTCGACAACTGCGTCGTAAATAGCATCCTGATATGTAAAAGCACCGCTTTGTACCTTTAACCATGCCTTGTCCATAAGATGAGTAACAGTTGCCTGCGAGGACTCTACCATGGACTTACACAGATTTTTTGTCATACCATTTGCATTTTTAACGCCTGCCTTAAGCGTGTTGGATAATGCCACCGACCTCAGAGCGGCGGAGCAGTCCTTGCCGTAAGTTCTGTATATCTTGGCGTCGTTGTTGATTGCCTCCTTACAGGCATCGGTGTACAGCTTTGATATCTGCCGCTTTGATTTGCCTGTAAATTCTGCAAGCATAGCAGTGATCTCTTTTGTAGACATCTTCAGCTGGCTTGCTTTGTACAACTGCCATTCCGCCGAGGGAGTAAGATAGTCCGCTTTAACAAGCTTTTTGGCAATAGACTTGATTATATCAGTCTGTACCTCGCTTACAAGATCAATCAAGTCATCTGGCAGTTTTTGTAACGTCTGAGGGGTAAGCATTACTCCTCACCGTCCTCAAAGCCCATAAGCTCATCGTCGGTAGGTTCACCGTCTGCAAGACGTGCCTTTGCCTCCTCTTCCGATTCGCCGTACCATTTAACACGGTATTCCCACTTCTGCATTAAACCTGCTGTGACATCATCTTTGTCACGTTGTCGCTCGGCATTTTCGTCTACCAGTGGACTTTGGTCAAAGACTATGGATATATGTGCGTCCTCCTTGACCTGTGCGTCGATAAAGCTGTGGCCTATCCAGAGGAGCGTTTTAACAAGACCATGCAAAAAGCTCTCAACTTTTATAAAATGCTTGTGTGCGTTTTGGATCAAGTCCTGCTTGTCGCCTGTGTACTGGGTAGCAGTTACTATAGAGCCTGCATTAAACTGATAATGCTTAGTACCAAATCCCACCTTAAAGCTGAGATAATCAAGCTGTGCCTGTATACCCGCCGTATTGTCTGCAACTCTCAGATCGGGATTATGCTCCTGCACCATACTCTTACCCGTGCCATCGTCCATAGTCTCGCCGATATAATAAAACAGTTGTTGATTTACCTCATCGGGAGCAACCTTTTTATCTCCAGACATATCTTCAAGCATATTTTTGTTTAAAAACACTTTTTTCTGTCCCAACCAAAAATCAGAGTTAAGATTATTATATGCAAGATCAACTCCCTTCAAGTTGTCAATCGCTCCGGCAAAAACCGCACAGCCCATCCCATTATTGCCGTTAATGGGATTAACGATAGCAGGTTTGCATATGGTAAACCAAGGCTTGTCTGATCCTGTATGCATTATTCTTGCAACACCGTCCGGCAGAGGTTCTTCGCTCAACAGCGATTTATCTTTTATTCCAAAGATGTGATTTTCTATGACATATTCGCCTTTTTCCAGACGGTGTATCTCAAGATACAGCTTGTTGCTGCCTTTTGTACAGATATCGGAGCAAAACGCTGCTTCGGTGATAATGCCGTTGTCCGATGATAGGACTATTATCCTATCCGCCTCAAGGTAATTTAGATCTATCCATGCGTCCGGTGACGGCAGAAGTCTGCCGTCTGAGCTTACCACAGCATTTTTAAGACGTATCACAACGGCACAAGTGCCGGAATACATCATTTTTTCCATAAGGTCGTTAGCCTGATCCCAGAAGTTGTTGCTGCCGAACACTCCGCCGTTGTCGGTATCGCCAACGATGAACTTTTCCGAGTATTCATCATCTACTTTTACAAACGTTTTGTCGTTTATTAATATGCTTGCCCAGTCCTCGCACACCTTTTTGGCCATTTTCATGGTATACATATCACGACTCTTGCGTTTTTCTCCGTTTTCAAAAGTTATCCTATGAAATGGTTCATGAAAACCCTTCCACCAGTCTTTCCATACGGATATATTATTATAATAGTCGGTCGAAATGTTATAGCCGAAGTTATTATTCAGCCAGTTTATTATCTCACTGTTCAAATGTTTTCACCTCCTGCCAGCGTTAGCGGCTTGATAAATTTGCTAAAGCTGTACTCCAGAGCGTCGGCGGTATCTATATCGCAAGTACCGTCGTCAAGACGCTCATCTCTGTCCGGAATTTTAGGATCCCATATCTGCTCCGACAAGCTTCCGATAACATTTTTGCAAATGTCAAGCACCCAAAATCTGCCCTGAACCATCAAAGACGTAAGCATAGATATTCTGTCGTTTCGTGGAGCTTTGTAGCAGTCCACGATCTTGACCATCAGTCTTGCTCTGGCACAGGCTACTCTCAGACCGTTTATTACCGCTTGGTTTTCGTTGTCCGCCCATGCAAATTTAATTAAAAGCGGATTAAAACGCATATATAACGTCTTTACAAACTTTATAAAAGCAGTGTAAATAGTATCGGGACCGACCTCGCCCTTGCCGCCGTCTATTTTGTGATCTGCAATAACGACAAGCTTTTTAAAGCCCTCAATAAAAGCCGTAGCCACGAATGTGGTCTTTGACTTGTTGCCGCCGAAGTCGATACCTATCTGTATTGATGTGATCTTGCTTTTGTCAAGCTGTGATTCGGGTATTATATACTTTTCGGGGTCGTTGGCAAAGCTCTGGAAGATAAGACCCTCTGCCGCTATCCTTAACCCCAGTATATCTCGCTTGTACCAGATAGATGTCGGATCGTACTGAGATTTTACCTCAGCCTTACGCTGATCTGAGATATTTATGTTATCGTCAATAGTAAAATGTGCGTAGTTGTATCCACCGAGGAATTTGCAATCGGCGGCGTCCTGCTGGTACTTGTCAATGTACTCGGTGTATATCCAGCTTTTTGGATTGTCCGGGTTAAGATCCCACCATATCTTACGCTTATCTGCGGCGATAGATCTGTTAAAAGCCTCCTGCACAAATGATTTGTGATGCAGATTGATCTCAGTACCTATCCACATACCATAAGAGTTGCCTCGTATGGACTTATAACTGCTGGCAAGCATAGCGCCGGAAAAGATGACGATCCTTGTTTTAAATCCTGTATCCTTGCCCTTTATGATAAGAGCCTCATTGCCCTTGTACTTACCCCAGCGGCATTGACCTCGAAAGAAATGCTCAATACCAAAGCCGTTACAGTCGCCAAGAATGATTTTCGCATTGCCGAGTGTTGACGCCGATGCAAGATGTATCTTGTCTTTAGTAGTCTTAAGCTCGTGACAAAAAGCAAGAACGTTGTCCACTGTCTTTCCGGCTCTTACCGCTCCCTCGGCAACGTTTATCATGCAGTCCTGTGACTTTCGGATATATGCCTTATGCTTATCGCCAAAATTGTAGGGTATGGTCTTTTTGCGTTTCTCAGGCTTAGTTGTCCTTGCCATAGATATCCTCCTCAATTTCCGACGTGTCCTCCAGCTCAGGATCAGCCTTGGGATTCGGTGACCAGTTTTCTTTGTCTTTATTCTGCAAATAGCTCAGAGCGGCGGACGGATTGGGAGCGACTTTTTTTACCCTGCGCCTGATCGTTTTGCGCCCTCTGGCGTCAACTCTAACTTCTTCCTCTGCATATTCGCCGCCCAGAGCCGCCGCAAGCAAAGCTCTCTCCACTTCGGAGTTTACAAGTTCAGGATTGTCGTCCAAAAAATCCTGAAGTTCCTTGTGCCGCTTTTTATAATCTGTGGCAAGCTTTTTCCGTTCTGCCTTGTCGGAGGTATTAATAAAAGCCTCCGACAGCTCGCCGAGGCTTTGTATATCCGTCTGTATTTTTACATCATTAATGTTGCTTACAGCTGCCGACAGCGTGTCGATAGCCTGTTTTCTCTTTACATTCACATTAACACCTCCGTTCGCTCAAACTCAAACTACACGCCCGTTTTAAGGGCTTTCTCTTTCAAGTGTGAAATTATCCTAAGAATTATTTCAAAACGTGCTATAACGCCGTTAAACGCCGCTAAAATGAAATCAAATAGCAATGCTTCGCCATTCGGATATTTTTGTTTCAAAATTCCGTTGATGTCCGGCGCTATGTAATCTGAGCTTAAGCGCAGGGGACGAATCAACCTTACGCTTATGATCAGATCTTTTCCAGTTCTGCAGCAACGTCAAAGTAATGACGCCTGCCGTTTATCTCACAGTACAGCGTACAGCGTTTACGCCGCCTGCTGTATTTAACAATGCAGTGTTCTCTGCCTTTGAGCAGTCCCTCTGTGATAGTCACCTTTCCGCTGTTTATGTAACCACGGCTGACGGTAAGATTTTCGACATCAAGTATCCACCGAAGTCTGACTTCCTCGCTCATCGGCAGCGGAGTGGGCGGTCTGCCCAAAAATCTCAATACGCCGACAGTATTTTTCACGGTGTAGTAAAGCTCGTCTGTGATGCCTTCACTGTTAACAAAAACATATGTGGGAAATATCATCCGGCGTACCATGCGCCACACGCCGCCTTTACGTTCCAACAGGTCGTGAGCAGGCGCATAGGCGTTAATATTTTTATCTCTGAGAGTGGCAACAACGTCATGCTCTCTGCCGCTCTGAACATAAATAACGTAGATCATATATCGCTCCTTTTCTCCTCAAGGAACTTAGCCACATCCTTGTAAAGATCGGGACGTTCCCTTGCCATTGCCTCGAACACCATTGACTTGACCTGTTCAAAGCCCGCGTTAAGGATATCCTCGTTTTTCAGATCCATATTCTTTTTATACGCCGCAGCCTTTACAAGGCTGGTAGCCTGTTTGAGCAAGGCTTCCGGGTCTATGTTCTTCCATTTTTCTTCGGGAGTGTTCTGTATAGATTCCAACACGTTATGCGACAGCAGCCTGATTATTCCCTCGCTGGTATCGAGAGCCGGATACTTGTTTATCTCCTCCATTATGACCCTGAAATTCTCCTGAGCCATTCTGAGGGTCTCAACAGATTCATTCAGATTTGCGGCGTATCTGCAAACCGAGGATATTGATATGGGCTGATCGGTCTGATCCTTTATATAGTCTGCGATCTCCGCATATGTAAAATCGGCTTTCATCATATCTTCGACCGTTGCTTTAAGTTCCGGCGACAGCTTGTCTATTTTAGAGTGCTTTCTGCGCTTTCTTGCCATTATCCGCACCCCCTACAGCTTTATGCAGGGGTCGTTGATACCTCCGGCAAGCAGGCTGATCCCCTTTGCCGTAAGCTTTGCCTCGAGATCGTCAAAATCGCTGTCTGCCAGCGTAGACGGCTCTTTGGACAACACCGTCCTCAGATGTATGTATCCGGCTTCATAAAGATAGTTCACGCTGTCGGTAATTTCGCCCTTTGTTATATCGGGAAGAGCATACTCAACGCTCTTAAGCTTATGATACTGATATCTGAGCATATTTATAGTGCGCATAACAGAGCCGTTATTTTCTTTAAAATTGCCTGCTCTGATAAGCTGCATCTGCTTTTCCATATCCATGCTATTTTTCTCCCTTCATTTCCATCAAGATATCCATGATCTTGTCCAGCTTCTGTTCAGTCTTAAGCTGTTCTCTGTAAAAATCCTCTTTGGTAAGATAGTTCTGCTTGACGTCGGTAATATCGGTCTTGCACTTGTCAAACTCGTCTTTAGAGACGTAATTTTCTCTGACCTTATCCAGACCGCTTTTGCATTTATCGATGTCGTCCATAGTCCGCTTTAAAAAGTAGGTTATAATACCTATACCGCCTGTAAGAACGAGCTGAAATACTATCGTAAATATCTGCTGACTTGTCATAAAAACACCCCCAATATATTTAGTACCGTTATCCGTTATAATAACTGTACCATATATATTGGGGGTGTTACAGATGAAGCGTTTCAGCGAGTTTCTGCAATTATATTTCATCAAAGGTAATCTGACCCTCGATAGGAGCGTTTTGCTTTTCCTGCCTTATCTCAGCCGTTATGCTGCGGATCGTGCGCTCAGACAGATTATATTTATTGACAAGAAACTTGAAGTTATATCCGTTAAAATCCCTGCGTATCTTTTCGTCACGTGCCGATCGGATAACAGAATCAGCTTTTGCAATGTAAATTGACAAACCACCGTAACGCTGCACAAGCTTTTCGTATGCCTGTGAGCCGATGCAGTCGTAAATATCCCGCTGCTCTGGAGTAAGGTCTTCTTCGTATATATCAAGTTCCGGCATATTTCTCACCTTGCCTTTTCGCCCGCCGCTCTGCCGAATTAACATAACGCTTGAGCTGTTCGATAAGCTTAGAACACTGTTCCTGATCTATCCACCGAAACGGCTGCTTTTTTGATGCCGTAACGCCCAGTACTTTGCCTATCACGCCAATTAGCCTGTCTCCAACGTCAGCTGACTCTGGATTAGTGTCAAGTTCCTTGAGCCTGTAGCAGTATCTCCAGCACAGCCGCTGCTGTTCAGGCGTAGCCATACCGTTGCAGCCGATCTCTTCAGCTTCTTTCTTTTTGTTTCTAGATTTGGTATTATGCAGCAGATGATTTGGATCGGCAAGCTTCATGCGATTGATAAGTTCCGCCTGAACAGCCTTGAATTCGCTATCGTCAAGCTGTTTTACCGAATCTTTACCGGTAATGCTAAAGATCAATTCGTGCAGCATATCATCTTTATCTTTGCCGACAATACCAAGACCTGCTCCCAGACCGTAAATTCTTTTAATCTGCTCCTTTGTTGCCATATCCAAATCCTCCTGTCCTTATTTTTTAGCCGTGAATTTCGTTTTCGGCGTTCTTTCAACTACAACCGCGCTGTCAATCATATCCACAGCACGCTCCACAATCTCATCGGTAAGCTGTTCGTTATTAATCATAAGCAGACGTTTAAGATTCTGCCAAGCGACGGCTTCGGATACCAGATAAGCGTTCTCCTGCGCCGCCTTTTCATCCAGACCGCCAAGCTGCATAAGATTTTTTACGTCGGTCTCATATTTCGCACCCTTAAGCTTTTTCTCCAGAACTTTGCGGCTCTTATCGTCAAGCCCAAGCCCATCCAGTATCTTAGCAACGCTGCCGTCCTTTATGTACTCCTTGTTGTAAACGGCGGAAAGCAAGCGTTTTGCAGATTCTGACAAGGTGTAGGTTACGTCCTCTTTTACAACGTCGCCGTACGCTTTACCAAAGATCTCCTTAAGCATTGTTGGGTACACAAGCTTAACGTTGTCGGCGTTGGTGACTGTGATTGCATTGCCAGCATTGTCGCTGTAGACAGCAGATTTAAACTTTGTATCCTGCAGGTCGGCTTCCGAAGCCTTAAGGATATCAGCCTCGATGCCGTCTGCCTCTGATTTAAGCTCCGAAATTTCCGCCTTGATCTCAGCATAACGTTTTACCTTTTCAGACAGATCCATAAGCCGTCTTTACCTCCTCTATGATTTCTTCGGCGCAGTTTCTGCAGGTATCACGTCCCTTGATAGAGCGCACATTATCAACACTGCCACAATAGCAACAGGTAGGTCTGTGCTTGCGAATCATGATACCGTCCGCTGTCTTCTCGATGTCAACAGCCATGCCTCCCGCAAAGCCCGCTGCAAGTCTGATGTCCTTCGGGATCGTCAATCCAGCTTTGCTTGTAAGCTTTTTATGTTTTGTTTCCATAGCGTTTTTACCTCCTTGTTTTTCTGCACTCTGCATTTATCAGGGCTTGTGACCTGCGCCGATCGGCGGCTGCATTACAGGAGGGGCACAGCCCCTCTGATACTTATTATTTCTTGTCTACAATTGAGCATTCATTGCATTCTCCGTTACTGTTGCAAATATTATCACAATAGCCGCATTTATCGCAGTACGGACAGTCATCACAACACATTTTCATAAAAAAGGCACATTCTGCGCTGCCTTTCATAAAACATTCAAAATTATTATGCATATTTAGTCGCCTTTACTTTCCTCGGCTCCTCGATGCGTACCATGTCTATCCAGCGTATCTTATCAGTATATCTATGTACAAGGCAAAGCTGCTTGTCCGTCGCCTTCGAAACCATCCAGTCCGCAGGATCAAGCTTGTAATACGCTATTATTCGTTTCTGAGCTTTGGTGGGATTTTTTCCGTGCTTCATTCTTTTTGTCCTCCGTTTCACTTTTTATACCGCCATATCCATATATTTAGCGATTGCAGACAATCCCTTGGCGGTCACATTGCCGTTATCGAGGGCGTTGGAGTATAGATTGACCGCTCCTCTGATAGCCTGTGGACTTTGAGCGATACACAGTAAAAATTCAACAGCAGCAGTGTCCTCTCTGATATCCGGAAAGAGCATTTCGATGTCGCTCTTCTTTATCTGCTTAACGCTGTAAAACCGGGTATTCTTCGTCCTGTTGCGTATCTGTGCAAACTCCGCTTTCTGCTTTCCGCCAAGTCTGCTTACCGTGGTTTCGTTGCCGACAAAGCATATTCCAAGGGTCTGTCCCTTTTCGTCAAAGCAGTCGCAAAGGCTTCGGAGAGTATCAATGGCATTTCTGGTGAGATGCTGGGCTTCGTCCACGATTATCACCATGCCGTCCGAAAGCTTTGACGAGATTTCCAGCCAGAGTCTGCTCACAGAGCCGGAGGATACGTTCAGCTTAGAACCGATAAGCTCCAGCACGGATTTTGATGACTTGATGCACGGATTTACCGTTATGTATATACAGTTTGTGCCGTGCTCACGGTAATACTGCCTGCAAGCCTGTGTTTTGCCTATACCTGCGTCACCGCAGGCTATGGCAAGACCGCCCTGAAGCTGACAGTTGCGTATGATCTTGTACACGTTAGACGATATTGACGTTTCCTTATAGTCTGTGCCGACATAGATTTCAGCTGCAGCCTGCTTGGTTACAAAGTATTCAATTACTTTTTTCATCTGCTTATCTACATCGCCGTTGTAGGTACCTGACTTAATTGCAGAGTATGAGCTATCGGATATACCAATCTTTTTGCAGACTGCAGCCGCAGATAGATTTTCCGAGTACTGCAGCTGTTTTATCTGTTCCAATGCCCACTCCTGTTTAGCTGTTAGCTTTTTCATTTATTAATCACTCCTCCATTTATTCTTCCGCCTCTCGGCGTTTTCGTTCATTTTATCTATATTGACCACAATATCGTCTCCGGAAGCCTTTGATATACTTTCCGGTTCATTATCAGCTCTTATCATAATCACATTGGACGGCATAACGATCTTAAAGCTCTGCTTACCATGTGCTGCCTTGAGAGCGGCAGCCTCCATAAGGTCGATCTTATGCTCTGAGTTTAAGCCATCTGTGATATTCTGGGCCTCGGCTTTAATAAACCGTTGTACTCTGCGCTGTAAAGCCATTGCATCGGAAATCTCTTCCTTGCTTTCGGTGATGTAATCTATAAGCAGCTTGTCCGCACATTCCCAAGTCCAAAGGTAACGGTCCGATTTATCGTAAACCCTTACGCTTCTAAGATCGGCGGGATCGTATCTTACATAGACCTCCTCGCCCAGGTGACGGTAAGTGTTTTCATAGTCCATAAACCAGACCTTTTCGCCGGATATTTCAACAAATACGCCGTTGCGCTTGATCTTTTGTACCCTTGTTGATCTCATAAGCATAAGATTAAGTTCGGCTTCCGGAGCTTTGCGTATTCCTACAGACTTTATATCCATATTCCATACGTCGATACGACTCATTCCTTTGTACTTTGTCTCAGCTCCGCCATATTCCTGCATATTAAAATCACCGTCAATATACATATCAATATATTCTCTAATCTCAAAGTCGCAGGGAATCTTGCCTTCTTTAATTCTACGCTTAAGGCTCTCAGGTCGCTGCATAATAGTGCCGCCGCAGTAACCTTCAAACATTCTTGCAAACTGCATTGTGACCGTGCTAAATGTACGCTCAATAGGCTTTGCTTTAGCGTTACGGACGATTGCGTTATGCATCGTGATTCCAAGCCTTTGGAGTATTGTCGGTGGTTCGATCTCAGGGTTATCGGTTTTCCTGCTTCGATGACCTTTTCCGCCAACGTCATGGGTCAAAAACTCTCGACCGTTATCAAAATATACGGCTTTCGGAATGCCAAATCGCATAATTCCATGCCTTAATGCGATGATTGTTGACTGGGAGTTCGGACTGTCGCATATATTCCAGCCGACCAGCACTCCGCTTTTGGCATCCAAAAAGGCTGTAAGGTACAGCCTGTGGATCGTGCCGTTATCTTCATCGTAGGACTGTATATCGAACGTGTGGTTATCTGCGATCCAGACGTCGTTAGCGTGGAGACCGTCGTACATACGGCTGATATATGGCAGGCATTTATCTTTCATAGCCTTATCGCCGTCGCGCATATATGTAAGCACGGCTTGTGGTATTTCCGACTTTATATGCCGCCTGAAAGTATTGTCTGACGGGAAGTTTGATACCATTGACGGATACCACTCTTTTGCACATTCAAGCGTTAGGTCGTAACAACGCGAAACGGTAGGTTTGTTTTCGGAAAGATAGAAATAGCAAAACTGCTCCCACAGCTCCGGTGGGATACTGCTCTTACCCTTATTGGCTCCGCCTCGATTTTCACAAAGCCCCTGCAGATTATTATTTCTGTAGGCTGCATACTTGCGGTATAGTATATCCACCGACACTTTGATATCATTATGCTCGAGCTGACACTTGCCGACGTAAAGCTTATCCACTTCGGTTTTCTTTCCGGGGTATTGATCCCGGTAACGCTGCCAGTCTCTGAGGATATCTACCCAGAGTGCGATTTCATCACGCTCATCTTCGGAAAACTCTTCGATTGACGTTTTCACAGGCTTTGACGTTTTCACAGGCTTTTTGGGCTGTTTTAATGCATTTTTAACAGGCTGTGCAACAAGTTCTAAGCCCGCTTCCGCTCTTTTCTGAGCATAGTATTTTGCCTGCAGGCCTTCGGGGAGTGATGATATTGGGATCATATATTTAGGACGGTTCCTGTCGTTGATTTCGATATTGCATGACAATTTTCCGTCCTTGCACAGTTTCTTTATATATCGTTCACTGCAGCCTTTAAGATCAGCAGTTTTGGCAACCGTCAAATATTCCACATCATCACCTCCCGAAGTTACTTGACAAAACTAATGTTTTCTGATATACTAAGTATCAGAGCCAGAACGGTTGTTTACGAGGTCGGACAGAAAATCTTCTGTTTCGGTCAATACTGCAAGAATGGTCGCAACATTCCTGCGGAGCTGTTCAGGCTCTATTTTTATGTCCTCAAGGCAGCTTGCCTGAGCCAGAAGCCGGGCTTGTCCCACCGCATGAGACAGTACTTGTGTTTTAAATTCCTTGTATTTCATTGGTTACACTTCCTTTCTCGGTCTGCCATCATCAGTACCGGGAGACCGTCCCCGGCAGACCGAACCGCCTGTTGCGGCTCGGTTTCGGCTAGAAAAATCGGAATGTATAAGTCTACTCCTTCCGAAAGAGTACCCTGCGCACTTATACTGCGTTGCACAACCTTGTCGACTAGGTTGATTGAGTTGGCTTTCACATCAGGACTTGCACCTGATAGGCTTACGCTTGCGAACCTAGCACTATGCGTGAACATTTAGCCGCCCCGATTATTACCGAAACGGCAAGGTAGATAGGATAAAAAGTTATCCTAAGTGGGTCTGATACGCTCAGACGGGCGGTATCTTTATGTTGTCTTTAGACTGTGTTATAAAAATACAAAAGACGTTCCAGCTGGTGCAAACATTAAGCTCATGCGCTCTCAGCTTGCATTTACGAGTTCGCACCTTAAGGAAAGTCGGAACTCTTATAACAAAACCTGTACCTCGGCTAATTCAACCCGACGACACGTAGCCAGAACACGTGGTTTTTAAGTCATACGCTACCGATATTTTATGTCCTCGGTCTACAGACTGTATGACAGGCTTGGTTCAAGATCTAAGTCGTTACCTCTGAGCTTGCAAGCTGCAGGTGATTCACTATATCCCCTATGGCGGGCAAGCACGGCACCTGCATATTTTGGTCTGCCATCATCAGTACCGGGAGACCGTCCCCGGCAGACAGCCGAGTTACTGTCGGCTGTTTCGGCTGTTTCGTGATCTGCCGCACAGATCGTCAAGACTGCATCGCAGCACATTGGCTATCCTGATCGTAGTCTTAAGAGAGGGCGTCAAAACGCCCTGCTCTATCTTGCACACGGTCACATTGCTGATCCCCGCATACTTAGCAAGCTCTCTCTGATTAAGATCACGCTGCTCTCTAATCTGCTTTATGCTTTTCCCAATATCTGCGCTCATAAAGGCGTTCCCTCCTTTTAGCAAAGTATATATCTCTGATAAGAGAGATGATAAGGTGCATACAGAACAATCCGGATAGTGTAAGCAACGGTATGATCCAGAACTCGGAATGTCCGCTAAGACTTGTTATGGCACACCATAGCATGATAATGGCAAACATGGTAAGCACCTTTCCCTCGTCCGTAAGTTTTTTCATAATAAACCCTCCTTACTTATACATCATAACGGTGATAACGTCTTTAGCGGCAGCAAGCGGACTGTCTCCTGTGATGCCTATATCATACACATGACCGTTCTTCATGGTTACAAGCACCCACTCTTCTCCGTTGTCTTCGCAGTAAGTTATATCATCAACATCATCATTGGCGGCATGGAGCAGGAAATAGAGCTCTTTTTCTACGAATAAAGCTTTATTCATTATATATCCTCTTATTGGCGGAGTTTGTTCCGCCCTTGTTTGCTGCTCGCCGTATTTTTCAGCTATGCAATCAAGATCATCATCTATTGCTGCCTTAGCATCCTCGATTGTATTATAAGCCTTTGGCGAGAAAGCCCCATAAGGTGATATGCAAACATAGCCTATCCTATCGTTACCTGATATCGTATAGCCTCTGTACTCATACATATTCACATCGGTTTCCTTAATCTTATACTTATTCATTAAAATTCCTCCTTTTTCGATTGACGTTTAACGCTTTTTGTGTTAAACTTAATTTATCATGGGGTAACTATGCCCTAGAGGTTACCCTATAGTAAATTATAACTAGATTTTTTCTAATTGTCAAGTGAAATTCTAACTCGAAATTAGAAAAACGCTAATTTCGTGATAAGTAACAAAGGAGATGATTGAATTTTGGATATTTTGGATAGAATAACTATGCTTTTAGGCAATCGAGAGCAAAAAGAATTGACTAATTACCTGAAATTAAATAATGTTGCTTTTTCAGAATGGAAGTCTGGGAAAAGCAAATCATATAGAAAATATCTAATTGAAATTGCTGAATTTTTTGATGTTTCAATAGATTACCTTGTTTACGGCAAAGAAAAAAGCTCACCAGCGGAACAGTTGACCGATGATGAGCAAGAGTTACTTACATATTATAAGGAATTAGATTTAATGAAAAAGGGTCAAGTCCTCGAACGTGCCAAGGTCCTTTTTGAGCAGTCAAAAATACCATTAAAAGAGCTTGAAAACAGTGTTTTCATAGAGTACTATTCGTTGCCTGTCAGTGCCGGAACTGGCGTTGATCTGGATGGCTGCGAAAAAGGTATGTTGGAGGTTAAGAAAACGCAGCTCACTCTTGAGGCTAATTTTGCTCTAAGAGTGTCTGGCAACAGCATGGAGCCTGTATTCCACGACGGAGACGTAGTTCTGATAGCCTCGCAGCCATCTGTTGAGATCGGCGAGATAGGCATTTTTATACTTAACGGGGAAGGATTTATAAAGAAGTTCGGCGGAGATCGCTTGATTTCCCTTAACCCGGATTATGATGATATTCCGCTGCATGATTATGATAGTATCTATTGCCGGGGAAAGGTTATTGGAACTGTATGATATAAAAATATGAAACTAAGCAACTTGTGCTTGATCTTCCGACTGTAGTGATTGTTCGAGCCGCACAGTGGGACATTGATAAGTTAATGGGAACTAGTTCCCATTAATCGAATTTTTAGTTCCTATATTCCCGTATAAAATATGGAAATTTTTCAATGAGATTTTTCAATTGAACATTCAAACTATTTTATAAACGTTATAGCTTTAAAATGCGTGAATACGCTGTTTTGTGACAATTTTAAAATTTGAAAACAGTTCTAAAACGTTCTAAAAAGGTAAAATTTAAAGGTCTTAAAATGCTTTTAAAATTGCATTTTAAGACCTTATTTTTTTGACATTCAATTTTCTTATCCGCAAAGCACGTCAACTTTTTGCATATTCAAACCGCCGCATTTGCGCCACTTTCGTGGGTTTTCTATGCTAATTCCGAGTTATTCCGCATTTTTGCGTTTTTCGGATTTTGCGTGGCGAGCAACATCTGCGGATATTTCTCTGTGCCAAGATACCTGTCATTTTCGATTATTCTCTTGACCATATTCTTGTTCCAAGATGAATTTTCGCTGTATGGCACTTCCATCAAAGCCGCTATTTCTGACAAGCTTTTGCCTTTTAAATACTCATTAAATATTGTAACAACGGTATAGAGCTCGTTGGGCTCGGTTATTATCTCACCGTTTTTCATACAGTAACCGAATGGGATTATTCTGTTTTTAGGCATAAACTCACTCCTTTCAACCGACAATGATACCACAAAGCTTTGCAAAAATCCAGTATCAATACCAACATAAAATGCCCTGCAATTTGGTATACAAGACACCAAGATCATATTTCCTCCGCAAGTTCTAATCCACCGATCAAGTGAAATTCCAGCTCATTTTGATTCTTAACTACTATCTTATCGACAATACTCTCAAACGCTAATTCTTCAAATTCTACCATAAGTTTCTGCCGCTTTTCAAAATATCCTATGAGCATATCAAGCTGTTCAAGAGTCTCATCTTCTTCATCGCTGACGTTCAGTTTCTTTATTTTGGTCTGTAACTTTGCTATTTTTGAGTTAAGCTCTGTGGTTTGTTCAAGATACTTTGCCTCATCAAGAAAGCCTTTTGTTTTCAACCTTGCGAGAACGTGAGTTTGTTCTTTCAGTTTAGCGATTTCCTTGTACTTTTCAATTATAGTCGTACCGCTTTTAGTATTTTTGTATTTTAGATCCTGCAAGGCTTGCTGTAGTGGTGTAAGTACAGGCTTAAAATTATACACGAGCTTGTTGTACAGACGTATAAAAGCGGAGTGGATTTTATCTTCGGAAATTTGTTTGGTAGGGCAGTCCACCGCTGCAAGATCGTGTTTTCTGCACGACCAATAATATTTTTTTCTGCAGGATTTTCTTATAAGTATTGAGCCGCAACTTCCGCAGAAGATATGTTTGTGTAAGACTGAATTGTGTGGTGTACCTCTAGGCTGCTTTTGATTTTTCTCTGATATAAGTCTTTGTACTTTATCAAAAGTCTCCTGTTGTATTATTGCAGGATGAGTGTTACGAACGTAGTATTGATCAGCATTTCCGTTATTCTTAAAACGCCTAACGGGAAGTGTGTTTGTCGAATATGTTTTCTGAAGAAGTGTGTTTCCTGTATATTTTTCATTTGTTAGAATATATGAAACGCCTATCATATGCCACCGTTCACTATTTTTACAGCAGGGGATATTACGTTCATTAAGATTTTTCATTATTGATATCATTCCAATGCCGCTTAGATAACTATCGTATATCTCTTTCACTACTTTTGCTTGCTCGGGACAAATAACAAGTTTGCCATTTACTTTTTTGTAGCCATAAGGAGGACACGATAATTCATATGTGCCATTAGCCATTCTTTTTCTGCAAGACCACCGTAAATTCTGCGATATAGAAGTCGATTCTTCCTGAGCCAGACCGCCCATAATGGTTATCATCATTTCATCAGTCAGTTTTGCGGTATCGATGTTCTCTTTCTCAAAGAATACTGTTATTCCTAAGCTTTTCAGCTCTCTGATATTTTTCAGGCAGTCTTTGGTGTTTCGGGCAAATCGGCTGATAGACTTTGTATATATCCTGTCTATCTTGCCTTTCCGGCAGTCGCTTATCATTCGCTGAAACTCGTCACGCTTGTCCTCACGAGTACCTGTTATTCCCTCATCTATCTAAAAGCCGTCTCTGATACAATTTTATTTTTACAGAAAAACGGGTTCAAATTTCTCGGACGGGTTCAAATTTTGTAACCTTTCCGTAGATAAGGCTCGGAATTTTCAATTTTATCATATTGCTATCAGAAACTGGCGTTATAATGGCTTCTGATATTTTTTCTTTTTTATCCGACACTTTGGCGTTCTCAATTGTATTAGTAGTGAAAGGAGGGCAAGGCAAGATGTCAAAATCTTTGTTGCGTACGGACAAAGAGATTGCGGAGATCTACAAACGCCACAGTAAAACTGTTTATCGCGTCTGCTTTGCTTACATGAAAAATCCTGCTGATACCGAGGATGCAGTTCAGGATACATTCTTCCAGCTAATCAAGAGCGGTCCCGCTTTTGAAAGCGAAGAACACGAAAAGGCATGGCTTATCAGAACTGCCACGAACATTTGCAAAAATGTCCTGCGGCATTGGTGGCGCAGACACGAGAACATCGAGGATTTCTACAATCTCCCCAGCTCAGAAAATATCGAAACAGATGATATTTTCCAAGTGGTTATGGAACTCCCCGAAAAGTATAAGACCGTGGTCTATCTGTATTATTATGAAGGATATACCAGCGTGGAAATCGCAGGCATCCTGAAAAAGCCGCAATCGACAATCCGTAATTATTTGCACGAGGCTCGTGCCATCCTCAAAGAAAGGTTAGGTGATGATTTCGATGAAGAACAATAAAATCATTACTTCTTGGGACAAAATCGAACCGAGCGATTCTGCAAATGATCGTACGCTTTCTGCGATTTTAGAGAAGAACCGTTCTGTTCATGACAGAAAGGATAAGGTGAACTATATGTCACAGAGAAAGAATTTCAAAAAGTTCCTGATTCCAGTTGCCGCTTGCCTGGTAGCCATAGTCGCAGTAACAGGAATTGTTGGCAGCAATATGGGATGGTTTGGTTCTAAAGGTTATACTGTTAATCTTGCAAACGGTGACTCCATTGTCTATCACATCGGAAGTACCAACGTGGCAAGTATTCATGTCGGCTATCCCGTTTCATCGCGTAAACTGACAGATGCAGAATTGGACGCCATACTTCCTGAAACCACTGAACGAAGATCAGCCATCGGAACTTTCCGAGAGGAAAACGGGGAGCTGCTCCGAGTCGAAGGAAAACTCGGTGATGCGACAATCATATTTGCCCAGGATAATTTTCCAATAAGCGATGTGGTTCTGGAAGGAAACGAAAGCAGCTCATCGGTAAACGGAATTCCTGTCACTACGGGATACTTTGTTACCAGTCCCAACAGCAGAGGTGAGCAATCCGCAATATTCTTCGCTTCGTTCTCTATTGGAAATACGAATGTCTATGTGGAGTGTTATGGAGACAAAAGCGATGCAGATGCGGTAAGTCAAGAAACGGCAGATTTGATTTTCAGCATCATAACAAAAGGTGAGCCCGATTTTTCGGCTATTACAAAGTAAGACAGAAAAGCTCCCCACATCGGTTCAAAGTGAGCCGTTGTGGGGAGTAATCTTTATACTCGGATTTCCAATCCGTTATGGAAGGTAACCCGGATGTCATCTTTGCCGTAGACCGTGATGAAGTCGCACATTGCGTACCAGGTGCCTTCCTCAAAGTAATCGACCTGCTCCGGCAGCGACCGCAGCACCTTCATGAAGTTCTCCATCATCTGTCTCTGAGCCTGCCGCTTGGTTATCGCCGACTGCGTTTCATCCAGTTTTGCCTTTGCTGCATCGAATTTTGAAACATCATATTTATCGCTCATCCTTTCGGAGTCTTGGCGTATGGTTTCTTTGGCTGCCGAGATTTCATACCGGCCGTGTGATCAACGTACTTGCAGAGTTGATATTCTATTGTCAAGTTACTTGGAGCTTTTATTCTCCTTACACTTGTATAGGGGTAGAAGTCTGGTATTTAACAACCGTTTTTTATTGCGGTTTCAAAAGTTTGTTAAGCTTGCACAAAATCCTACGTTTCTTTTTGTTAATGTTTTGCTGAGTGGTATGTAGAAAACAAGCCACCTCGTTTTCCGTTTTATTTTCAAAATATATTGCAAAGATCAACCTTCGTTCATCCTCAGAAAGTTCATTCAGACAGCTATACAGCTTTTCGCATTTAATATTTTGTATCACTCTTCTTTCGACGTCGTCATTTTCTGTTCGGAACTCCTGAAAGTTTTCAAGTTCTCCGTTAATGTTTCCTTTCAACGCAGAGAACTGGATCTCGTGCTTATAGAACGATTTATTGTTGTCATCAATATTCCATTGGGTTCTATTGTAATATGTGCGGATCTTTTCGCTTACTTCAATTTCAACGTATCTTTTGGTTATAGTGTCATAAACACTCACTATGTTTTTGCTCATTTTTATTCCTCCGTTTTGATTTTCTTGTTCTGAATCAAAACGAAGGCTTATGGATATTTGGCTATGTATTGCTGCCAGTATTTAAAAATGGGCATAAAAAAACTCCATTTCTGCTCTTAAAGCAAAAATGGAGTTAACAAAAATAAAAAAATAGAAACCGACACTAGCTTTAAAAGCTACTTGTCAGGCTTCTACTCCGATTTTAAACAAACGTGTGATGCTTGTACTAAGTAATTAATATTATTTAATGGTTTTAACGTTATTGTTTCTCGGCATTTCCAACACTTGATCATAACTGCAAAGTTTGTACCGAAATAACTATTCTCGCCTTTTCCTGTTATTACATCAAAAAGTCTGCCACCACATATTGGGCAGCGTATATGATGTATATTATCTATTGTCAATCTATCAATCCTCCGACGTTTAGCTGGTAAGCTAAACTGATGCTAAATAAATTTGCGGCATAAACCGCAAAATTATTTGTTCATTTTTGAAGTTGGTCTATGAAATCAAGCCAATCTTTTTCTGTTGCACTATTTTCCTGTGCTTTACGAATCGCTTTTGTTACAATATTATTGCTCTTTAGATATGTAATAATGTCCGGACTAATTGTATCATTTGATGCTGCATAGAGATCATATATTTTATGTGTTTCCGCTTCGTCCAAGTGCAATTTATTAATCATTCGGTCAAGCACTTCAATAGTTGGATTGCTTCTTGCTCCGCTTTCAAGTTGACTGAGATATGCTGTAGATATCCCAATCTGTCTTGCGAGTTCTTGCTTGGTCATAGAGTGTTGTATTCGTTTCTCGGATATGAACTGACCGAATCTGAGTTTGTCAGTCATGTTTTGTGTTCTTTACTGAACTACGATTTTAAAAACAGAAACGCCTGCAAAATCGTACAATTCAGTATATTGATCAAAATTTTTTACATTTGAAGCTCTCCAAGCATTTATAGTCATAAAAATTCTCCTTATTAAATTTCATATGATGCATGAGTCTTATTTAATTATACGTTTTACATTATCGATGTCAACAAAATTGGCATAAGGTGAAGATGTTTAGCACGAAATGCAAAGATCAGAAAACTAACATAATATGCTTGACCTTGTTGTTTTATTATGGTAAAATAAAAAAGAACCCTGATACAAATTCAGAGTTCTAAATTGAATTATTTTTTTGACTTTCCTATAACCTCAATGAAATACGCTAAATGCTCACGTTCTGCGTTGTCCATCTTTGCCATTATTTCTACAGCGTCGCCTATAGTCATTTTATTTGTTAGCTTTATTGCATAAGTGTCATTAAGATTTGTCCTGCTTGCACTTTTGCCGAGAATATAATCTGTAGTAACGTTATAAAAGTCGGCAAGTCGATACACAACTTCTGTAGGTGGGACAGTTAATCCTTTTTCATAGTGAGAAATCGTGCTAGGAGAAAGATGAAGATGTTTTGCTATATCTGTTTGTGTTAGAAAGTTTAGCTCTCGCAGATTGATCAAGATTTTGGCGATAATGAGCTTTTGTTTTTCGCCAAAAACATTTGAGCTTTTAACTCGCTTTTTCATAATATACGATCCACCTACCTTTCCGATTCCAACATTTTTATTATAGTATAAATATATTTAGAAGTCACAAGTTTATATTATTTATAACAAATCGGCGAAATTTGTCGATTATTTATATTGTGAATATAATTGATGTGATTTATACTACATTATAAGGAGGAAATACATATGATCAGAGTAGCAATATGTGATGATAATAAAGTATTTGTTAATAATATGTCACAAGCTGTCAAATCCGAATTTAAAAGACAGAATAATGAAGATATTGAGTTAGAAACTTACATTTCAAGTGAATTGATGTATCAGCACCACTTAATAAAGCCATTTGATGTGATTTTTCTCGATATTGATATGCCGGAGCTCGACGGATTTCAATTAGCGGCTAAGATTTCCGGTTCAAACGACTGCTACATAATTTTTGTTACCAGTCATCCCGAGCTTGTATACGATAGTCTGTATTTCCGACCACTTAATTTTATTACCAAAAGCAATGATTCTTTTTTCACAGATAAACTGCACAGTGTTGTTAATCAGCTTTACAATGAAATGAAACAAAACACGACTATTGTTCTGGAAAATAAAGAAGTCGGAAGAATTTCACTGCAACTAAAGAATATTTATTATATTGCAAGCAGCAAGCACTACGTTATCTATCATTCTGAGCATAATGAGCCGATAAAAATTCGGGGCAATATCGGTGAACTGGAAACCTGTTATTCAAAATATGATTTTGTCCGGATACATAAAAGCTTTCTGGTTAATCTTCGTCACATTTTTAATATAGATAGAAATAAAGACGAGATAATTTTTAAGCAAGGCTTTAGATTAAATATGAGTAAAAACTACAAACAAACTGTTGATGAGAAATTAACACAGTATTTGAGGAAGACAAAATGAAGAACTTGCTATGGAAATGCTTTGAGCTTGTGATTAATTATTATCAGGGCTTTATTATGACATGGTTTGTGTATAGATTTCTAAATCCTAAATCTCTCAAACAGGCAAAAACATTTCTTTCGATTTTTAGTATCATATTTGGAACAACCATAACCCTGTTAAATCACATCACTTTATATGAGGGATTTACAAGTACTTTATATTTAGTTATATTGTTGGTATATGCCATTATTGCCTTTAACGACAGTATTATTAAAAAACTACTATCAACGATCATTCCCAATATTATTCTGCTGCTTATCACTTCTGTTGAACTTAATTTATTATCATCTCTAAATAGAATAAGCGTCAAGGACTTGATTACAAATGATAATAGCGTAAGATTCATGACTTTGATTGTAATCCAGATTTCTCTTTGGATCTCCTTGAAAATTATAATCAAGCTGTTCAAATTCTCTGACAGTTATACAATATCAGATTGGTCTCCGATTATCACAGTATTAATATCTTCCTTTATTCTAGTATCACTTCTCCATGTACTTTCACTCAATGCGGATGATACGCAAAGAATATACATCAATTTATCATACCTGGTTATCATTATACTGAATTTCCTAATGTTTTACGTTATTTATTCACTCTTCTTCAAGAATGCTCAGATAAAGAATATGAAGGTACTATCCGTAAAAGAACAGTATATGGAACAGTATGTTAATAATGCGGAGACTCAATACGAGCTGATCAGAAAAATAAGGCACGATATAAAGGATCAACTTACCACCGTTTATGAATTGCTCACAAGTGGCAAAACCGAAGATGCTTTGGAATTTATCGAACAATCCAACGGCATTGTTAAAGCTACAATGACATTTGTTCAAACCAATAATCCAGTTGCAAATGCAATAATCAACTCTAAATTGTCTACTGCATCAACTTTAGGAATAAAGGTGTCATGTATTACGGTAAATGACTTTGTAGGTATCAATGAGCTTGATCTATGTGACTTATTGAGCAATACTTTGGAAAATGCGATTACAGCCTGTGAAGCTATGCCGCCAGATTTAAACAAGTTTATCTATTTGGAAATCAGTAAAGAAAACAACATTTATACATTTATAGTGAAAAATTCTCTAGATAAGTCTGTTATTAGCGAAAATCCAAAATTAAAAACCACAAAGAAAGATATCATAAACCATGGACTTGGCACTTCTATTATTAGGGACATAGTAAATAAATACAGTGGAAGATATGATTACTATGAAATTGACAATGCTTTCTGCTGCTCTATAATCTTAGAAACTTAACTCATATGATAGCTCGGCTTATGCCGAGTTATTTTTTTGTGCCTGAAAACTGCACAATATGCCAAAACGCTTGACGAAAGATATTTTATATTGTAAAATTCAAAAAAAGCAAGGTGAAAATTATGAATTACTTGGTATCTCAGATTGTTAATTTTATTACGGAACAAGATGTAATCAGTGATGAATCAGATGTACAAGACTTTTATAGATATGGAATAGAAATAAGTATTTCATCGTTACTTAACATAGTTCTTGTTGTAATAGCAGGTATCCTTATTCATCATATAATCGAAAGTATTGTTTTTCTTTCACTATTTATACTTATCAGATCATTCACCGGAGGCTATCATGCCGACACATACTTTAGGTGCAATCTATTGATGTGTACTACATTCATATTAACCGCTTTAGCCAATAGTATATTTTCTAATAAATTCTCCCTATTGATTATTATTGTTTTAATCTGTGTTACTGAACTGATAGTTTCTATCTTGGGTCCTATAGAGAATAAGAATAAACCAATTGATGATTCGAAAAGAATAAAGCTTAAAATAATAGGGATAGTTATAACTTTAATAATTAATTGTACCGGATTGTTTCTTTCGAGAAGTTATCTAGGTACAATGATTATATTAACAACTTTTTTAATTGCCTTGCTCATGATTGCAGCAAAGATTAAAGAGAGAGGAAGTGATTAATGTGAAAAGTTTAAAAAAACTACTAGCTGAAATGATTCAGAAGATTGCAAAACATACAGCAATTTTGGCTTGTGGAGCAGCTTCGGCATACGGTGGATATCAGACTAAAGAGCCAAAGAACATCTACAAGAGATAAGCATCAAAAAACACAATTCAAAAGATTTGCATATGAGACTATTACGATCTACAGTAGTATAGTTTTGAGCTGAATTAATCATTTTGTGCAGGAAGAAGATTGATTCAAAGGTTTTCAAAGTACTGTAATACTTGTCATAGCAAGTATAGAAATTGTCTTTTACTTTGCTTAAAGATGTTTTTTTTAGAATACAGACTTTAGGTCGGGAGTATTGCGTTTTTCTTATGATGAAAGCAATAAAAAATTTCAAGGAGGTTTTCAATATGAAACTTAAGAAGAAAATTGCGGCTATGGGTGCTGCTGTTATGATAATGGCTTCTATGAGTGCTATAGGTGCTAGTGCGTATCAAGCATCATATGAGGATAGTTATCGAATTATACTTGCATATACGTCTTATACTCCAAGCGAGACAGATTCAGTGGGAACGGTAACGAATCTTTCAACTACAAAAACAAAGTACTCTGTACAGTCAACCCTTTATTACAAGACTTCTGCAGCAAAAATCGGTTCTTATACTCCTTCTGGATGGAAAAATGGTACGCTGTCCAAAGGTCAGCTTTTGAAAGCAACAACAACCCATAACCGTAATACTAGTTATAAGTATTCTGCCAGAACTCTAGTCATGAAAGATAATAGAGTTTTTAAGGATATTCAGTCTGATTACTAATATATAACCCTGAGGAGCTAAAGCTCCTGCGGCAAGCTTGCTTCGTCGCAGCCGATGAAAAGCTACGCTTACATCGGGCTTTGCTCCGAATTAAATATGCATTAAAGAAATTTTAATAAAAATCAATTGAACATTTTACAAAGGCAATGCATTATCTGAATAACATCAGATAATGCATTGCCTTAATGGGTTTGAAGGAGGAAAGAATGTACACGCTGAAAAATCTTAGAAATATGATGAAAAATCATACCGGTATGCTGGTTCTACTTGTGATTTCTATGTTTGTTTCATTCGGGGTTTTGTTTTTCGGTGTTGGATTGTACTATCAGTACAGCAAAAATATTGAGGACGGCGAAATTGACAGCTATGCTGTCGGTTTTTCCATAAATGACATTATTACAAAAAAAAATTTTTGTGAGTTTGTGAAGAATATGCCGAATAAGCTTATGGGTGATGTTTCATATATTACCTGTTTTTCGTCCACGCAGGTAAGCGGAATTGATGAGGAAATACCTGTCGCATTCTATCTTCAGTATTCTGAAGGAAAATTTGAATATTCCGATAAAGTATTTCAGCCAATGATTGATGACCTTGTAATTAAGGACGGCAGTTTTTTCACGCAGGAGCAATATTCAAACGGAGAAAAAAAGGCTGTTGTAATGGGCAGCGGAAATGTAAATCAGCCGACTTCAGCACCCGAATATACAAATTCGGTTACAGCATTCGGTCAGAGCTATGATGTTATCGGCACAATAAACCCTGCTAACAGCAGCTATTTTTTTTACAGTATCTATGTTCCGTTCAGCTCAGTCCCCGACGATACAATTATGAACGACGGGGTTTATCTTGCACTCAACAATAAAATCACTAAATCTGAATATGATGATTTTACCGCATATATCAGCGAATTTTTCAAAGATAAAATCACTCTTTATGAACCGGCATTCGACTTGGCATCAAACACTTCCTACTACATAACAGTTGTACTGATTTCGGTAATCATTGCCATTCTTTCGGCATTGAACATTTCCATTCTGTATAATTACATCATTATCAGCAGAACAAGACAACTGACCATTATGCGTATCTGCGGAGGGTTAACCTCAAATCTGAGCATATCAACCGCAAATGAGATTATTCTTATTATGCTTCCTGTAAGCATTATTTCAGCTTTGTGCTATGATAAATTTATTCTTACTGTACTTTCAGCTAAATTTCCGCTTATGAAAGCTGCATATAATCCATATGTTTACGCAGAAATAATTTTGATTTACTCTGCAATATCGTATCTTCTTAATCTGTTTTTGCTTCATCATAATCTCGGCAAAAAAATTAAGGAGGGATTGAAATGAGAATTAAGTTATACGGCAGGGTTATCGGTATCTTCCTGAAAAAGCACTCGTTTATCAATGTTTTAATAAGTCTCCAGCTGATTGCTGTTTTTGTTATCGGAATAATTATGACATCGATAATAGACGAAAAGGCTTCCTCATATGAGGCTGTCAAACCGCTGCTTAATGGAGAGGGATTGTATTGTGGTGGATATTTTTTGAAAGATAATGAAAATGGCGGACTTTTGGAAAACACAGATGAAATCAAAACTCAGCTGAAAGATGTTGATTTTATCTCGTCTGTAAACTTTGCGTCCCTGCAAACAGGCGTTGATACACAAACCAACGAGGTTAAGACCGCATATGCACTTGTATATGATGATTATTCTGCAAATCTTTTTCGCCCGACAATAGAAAAAGGTTCGTGGATAACTGATTCCAAGCAATCCGATGATATACCGCAGGCTGTAATTACCCGAAATTATCAAGGCTATAATGTTAATGATATTGCTGAATTTGAAACTGAAAATGGAACGTTGAAGGTCAGAATAATCGGTGTAATTGGTGATAATGAAAAATACCTTGGAGCAAACTCGGAATATGAATCAAATGAACCATCCTATCAGTTAATGCTTTCTACACATTTCAACTGTCTGAATGACCAGCTTAAAAACAAAGGCTTTACAAACGAGGAGATTGCTTTGAAACTCGAATCTCTTGGGTATTCAGCGGACAGCATTGTATATAATGAACCTGTATTGTTTTTTACAGATAAGGAGTGGAATAAAACCGATTTGGATTCAGTAATGTCAGACTCCCTTTTTATAAAGTACAACCGGAATATTTCCGATGATGAAAAGCTTTACAACAGAAAATATATCAACGAGAATCTTTCTGTATTATCATTTGCGATACAGTTTTCTCAGTTGAACAACAACAGTCAGACCATTGTTTATAGAGAGTTGTACACATTGATGCCAATAATGTGTGCAATATACCTGCTTGTACTGATTGCGTCAGTGAGCGTTAATGCGATTAACTGCAAAAATAATATAAGAAACGAAGCCATACTGTATTTGGGTGGTGCAAAAAGAAAACAGTTGCTTACAATCAATGTAATTTACAATGGGCTGATTTGCATTGTGTCTTTGATAATTTCAATAGCAGGATCGTTGATTTTCTACAAGGCAGGATTGTTCAGCAAAACAGTAATTACATTGGGCTGGAAACAGATCACCATTTGCCTGATTGTGTGTGCTGTATATATCTTGGTATCCTGTATCATTCCCTGCATTATCCTCACACCAAAGGCTTTGAAAAAAGCAATAATATTATCGGAGGAATAGTAATGGTAAAACTTAATAACATAGTAAAAATATATAATTCAAAGAAAGCCAACGAATTCAAGGCTCTCCACGGTGTTTCGGCAGAAATTCGGGACGGTGAGCTTATTGCGATTATCGGAAAATCGGGTGCAGGAAAATCAACGCTTCTGCATATTTTAGCCTGCATTGACAACTATCAGGAGGGCGAATACTACATTGATGATGTGCTTGTGAAAGACCTTTCCGAAAGTCAGTATGCAAAAATCAGAAACGAGAAAATCGGGATGGTTATGCAGGATTTTGCACTGGTTGAGGATTTCACGGCACTGGAAAACGTGATGATACCGCTGAATTTTTCCAAAAAGAAAGTCAGTGACAAGAAAGAAAAAGCCCTTGCGGCACTGAAATCGGTAGGCATTGAGGAGCTTGCCAAAAAGCTATGCAGCAAACTTTCGGGCGGACAGAAGCAGCGTGTGGCAATTGCCAGAGCGATAGTCAATGAACCGTCAATGATTTTGGCGGACGAACCGACGGGAGCACTGGACACAAAGACTTCCGCTGAGATTATGGAGCTTTTCAAGTCCCTGAACAAACAGGGCAGGACGGTTGTTATAGTTACCCACGACCCGAAGATTGCGGAGCAATGCGGCAGGGTTATTGAGATTAGTGACGGGAATATTGTTACAGCAAAATAAATTGTGGAGTGAAAACAATGAAAATTACCGATTATGTAGATCTGTTCTATCCGTCGGCGGAGGCTGAGGAGTATGCAAAAAAGCGGCAGAAAAAATATGAAAATTATCCGCAGGATTTTATGGTCAATCTTGAAACGGATAACATAGCAAAACTTATTGCACCTATGAATTTTGCTGTCGCAACATCTAAAATGAAAGAGTTTACAGATGACATTGAAACCCTTGATTACAGGCTGGATTGTCTTGAGGACTTTATGAATGTCCCCGAACTTAACGGCAGATTTCGACAGCTGATAAATGAACTCGCAGGAAACAGAATTGACTTTTCAGATGTTGATTGTGTCAACTCGTTTATGCAGATTAAGACCCATATGGACAGCCTTGAAGAATTTCTCGGCTGCATTGAAAACATCAACAGGTTCTTTGCAAAGTATAATCACGCAATTAAGTCGGTAGCGGTAAAAAGGCTTGCACAGTTTTTTGAAAAACTGCCAAAAAGCGAGAACATTTTCGAAATAGCATACAGCATTTCACAGCTGAAAGATACCTTTTCAAAAACCATACGGAGCGTAAAAATCGGTGTTAATTTTGATTCGGCTATGAATCCCGACAGTGCAGGACTGCTTGAAATCGGATATGACAAAATTTATCCCAAGGGAAATATTCTTGAAAAGCTTGTGTTCAAAAGTTTTGCAGGCAGAGAGCAGTTTATTGGCGAGGAGCATTTCAACTCGGCAACAAGGCACACTCCCATTGATATAGACACTGCCCTTTTCCGTGAACTGAGCAAATACACAAAGGAGTTCGCCCTGCGGATTGCCGCAGCACTTAAAAGCTATCGTTCCTCGGTTTTTTCAGACCTTTCGGAGCTGGAATCACAGCTTGACTTCTATGGCGGAGCGGCACAGTTTATATCAAGTGTTAGGGCAAGGGGAATGAAAATGTGCCGACCGAAATTTCTCCCCTCTGAGAAGCGTGTTACAAGGCTGAAAAACGTCTTTGACCTCAACTTCTACAGGCAGCTTGTTACGCAAAATCCGCAGGAAATTCTGACCGAAAAAATTGTTGCAAACGATATTGATATGTCAGATTACGCACGGTTTTATATGGTGACGGGAGCAAACAACGGCGGAAAAACCACTTTCGCAAGAGCGGTGGGAGTATGTCATTTAATGGCACAAATGGGATTGTACGTTCCTGCGGAAAGTGCAGAGATTTCCCCTGCCGATTACATATTCACCCATTTTCCAAAGGAAGAAGCTGTCGGAATAAATTCAAGCCGATTTACCACGGAAATCAAGGAGCTGAAAAAAATCTGCGAATATATGACCGACAGAAGTCTTGTTATTTTCAACGAATCCATTCAGTCAACCACGCCAGTTGAGTGCTTAAACATTGCAAAAATTCATCTTGAAATTATAGCGGCAGTGGGGGTAAGGGGATTTTATGTCACTCATCTAACAGAACTTTATAATGAAATTCAGCGGATAAACAACAAAAACTATCCCACAAAGGTGGGAAGTCTGGTATCCTGCACAGACAGTGAGGGCAAGCGTATGTACAAGATGAAAGCCGCAAAGCCGCCTATTGAAAGTCTTGCATACACGGTTTACGAAAAATTCGGAGCAAAGCTTGAAGACGTATTTGCAAAGTCGGGTGATAAGAATGGACAAGCGTGAAAACCTTTTGCAGTTTCTTGATTACGGTGGAAACGAGCTGTTTTCAAGCCTTATGGAAAGTGACAGCGACAGACCGCAGGCGTTGGACAGAATGTGCATTTTACTTCGCAAGGCTGTGATTTTCGGGAAACTGAAAGGCAGAGCTGCGGCATACCAATATATGATTTCAAAGGCAAACCAAATGGGATTTATAAAGTCAAAAAAAATATATGCCTACAGGCTGACAGCTGCCGAACGGGAGCGGATTACAGAAAAAGTCTGCAAGTCAACAGGTGCGAAATATTTTTTCAAAAAGTATGGAAAGAACGTGATAATTTATTCTGCACTGCTTGGGGCGGCTGTGATTTTGGTTGTGCTGATATATAATTATATGCACTCGGAAAAATATCTGAAAAGAATGTACCAGGCGGCTGAGGAAACTGTAATTATAGAGTCGGCATACAAAACCGATTACGGCATAAAGCTTACCATACACAACAATTCACTTGCGGACTATTACATCTGCGATTTGCCGACCTTGAAATATACTGACGAATATGATGACCGGGCAATCGGAACATATTATCATTGTAAAAATGCAAAACTTTAAGATTGTGTTATATACAAGTTTGACAAAAAATGACCTGATTCTAAATTCTGTATAGCTGCGGAATGGCATATCAAAATTAAAGAGCAAATCTATTTGATGAGATCGTCGAAACCACCGTCGGTCTTATCTGCATATTTTCATAAAAGTATTCTGTGCAAGATACAGCATTTTGAACAGTCTCTCATCGGTTGGAAATAACGACTTTGTTTTGGTGACCTTTCGCAGCTTACTGTTAATTCCCTCAATCGCATTGGTAGTGTAAGTCAGCTTTCTCAGTTCCTGCAGAAACTTGAAGTAAGTGCTTAGATTCGCCCGATTTTCATACCATGACTTTGAAATCTTTGGATACTTCTTGTCCCATATTGATGCAAATTCGTCAATGGCATCATGCGCAGAAGGCACATCAACAGCGGGATAAACACATTTTAAATCAGCCATAAGTTCTTTCTGACACGCTCAGACCTAAATATTGCGGATATGCTCTTCAATGTCAGCAGTTGACACACCTTTTGCGTAACATTGAGATGATTTTATTCTCCATGTCCGAAGAAATTTTGGGCTGATTTTTCCAAATAAGCTGCAGCTCTGGCCCTGCGAAAAAATCTCTGTAAATTCAACAACAGTGATAAAAAACGATATTGTGGAGCGGCTTGAAAAACAGCCGCTCATTTTTTTACAGTATACAATAAATACCGTAATTTGTCAAGGTTCTTCAACAGTCAGTCTGCTGGAATGGAGCGTAGCGGAATGGAAGCAGACTGACTGTGCCGGCTCAGCTTAGCCTGTCGAGATACATGATCTCCAGCTCGCCAAGAACTATGCCCCAGTTTCTCAGCGGTATAGTCCATTTTTTCGCTATTTCATGCGTTGCAAGATACAGTACCTTCAGGAGCGCCGTATCGCTCGGAAATACGCTTCTCTGCTTGTTCAGACGACGATAGCCGCTGTTAAGGCTTTCGATCGCAATGGTGGTGTAAATGACCTTTCTCACATCAGCGGAAAACTTGAAGATCGGTGAGATCACATCCCAGTTTTTGTACCAGCTCTT